TCCCTCCCACATACTCCCCTCCATTGTTACTTTCACTTCGCTTGTCATTTTAATGTTGATTGCTCGCGCTTTTATTCCTTTGATACTTTTACTCTTTTTACTAATACTTAACTTCAATTTTCTTGACTTCACGGGCTTTTCTTACATGACATCGAATTACAGTAATGTCTGGCTAATGTGGGAATACACATTACCATGCACGAGCATAAAAACTTAAGGAAAATTGAAAGTAACTTTAAAATAGATACATACACTACATAGACCTATAATTGACCATGCAAACGTTTCAAAGTATATACACTCCTCACCCCACCCGTTTAGTAAGCCCGTCCCAGATATGTCCTCAGTGCGGGAGAACGTTCAGCATCACAGGTAACCATGCTGTCTACAGAGCTTGTGACGCATATGTATGTTCTCCGATGTGCTCAGATAAAAGAGTAAAGCGCGTTGCGAGCGTAGACAGAGATTTCTCCAATCCGTCATCGTGGCAGATGAAGAGGACGAAAAGTGTGATCGACATGGGATATCGCCCGCTATCAGCTCCTACAATCATGAATACACCGGCCATTCTAGGACTGGAAGGAAGCTATGATGAAGAACCAGAATATAGCGAAGAGCATCCTATATTCCTCAAGGATGTTGACGATCATACAACGCCGACACACACCCATAAACAATCTAAACGTGGGTTTGATGATGAAAACGACGGAAGAGGCTGCCTATTTCCAGTCGGATTATTGTTGATTATGGCTGTGGCTACATTGTTCATGTTATAAGGACAAACAGTGGATACTACGCCCTAGAATAATTTTCTAGTTACGATTACTTGGTTTAATATCAAGTGGTAGTCGGGATAAGTTTCCGAATCACAAAAATATTACGATACTCTATATGGAAGTTTTTCTTGGTCTACTCCTGGTTCTTGTTATCGCAATAGTTATGGGTGGTAGTAATGTCGAAGGGTTCTCGTACTCAGATTGCAGACAAAAAGGTTTCAGTAAGGAGTTTTGTGTGACTACTCCTGTTGGTGCAGCTGGCACTGGAACCTGCTTGTGCGAAGATGGGCAGATGGGTCTCCAACTCCCGGGTTTTGGTGGAGAGTGTGTGTGCGGACCTGCTCTATACAGACCCGTATATTAATACCTACCAGAGATACTCATGGCTAAGTATCTTAGCGTTGTAATAGCCTTTCGATTTCTTTCTCTCTTTCTCGATCGCTTTAGATCGGATAGGTGTACCACTATGCCTGTTGAAATAGTTCCTCATACGCTTTCTTGTCCCATGATTCTTGGAAGTGTATATGCCTAACCCGGTCCTGTCTTTGAACTGCTGATAGTCGGACGCACCAAAATCTATGTGACGTTCGCTGCGAGTCTTCAAATCACGCACATGTGCCCGATACTTCTTACCCTTTATAGGCGATTTCTCAAATCGGATAATTCTTTCTTTCATCCGATAGCCTCCGAACATCGGATGTCCGCCCTTCAGACTAACCCTATTTCGCTTGCTATTTGACCTTGCTTTCTTTGCCAATCTCATAGTGCGACCTCTCTTGGGACATCCTTCCTGTAGTGTCTTCATATCAACCGATGCCGCAGGTCCCCCAGCCAACGCGCTGTATAGACGCGCATATCCCCAAGAGTGTGGCGTCTGATTTGGTCTTGAACCGGATGAATAATATGCACCCATACCCTTCTTGACTATCTTTCTGAGGGATTTCTTGGTGCATCCAGTGATTGATGAGAGTTGTTTGATGCTCAACTTCTTCTTGCTTTTTATTTTGTACGCATCTCTTACACGTTTCTCCCATGGTGTCTTTCTAGATTTCACACCCTTGACTTTCTTGCGAGTATGATACTTTCCTTTTCTGTACATTCTCCTCGATTTCCTTAGCTCCCTTTTTTGCTTCATTCTCTCTTTGCCTTTTAACGTAGGCGGTACGTAATGAGATGGAACAGAAGTCATTATATACTATCTTCAGATTCTTTCACAGACACGTTCCTAGTAAGAGTGAATATCCTACGGAACTTCTTCTTCTTGTCCTTATCATATCCTTCACATATACGACTTGGTGTTAACACGAAACCACACGCTTTGAGTACCTGTCTAACCAAATTAAGAAGTGGCCATTTCTGTGTGGAGGTGGCAGGTTCTTGCAATGCGGTCATTGATGATGACGAAAATATGAGTTTGAGTTGAGGCAGATGCGTTCTAGCGTTAGAGTACCTACTATCGTCTAAAAGAATGTCTCGATCAATTATCGTGTTTTCAAGAGAAGATAGTTTATCGCACGTTATGCCTACGGAGTTAATAAACTGAACTATAGTCTGTTCGCGTTCGTTAGACATATTATGAGACACTATCGATATAGCTTTAACCTTGTATCCCAGAAAATTGCATCACAAATGCCATGCACCCAGGTACCCAGATACAAAAACTAAACAAACAATCATGTCCACCATCAATCAATCGCAACTAATCACACAGCGTCTCGCTCTGGGAATGAGCATACAAACAATCGCACTGCATCATGGAGTATCCGAGACACATGTCAGAGATTCAATTGTAGATACTTGTAATACACTCGATATACCAGGGGTAACAAAAGAAGAACTGGCGAAAAGGTTCTCGCAAGATGACAATGAGCTACTCGTCCGCCTGTGTAACACGCCCATAACGAAAGACCAAGAGATAAACAATCTGAAAATAAAAATTACTTCTCTAGAGGATAGGGTTAACCTTCTAGAGAGATCAATAACACACCTTGTAAACAATCAAGCATCCTCTTTATTACCACCACCTTTGCCCAGGAACGCTTCAACCAGTTCTGACGGCGGCTACTGGCAAAATCAAGGAGAAAATATGAATAGCATGTTCCCGTCAAGGAATGTCGCATTGGGCTTATCCCAAACAGGGAATCGTCATTCGACCTACTGAATCTGTCTTCCACGAACCTATCTTACGCGGATTGGAAACATTACTAATGATGTCTTCTGGCATATAGACATTATGATCACCATCAACATAATAGTTGATGCCATTTACCTCGCTAACCCAAACCTCAACACGTTTAGGTGGTTTCGCGCCACCAGAACCTTCCGAGACAACGCCATGAGGTGTTCCCTTCTCATGTGTCCCACAAAATGAACATCCCTCTTTTTTTCTACGAGTACAACGCTCACCGCTAGCCCGGCGGGCGGTACAACGTTCAAACTCTGGAACAGTATTCTTTGTACGCTTTCGCTTTTGAAAATCTTCTTTGTCAAGCTTCAAATTAGAGAAGTCATAAACAAACCTCATGAAATCACCGGTCATGTCAGTACCATCATCACGCACGACAGTACGTCCATGTTCAGTAAACCATTCCTTGACAGAATCCTTAAAGGATTGCTGATGAACTTCTATCTTCTTATTGACTCTTCTTTCCATGCTGCCTGTTTAACTTGTTTTAAGACAATGTGTTTAGTTCAATTTTCTTATTTATCACCGATTGCACTTAAAGAACCGTCTAATCTAGTTACCTTCCGCGGTATAACCAACACACCATGTAACTGATCGCATTCAAAATATTTATGATCTCTTATCGTACCATTGTTCCTTCCAACAGCTTCGTCTAACTCGATACCACACCGCAAGCTTCTTTCGACATGGTGCTGTCCCACAAACCGTATCGTTCCAGGACAATCGTATCCTTCAACAGCGACTCTGGTCCCGATATCGCTGGTTGTAAACTCTGATATGATATCCCCTACATTGCTAGCTATTTCAGACTCTTCGGGAAGCACTGCAATTGCATCACCTTTGTACGGATAATGTGACTCTATGCCATCGCTAGTGACATTGATATGGGGGTTTATACTATAGTCTATCTCCTCAGTCTCTGATCCAAGTTCACTTCCGCTCGCGCTCGCCATACAAAGACCATCAAGAACAGTCTTCTTACTTGCAGGCATTGCATCATACCCGATAAACGATTTTATTGCACTCTCTTCCGCCGCTTTCATAGCGACAGGCGATGCACTTTTCTGTGTTCTCCCCGGGATCCTATCTATGTTAGTAATACCCGATTGGTTGAACTGTTTCAGTCTCACATCTTCCTCTACCACACCCATATGAAGCTTGGCTTTCAATAGAAGTCTAGTATAGTAGTTCGTATGGTGCTCATTAAGGGCACTAAGATATTTATAGAACATCTCGATCCTGCCTCCTAACATCATGTTCTTGAAGCCTTCCATGTAAACCAGATTATCAATATTCAGGCCCAACGCAGACTGCTGTTTATCGTTACGTAGCTCGGCCTCTCTATTAGAAAGCAACGACTCTAGTTCACTCAAACAAGAAATAATTGCCTGATGAATCTCCTTTATCGCGCGCACGTCATGTACTTTACTGTTCTCGAGGTGCTTGTATGGAGCAAACGTTTGGTTGAATGCCGCGTGACCAGTGACTCTCTGATCCTTGACATCATTTCTCGTGTAATCAATCATCATTCTGTACACTGTAAGATATTCACAGTATACACGGTTATCAATCGATCCGAATACTGACGAGAGGTGTTTGCATTCCCCCTGAATCAATTCGTTCTGAAAGAAGAAAGAATCTAGTCCAAAAACGAAGTCTTTGCTTCGATGTGTTGTAGTCAAATCCTGGTATATACCTACCAGTACATCATGTTTAGCCCGTAGTGTATCGAGGACACTAGAGATATCTCCACGTAACTCTATAAGACTCTCAAAATGCTCTTTCGCTTCCTTGTTTGATGCCATGGGTATGTAATAAAACGAGATAATTTTGATATCGCTGTTGTTATTGATTTATTTTTTTGGCCATATTAGATATACACATGTCAGACGGCATAGACATGAATGCAGATAACATCCCAGTAAGTGATATCGGATCACTTGCACCACCAGTGTCTCATGTGGACTGGACACCAGAACACGAGGCTATCCTCGTCGAGTGGGCTGACAAGGCAATGTGTTATAGATGGCTCCATTCAAAGGCTCATCAAAACTACGCCAGATCGAATATGTGGTTCACTATACCTGTTATCATTATGTCGACAACCACCGGAACTGCTAACTTCGCACAGGAGAAGCTCAACCCTGAATACAGAAGTTACGCGGCAATGGGTATCGGAGCAGTCAACATCTTCGCTGGCATTATCACAACAGTCGCGCAGTTCCTCAAGATCAGCGAACTCAATGAAGCTCACAGAGTCGCGTCGATCGCATGGGACAAGTTTTATAGGAACACCAAAGTTGAACTAGCAAAGTCGCCGGTAGAAAGAATGCCTGTACTACAGATGCTTAAACATGCAAAAGAAGAGTTCGACCGCCTCATGGAAACAAGCCCTAGTATCTCTGAGAAGATAATTAAGGACTTCAAGAACACATTCTCTGACGGCCTTTCGAATATTCAGGGGAAGTTGGTAGATTCAGAGCTCTCGGATAGACAGAAAGCTTATCTAAATCTCAGGAAACCCGAGATTTGCGACACAATTGAAACTACCGCAGCAGCTGTATATAAGCAGAAAGCAGGTGAAGCGGCCCCTAAACAAACAATGACCGCTATCGCGCTAGCGAGGAAAGCTATGGAAGTCAAGAAAAAACAGGAGAAGATTGAATCCATCATCACACAGTTCACACTTGCAAAAGGTCGGGCGCCTACAAACACCGAAATCGTAGACGAGCTGGAAGGTCAAGTCGCACTAGAGTTCGTGGAGAGATACATCGAAGAGTCACGTCCTCTCTCAGAAAACATAATTGTCGGCGACGCTAACGTCTAAATCATCATTTTGTCTTTACAACAAGACAGTATGATGTAGTTATACATATCAGTTATCATGCGACAGTGCCAGTATTTTGCGCTATCTCCGTGAAGGCAGATGTTTGATGCTGAGGTAATAATGCAGCAAAGATCATCATTGCAATAGTGAACATTAGATAGACACCATATGTTTCAAATCCGATCCCAAAGAACGCCAGTATTGCAGTGACGACATATACTGTACCTATTATGCCAACTAACGCATATAGTAACTTCTCAAGTGTGTTCATATACTATAATTGTACACATTTTTCGGACTGTGCACTCGCATAGCTTTCTAACCATATCATAGAGGATGCTATCACTTAATAACACTATCGACGCGTACACAGCTCACCGTCTCCACGAGAGAAGATCAGTCCCGCCTATAAGGACGACGGCCAACCACATTACACCCCATAACCCCGCCAGAACAATAAAGCATCCTCCTATACTTGTCTCTGTCTCTACAAGCACAGAGCAGCCACCAGAGATGGTTGATGCATCTACAGACACACATGAACTAGAAAAACTTATTCAAGAGGCACAGGCGATGAGACGGATCAAACAATTGCAAGAAGAACGGATAGCTAAAGCAGCCGAAATGGCAGCGGTGTTGGGGCCTCCACCACAATCTCAAGAACCAGAGGACGAGTGAGAATACTTACATTAATCTACCATTGTCATCGCTGTATTTGTGTTTTTCCTGATCGATCACATTGACATCGCTTGTATCAACATATGCGTAATTCACAGGCACCAACTGATCGAATCCCTTAACGACAACTTGAGGGAGCAATTCGATTTCTTCACCACCTAGTGTTACCGTTACTGTCCCATGAAAGACCGAATCATATTGTAAGCTCCATTTTGCATCTACATCCCTCATTCTCATTGTTGCTGCTATCATTTCGGATTTTTCCTTGCCTTCCTGTGAAGTCTTACTGTCGTCTTCAGGATCGGTGTCTCTATTAAAAAATACATCGGTTCTTCCCATGAACACTGCATACTTAACAATGCCGCCCTGGTTCCATATCGGTGTGTCTTCACGCGTGATAGTTACATCGTTAATGACTACAGGTTTATGGTTGCCCGAGATACAAGCGTAGCGCATAGCACGCTTGAACGTGGCAAGATAGTAATATGGCCCCATTGAGGCAAACGGAGAGGACACAAACTGTCCAAGAGATGCTGCAACCGCTATTCTGTTTTTATAGGAACCAAAGTAGAAAGGCGCAGGCGATGTATAAGGATGTCCGTTTCCATCGATTAGATATAGCAATTCTGAATAATTAATAAACGTATTCGTCACCATCTCTGCAACACTATACCCATAACTTCTCTTGGTATTCACAATCTCACTAGAAACGAGCGAGATGATCAATCCTTCGCTGAACTTCAAATACGCAGCATCCTGACTATTCTCCTTAAAAAAGAAACATGCTTTTCTGTCGCCAGATATATCGATGTGTCCTTGATATGTGAGCGTGTCCGAGTCGAAAGACTCGATTCCTGAAGCGGGTATTTGCTTCCTGGGAAACACTAATTCACCACCGCGGAACTCAAGCTCGAACGATAAAAAAGGATATCTCCCTTCCGTATTAACTGAATAATTCACATGATAATATTCGTCACCCACACTAAGGGATGTATTGTCCATCGAGAGAATGTCATCGCCTAGGTAAGACCACTCCTTGTCGGCGGTAGAATGTATACTGTTCCCGTCATACCGTTCGCCATCGTCAACTGAGATTTCGATGAAATCATCGCTATTATCATGAGAGGACGCGTTTGGCTTAGGTGTTCCGAAGTGTTCTATAATCCTAGTTCTTGTTTTGTTGCTAAGCATTGATGTATATAAAACAAGAACAATATATTTAACCGATTAACCAATCACCAACTACTTGGGAGTTTTCAAGCGAATGTTGTCCTTGGTCTTCACCGCCCGACTATCAAGTATGAACTCTGCGATCTCGCTACTTGGATCGCCTGGCTTGTCCTGGAAGTACTTATCAAGTGACTCAAGGAGATGCTTCTTGCTTATAGGTGCTTTCACCTTATTTTGACTAAAAACGATTTTGCCGTCTGTAATATCAAAACAATCTATTTCGTTTTCTTTCATCGTCTCAGCCAGATGCGCTGTTAGTAGTTTTTTCCTCTCTCTGCGTGTCTTTATCTCTTTCTGCAACTTTTTCATTTCTTTATCAAGGCTTACCCATTCGCGAATAGCCCCGACCAACTGCTCTTTTGTTTGTGCCATTTATTAACTATAGACAAAAATGGTTTAACCTATTTATCGATGATCACTTCTTTAGCTATGGTTCTTATGATCTTGTCGTCGCTACCCAGCGCATCAGATCCAGTTACATGCTTGACCATTTCACAAAACTCTTGTGTTCCGGAGTCTGAGTTTCTCCATTCGGGGTGTTCGGCCTCCCATTCTTTAATAGCGTTCACTTGTAACTTGCTGATAGCGCTGATAGCGTTTTTGATCTTTGGCTTATCGTCGCACTCCTTCCCCCATGTATCATTGTCTTTGACGTAAAGTATTTCCCTCTTAAGATCGCTGCAATGGATAGGTCGCTTATGCAAATCCAGCTGTTGCAGCCCTTTAAGAAATATGTTTGCGATACCTGCTGCGTAGCCGTTCTGTCTAGTTATATCAAGGTCGGATGTCTCCAGATGAAGGGTCTCAACGAAGTCTGTGAGATTCAATGCATCTTTACATGTCTCATTCAAGAACATGTTGATATTGAACTGTGCATTAACAGTTGTATTATTGCTTCCTACGCGAGGGATGAGGTCTTTGACAATACCACGCAACGCTTCGGTCTCTCCTAACATACTACTGTTTTGAGCTAGAAGAGCACTAATCATTGCTCGTAGTTCCTGTGTTTCGGTAGTGGTGGTAACAGTTACATGGGCTTCGTTCGCGGGAGCGGGGCTATTCACAACGATGTTTTCTGTTTTAGTACCACTACATGACCTCATATGCCGCTTCAAACTCTGGACATGTTTGTACGTTTTCCCACATGAACAGACGATCGGTCTCTCCCCAGGTGAACAAGCAAGTATATGTTTTTGTGTAGTTTCGTGTTGGGTCATCAAAAAACGTCTACTACAACCATAGTCGCAGTACTGACAATAATATTTGAACGAGTTCTTTACATTAGTTTTCGATGGCGCTGGTTTTGACATATGTATGCACTATGTAATTAGTATATTCGTGGCCTTAAGTCTGAAGAAGGGCAAAATGCTCAAATAAAATGCACTTTCTATCTACATGATTACACTTACATCGGAATATATATACCTACAACATAGGTAGCATATCTTGTCGAAGCATAGATGAGCATGTTGCCTTCATGAAATATGCACAAAATGCTCGCGAAAATATGCACTTTTTGCCTCCCACAGGTGGTGAATAGTACCTTTTTTTCAGTCCTACATAACATGCCTACATCAATTTTGAGTGTTAGACTCTGTTTTACTTACAAGCGTCATGATAAACACACTTTTTCAAACACGTTTTCATCCTTGATTTCTATGATCTTCCCTATCCAAAAATGTCCAATTTTCAAAATCCAGAATTAGAATCGAAAAAAACGAAAAAAATCCTGTTTACTTAGACACACCTACATATATGATAGTATTGATATAGGTATTGAACTTACATCAATGATGGGATATATATACGACATCATGCTGCAACAACTAGGTTGTTGTCCATGACACGCTTCGCGAGAGTAATCTTGGTACCCGAAACAGGAAGATTATTAGCGGCAAGTACCGCCTTCAGTTCGGCGTTCTTGCGTTTTAAGAGACCCGGTCGAGACGCTTCAACTAACTCCTTTGACTCTTCTAATGATGCTTTCTTTTTCTTTACGTCTAACACCTTGTTAGCCTGACGTTCTAGTCCTTTACGATGGGATGTCGCATGACTTGGGCAGAAACAACCGATATCTGTCTCGTATGCTTTCCAACTTTTGCATCTCTCCCCTTTCATCTTGCCACTCTTGTAGTTGTAGCAGCAATGTCGATGTGGCATCGCATATTTGTTTGATGTCACCCCTGTTGTATGGCTCACACCTAATCCAGGTATCCATAGAATCATACCTGTGTGTATCACCCTGCAGTAAGGACACTTTGTCGAGCCCTGGGGGAGACGTTGTTGGCATCTGAAACGTGTTGTTTTCCTTTGAGCTTCCATCTCTCTTACCAGACCAGAGTAGTTGAACTTATGACCGCAGGGAAGTATAATATGATTCCTGGTTAGGGGTGTCTTTGTTAGCATGCATAACGTTTCATCGTTCACTGTATCGGAGTTCACTTCTGCCCAAAAATCAATCTTGTCTTCAACAATATAGTTCATTGATGTGTCTGAATATCTTGGTGTTTAATCTTTAGGTATCTTAGAAATGGTAAACAAAGATTGGGGGCCAGCATGTTGGTATGTGTTTCACACTCTGGCATATAGATTGAAAGAAGAGAAACAAGATTTGGTTGGTCAATTGCTTAACCAAATCAAGAATATATGCACGAATCTACCGTGTCCAGATTGCGCTTCGCATGCTACGGACATGATGAATAATCTGAAACATAACTCAGTACGAAACAAGAAACAGCTCGTTGACATGTTGTGGCTTTTCCATAACTCAGTTAACACGAGAAACAATAAGAATACTTTCAGTAAGGAAGAGCACGACGCATTGTACTCTAGTGCGGACATTAAGAAGGTAGTCATGTATTTTCAGCAAGTCATGATTAAACAACTAGGTCAGGACAGGGCTATGGTATTGACTATGGCAAGAAGAAACGCAGTGAAGACCTTTATAGAGTTCTATAAAGATAATCATGACGCTTTTGCTTAAGCTCCCTGTAGAAGCTGACCATTCTTGTAAACCTGACATTTGAAAGTCTGTTTACTGGGCCTGTTACATACGACATTGTTACTCTCGACCTCGTCGAAATACAGAAGGTCGTTTGCTCCAATAGAATGGAATACAGCGTACCAACACGCACCAAGTATGAAGCCGGTCAGACTACCAATAACCGACCCGCCGAGAGTAGTGCAGTTATTTGATACTTTAGCGACAGAATCAAGCATAATCGTAGAGAGAAGAGTCGCTATAACGGGATAATTCATATTTCCATTGTACACCATTGGTAGGTAGAGGTATGCCAGGGTAAACGCGATAAAAAGTGCGCTCCCAGATGGTGAAGAGTAGTTCGTCATAAAAGGAATCTCAACGAGATTGCATGTCAACGCTGCATTAGGAGAGATAGGTGTCTTCATCATGTTCTGAAGAAACACGTTGAGCACAGATGCAAGTACTACGCCTGCGATATATACCAACCCTTTGAAGTTTTGATTGAAGATTGAAAGCAAGATCATGAAAGAACCCAGCATAACTGGGGCAAGTGACCCTACAAGCATAAGCATGTTCGATAATGTTAATTGAATGCCAGCCATAATATACTATATAGATACACGATATATTATTGCTTATAGAAAGCGTTGTCGAAGGCTTCTTGAATAGTCTCTACCTGGAGAAAGGTGATCCCATCAAGGATCTGATTCCCGTCATACTTCTCAAAGAAGTCGTTGAAATCCTTATCGTTCTCTTTCGGGAAAATGAATAATTTGACACCTGCTCGTATGCCGCCTAGAATCTTCAAGTCTAGTCCACCAATGGCGGTGACCTTCCCCTGAAGACACATCTCACCAGTAATTGCTACGTCGTTTCTAATCTTCTTCTTGGTGAAAAGACTGTATAGTGCGCATGTGATAGCAGTGCCTGCAGAAGGCCCATCTTTTGGGGTCGCACCTTCAGGTACGTGGATATGAATACCTTGGTTCTTGAAGAGTTCCATATCTTTGAGAGAGTTTTTCATTATTTCTGGTTCATTAGCGCAAGCTAGTCTCCATGCGAGCGTCCTGGCTACAGTCATACTCTCTTTCATGACATCTCCTTGCATACCAGTGAGCTTGAGGTCGAGCATGGTCCCACAAGGATAATACGAAACCTCTATCGGAAGCACTCCGCCTTGACCTAGCGCGTTGGCCCATAGGCCGCTTATAAGACCAACCTTTGGCTCATCATGTACTGTTTTCGGCTTGATCTGGTGTCTTTCTTTGAGATATTTTGTTTCCACTGCGTGTTCTGTAATAACAATAGGCAGAGGATAGTCAACTTCTTTTTGCAATATTGACAAGTTTATCTCTCCTATGATCTCAAATAGAATCTCTTTCAACTTACGAACACCAGGCTCACATGTGTATGTAGTTATGATGTGTTCGATTACCTCGTTACTGATTTCAATGACATCTCCTAGTCCCATTTTCTGATAGATCTCGGGGAACAGATATTTACGTGTAATGGTAAGTTTATCTTTCATGCTTAGAGGATCGAACTTGACGCGGTGAATACGATCGAGAAGAATCCTATCTATGCTGTCTACATCGTTGTACGAGAATATGAATAGCGCCTTCGATAGGTCTATGTCGATGCCGTTGAAATACTTGTCTTGAAATGTGTCATTCTGTGTAGTATCGATTAGGTGTGTCAATATGCCTATGATCTCTTTACCATGTTCGGTTCTACTGACCTTGTCGAGCTCGTCAATGAAGATGATTGGGTTCATGCATTTAGTCTCTATGAGGATGTCCACTATCCGTCCCCATGTAGATCCCACATATGTGTAGTTGTGCCCGTCTAACGTACTGCCATTCGAAGAACCACCGATAGCGATGAAAGCGAATGGTCGCGAGCTATTCTCGTTGTCCTTTAAACAGTTTGCTATACCCTTCTTCGCCAATGATGTCTTCCCCACACCAGGTGGTCCTTCAAAGCCAAAGCAGTACCCTGACTTGTCACCGTTTATCCACTGTCCAATGATTCTTTCCACTTGACGTTTGGCTTTTGAATGGCCATGAACAGCCGTATCAAGAGTCCCTCTCACGTTTTCCATATACGTAGTTATTACTTCTGAGTCGGTATCAATAGAGTCAACTGATCGAGTGATCATAGGTATGATTTCAGAGACTTGGCTGCTAACACCGCACGACGCAGCAATGCTTGCAAGAAGATCAATGTTGTTTTTGTTTTGATCTACAAAGGCGGCAACAGCTTGTCGCATATGAGATATTTTCTTCCCGGAATGTCTGATCCGTGTAGAGCCAGTAAGAGAATGACTCTTGATGAACGTGTTTATTGTGCATACATGAGAGATAAGAAGTGTTCTTTTGGCGTCTGACAGTGCGGTATAGACTTTCTTAGAGAAACAGCCTTTCAGTGCAGGAAGATACTTGTCCCTGAGCAAGTCCGAATATTTCCTCATCTCGACGCTGGAGTATGACTCCTTGACAGGGAACTCGCTTATAGGTAAATCAGATTGGGATACTTTCTGAACAAGCTCGTTGAATCGCATAGTAGCGTTGGTCATAATGTTGAGAATAGGTTCGTTCCTGTATACGCCGAATGGTATCTTCAACAATCCTTCTAAGTACTGACGAGCTTTGGAGCCAGAGTCTTCGGACTTAGCTTTCACTTCCTTCAGTTTTAGCATAGCTTTCTCTTTGACGGAATCGTCGGCTTTCATCAGACATATTTGTTGCTCTAGCGGGATCTTGGAATTATCCAAGCTAGCAAGATTGTTAGTGTAGTTAATAGTTTGTTTCATTGCCTCACGGAAGTATCGCTTGATGTTCCATGGTAAACTGTCGAAGAGGAGTGTTTGTTCATGAGTGTCAACTGACCCGTTAGAGTCATTAGTTAGCAAATCGTATAACAGATATGCCAGATACTGATATTCGTGTTCATCCGACTTGAGGAGGAGTTGGAGGAGTGTCGTTCTCTGTTGGAACAGCTCATTCCCGACAAACTCTTTTGTCACTTGCGCGATTGTTTTTTGTTTAATCAACATCACTTGGTTTTTGTAGCCAATGAATCGATTAACAAGCTCCTCTTTGCTATAGACAAGTATGTCCTTCAGAGAAAGTCCTTTGACGAACCTACCAAGCATAACCTTGTCTTCCTCGTTCTCGTCAGATACGAGTTCACTTAGGCGCGCCGTGACATAAGAAGATCCAACACACTCCAACATTACGTCATCGACTAGAGCCGATACAATGAGCGTCTTCTTTTGTTCGGGATCTCTGAATGAGATCTTAGCACCATAGACCTTCGTATGGAAGTTTTTGGAAGTACGTGCAAGATCGAAGCATTCGAGAGTAGCAGCATCTTCGACAATGACGAAGTCATCAACGATTCTATTCTTCTTGATGTAGGAGGTAGAGTCAATCGCATCTGCTTTCCACGATAGTATCCTATAGCTGATTGGGTGTGCGTGTCTAAGTAGCACGTTCAGCTTATCTTGATACTGGTCGGACGACTCTTGTTCGACTTTATCTGTATAGTCGGTTCCGAAGCAGATAGCAAGGAGATCTGCTAGCTTCTCTGTGCCGTATGAGCGGAAGAGACCAGAAACATCGGTTTGAGACTCTCTACAGTCTTCAATTAAAGCTGTAGACTGACTCTGTGATAATTCCGCTTTGGCTTCAAGATCGATGAGTTTAGAAAAGATACGTTGTGATGAATCTAAGCAAGATTTCAACTCACTCCCTCCGATGACGTCTATAGTCTTGTTGCGCTGCGCAAATACGATGGTACGTTGCACAACAGCCTTGAGAAGTTCAATCCGTTTAAGGAGGTTCGACACAAACGAAGCGTGACCTTGCTTATTGTTAGTGTTTGCCGGTCCTTTAGCCTTAAGATTCTTCCCTTTTGCCATTTATAGATATATCGATTTTATTATTCTAAATCCTGATCGCTATGATTATCTATCGAATGTTGATTGTAAGACCGCTTAAACGTTAATGTTCTCATTAAACTACCATGGGAATCCCAGCGTATCTAAGGCATGTTGTAACCAAACACCGTAGCATCCTAAAGAAACTGTGCGATGCGGATGTTAAAGTTGATAATTTGTACCTTGATAGCAATAGTGATGTATATGATGCTCTCAGGGATCTGATAAATGATGGTGTAAGCTCGAATGACAAAAACTTCGAAGCTAAACTGATAAAGGCCACTTGTAAGAGAATAGAAGGTCACATCGTAGGCATCAAGCCTAGAATATGTGCCATGGTTGCCTTCGATGGTACAGCTCCAGTTGCTAAGCTCGATCAACAGCGACAACGTAGGATAAAGACCGCGTTTGAAAAACGTCTCAAAGAAGAGATTGGAATCTCTGCTAGTGGTGCGGAATGGAGTTCAGCAGCGATAACTCCTGGAACTGCCTTCATGGAGTCACTGGCAAATGAGGCGACCAAGTACTTCAAGGCGAAGAGATTCCCGTTCGTCAAGAAGATCATCGTTTCAACTTCTAAGGAAGAAGGAGAAGGCGAGCACAAAATATTCGAGAAGATCAGGTCAGAGACGAGACACATGAATGAGACAACGGTTGTGAAGGGACTTGATGCAGATTTGATCATGCTCACGTTAAACCATTTGAGGTTTGCCAAAGAACTTTACCTCACTAGAGAGACGCCTCACTTCATCCGGTCGATCGATAAATCGTTAGAACCGAACGAGACGTATCTTCTAGACATGCCTGCTATGGGTGCAGCTCTCACTGAGGAGCTGAATGACGGTAATGACATCCACGACGAGAGTCAGAAACAGCGCATGTTTGATTACATATTGATTTGTTTCTTCTTGGGTAACGACTTTCTTCCTCACTTTCCAACGCTGAACATTAGGACAACCGGGATCGATCGCATGCTCTCAGCATACAAGGTAACACTATCCAAAAGCAAAGGGAACTTGACATCAAATGAAGGTATTGTATGGAAAAATGTTAGGACTTTCGTGTCAGTATTAGCAGAGAACGAACGAGATAACTTCATAGCAGAAGACTCTGTCCGTGCGAAGCAAAGCAAGTACGCTGGCAACCCACGAGACGGAGAGGATCCACTAGATGCGCGCTTCCAGAGCCTACCACTGATCGACATGCGACGCGAAGAAAGCATTCGTCCGTCTGAAAGAGGGTGGGAGGATAGATATTATATGCAGGCGTTCGGAGAGGTTCTAAGCGAAGAACGAAAACGTGAAGTATGTATCAACTACATAGAGGGAATAGAATGGACATTCAAGTATTATTCATCAGGCTGCCCAGACTGGAGATGGACATACAGATATGCTTATCCACCTTTGTTCAGCGATCTAGCGAAATATGTACCTTATCTAGACGTAGAGCTTATCCCACAGAAACCAGCTAACCCAGTGAGCAGTAACGTTCAGTTGGCATACGTGCTACCACCAGACCAGCTGCATTTGTTGCCTGAGCCGATCCATAAAGCACTTCTCGCAGGACATAGTGAATGGTACAAACAGCCAAGTGAGTTTCTCTGGCTATACTGCAGATACTTCTGGGAAAGCCATCCCATTATGCCTGATATCAATCTAGAGATGCTAGAGTTATGCGTAGAGAGTACATAAAGATAATACAAGGGGATACTTAGTGATGGCCTACCAAGGAAGAGAGATTGTAATCGACCTGAACAACGCAGGATTACAGGAATTGATTAGAACGAAGGTGTCGCCACCAGAGGGGGTAGAACGAAACATTGTTGTTGTTAAGTTGTCTGCTACATGGTGTGGTCCATGTAATCGGTGTAAAGACCATTGTGAGGAATGGTTCACTAAGATGCCTGAGAACGTTCTGATATATGATTTGGATGTGGACGATAATATAGAGCTATACGCGACATTGAAACAGAGACGGATGGTGAATGGTATACCGGCAATCCTTGCATGGTATCCTGATAGCGACCATGATCACGATCCGTGGTACGTACCGGACGATATTGTGAACGATAGTGCACTGCCAGGTATTTCTAGCTTCTTCCAGAGAGTCTTGGAGAGATCTCGTGAAGAGTTAAACTGAATAAACATATAAAACTCATTACAGAGTAATAGTAATAGTAATGAGTTTTACGAATCTTGATCTAGACGTTTCCAATTACAGTTTGGACGATTTACTCTCTCTCTTCCAGATTTCGAGTGATCTAACAGAAGACGACATGAAACATGCTAAGAAAATGGTTCATATGACTCACCCTGACAAATCCAGACAACCAAAAGAGCTGTTTATCTTTTTTTGTTCAGCATATCGAATGCTTCATGCAGTCTACAAGTTCCGAGGCCAAGTGAACAAAGATGGATGTGTGTCGACTCAGTATGATTCTGGTCATGGAGAGAAAGAGCAACCTTTGATAGACTTCGCAAATCACGATGAGTTTAACAAGCGGTTTAACGAGCTTTTTGAGAAGCATAAATCCGAGTATGATAGCAATGATGGCCATGGTGATTGGCTGGGTAAAGAGATAGAAGAAACAATGGCCTCAACCCGAGATGAAATGGAGGAGGCAATCGCTGAAAGAAAAAAGAATCTACGGGCGCTTGTAGTAAGAGACAAAGTAGAGTGTTTGTACGAGGGAATAGGTGCGTCGACTCTAGATGAAGAAGGAGGTTTTTATGGATCATCAGGGAATGGAGGTTTACACTATGACGACGTAAGACATGCATATACAGAGACAGTTGTACCAGTAACTGAAGAAGACCTACGTGTAGAATACAGGAGTGTGGACGAGCTACAAAGGGAGAGAAAGAGCACGCTTATTGGAGCTCTTGAGAATAGTGATCATGAAGCCTTACGACGTCAAGCAGAGAAGGAGGAAGGTGACAGCAGTATGCGCCGGGCATATAGACTAGCACGAGACGATGAGAAGATGCGAAAAGCAAACGATGAATGGCGCTCGAATCTGTTGCGGCTGACGCACAACTAAGCCAAAAAAATGTAGGAACTCTATATATATACGATGGAGTTTGGGAAATACGTCTTAACGATCGGAGCGCTCCTAGCGGTTGGGATTATGTACGAGAAGTTCAAAAAAACATATGTGGAGGACGAAGAAATCCAAAACTACGAGAAGGTAAGACAATATCTTGTTACCGACTCGTCTTTAGCAAGGAGTAGGAAACCAATCTTATGGATTCATCTCTCTTATGATACCAATGCTAGATGGTGGCAGTCATTTTACTCCCGCAACACTACAGATCTGAATCAGCCATACCTTCTACTAACAATCAAATCGATAATCGACAAGTGTGGAAGCTGTTTCAATGTCTGTATAGTCGATGATGATTCATTCTGCAACATAATTCCAGGATGGAGCTTAGATATGACCAGATGCGCGGAACCAATTAGGAGTAAAGTGCGGAAATTGGCAATGACAAGATTACTGAAGCATTACGGGGGTCTGGTTGTCCCTCCTTCATTCTTATGCATGAAGAACTTAGCCGATATGTACTACCTAGAGACAAGCAAAGGCAAGCCAGTAGTAGGAGAGTTCATTGATCACACACAGAGTTCAGTTAATCGAAGTTATATCGCATCAGACTGCCTGATCGGTGCACAAAAGGACTGTCCGTTACTTGATGACTACATCTCCTTCCTACAAAGAGAGATATCGACAGATTACACAGCAGAGAGTGTATTCACGGGTGCAAACCAGACGTGGTGGCAGTCGAAAGTAGATTGCGGCGATGCTCTGATGATTCCCGCAGAGATGCTAGGACAGGCGGATACAGATGAGAAGATGGTGTCAGTCGATAGATTGATGGGAAACACATATATCGACTTGGTGCCGACTACACTAGGAGTATATTTGCCCGCTCCAGAATTATTGAAGCGTACTGCTTATAATTGGTTCGCGCGATTGTCAGCGTGTCAGGCCCTAGAAAGCGATACTATCGCAGGGAAGCTTCTACTCACTACTAGGTGAAGAGTCTGGCGGCACAATGATATAATAGCTAATTAGATACGTCGACGAGTTATACGTAATTTTTGACGTGTGCGAGATGTTATGGAACTTGCATATCTGTCTGATAACAGTAGTAAGACGAACATAGGACTGGCGACGTGTCACGTAATGTTGTTTCGATGTATGGTAGTAGGGTACCAACTTCTCAAGGAATTGTTCAATAGATCTATTCAATACGCTGCGTTTGTACGCATCATTATTGAATACGAAGACATCGTCGCTGACGTCGCAATTCTCATTCAGGAAGTCCCTAAGAACATCCAAAGGGACATAATCACGAAATATTTGTGAAGGCATTGATATTCATAAATATTTTATTTGGGGGCAAGAAGTGAGTGAAGTGTGTTCGTGAAGAACTTCAGCTCGATGTCGTCTTCGTGGACGTTATAGAATACAGCAATGAACTTGCAGAGTATGGGAATGATGGAGTACTTCTCATCTTCTGTAAGGATATCTGTTATCTTGACGAACGCGAAGTAGCTGTCAAGTATGTCTGTAACAGAATACCCTTTTGCGATTAGGGCGTCTATGACACGGATAGCTCCACAAAGACCGTCGGGTGTCTTACATAACTGTGTGTATGTCTCGAGTTCCGAGAAGGAGATATTTGTGCATGCTATTGATGCAGTATCAAGATCGATCGGTAGACCGATAAGCTTGAACTTTTCTAGGAAGTTTACTAATATTCTCACGGATCCATTGCATACGCGTACGATGAAGTCCATGACGCCCTCGCCAAGGATAATACCTTCGCTCTCGATTACGCGCGACGCGATAGATTTGAGTTGACTTTTCCCGGGTGTTTTGAGTCTGACTATATCCATTCTGGACTGAAGACTTTCGATAACCTTTTGCGTGTTGGAACACGACGCTAAAAAGGAAACGTTATGGCTGTACTTGTCAATGCAGTTCCTGAAGACCTGCTGACTCTGCTCGTTTATCACGTCTGTATCATCGAGAAGGAGGATTTTCTTCTTTCCGGGTATGCAAGAAGCTGTCTGACAAAATATTTTGACCTCATTACGGTAATATGAGATACCTTGTTCCTGCAGACTATTGATAGACAGGATGTTATCTCCGATGTCCGCATTAGGACCATAATACTCTCTGATAATCGCTTGTAATGTAGATGTTTTTCCTGATCCAGAGTTGCCGATAAGCAAAAGGTTCAGCCGGTCCATATCCATGAGACCTTTTAGTAGAATCGTTAAGTCTTCATCATAGTGGAAATCACGAAGATTCTTTGGTTGATATTTCTTGGTGAACGGGGTCTTCATCTATTCGTAGTCAGAGTGCAAAGTTTATATACGTTTAACACAACAAGATCTATGGACAAGGATAAAGCATTCAACATACTTGGTATTCCTGTGACTTCGAGTGAGTCGGAAATAAAGAAAGCATATCGCAAGGCGTCACTAAAGACCCATCCGGATAGAGTCCCAGGTGATCCTACTGCACTTGGAAGATTCCAGGATCTGTCTACTGCATACGAGATAGCGCTGAACTCTGTACAGAACAAATCATCGAATATGTTTCCAGGTGGAAGAGAGACAGTAGATGTAGAGAACATTTTCAGAGCATTTACAACAGGAGATAATATCCACGAGATATTTGCCAAGATGTCCGGTAACCTCCACAAACCAGTGCCTATAATAAAGAATGTCTCGATCAGTCTGTCGCAGGCATATATGGGATGTATGATACCTGTATCTATAGAGAGGGTAGTTCATAATGGTGGCGTTGCCACGAAGGAGGAAGAAATGATGTATGTGGATATACCCCCGGGGACAGATGCTAGAGAGATGATTGTCTACAGAGGTAAGGGAAATATAAACCCGAATGGAGACCAAGGGGATGTCAAGATATTTGTAACAATAGAAGAGCATCCCACATTTGAGAGACGCGGATTGGATCTAATCTACCGGCATAAAATCTCTCTACGAGAGGCACTATGTGGGTTTTCATTTGATCTTGAACACTTGAATAGGAAATCGTATAAGATCAATAACGCAAGAGGGTCCGTGATAGGAGTCGGCTTCGCGAAGACGGTTTCTAATCTAGGAATGAGGAGGGAAGATCGTATAGGTTCACTAATAGTCGAGTTCGACGTTAGTATGCCTACAAAACTGTCCGAAGATCAGGTATGTTTGATCGAGAAGGCCCTGCCCGCTAATCTAGAAGCTTAAACGAAGAGATTGCCATTCCAATAAAGATAAGGACCATGCCGATCAGATCGTCGAGCGTGGTCGGTAGTTTCAACCAGAAAACGTTTGACAAAATCTGACCCAAGAAATCAAAAATGTAAGACCAAAGCGAAACTTGTGCAGCACTCATAAACTTGTTTCCAATTCTATTGGCAGGTATAATGAACAGCCATTCAAGAGTTGCAAGCATCTCAGAGACACCAAGTTTTTTAAGGAAGCTTGCATCCTTCATACCCGGTGTAGTCTGCATAAACATTGCCAGATCCATGAACACCATTATACCGATGTTGAGGAATAGCCACAATAGAACTGTTTTGAACTGAACCTTCATATTATAATGCTTATATATATTAATATGTTCCTCGATAAGCAGTCTGAACCGGTTAAGTATGCGTTCTTCCTTTTGATGTTTGTTTTCGCACAAGGAGCATCAATGTGGGGTCAATATTTCACCTTAAAGTATCCGAACATGGGCATGGTAGAGGCCTTCTTAAGGGCAATTCCGTTTGCATGGATAGATTGGGCATTTATGAGCGTTGCTGTTTATATCGGTGACAGATACAAGTTGGTCACTCCGACGCAGGACACCTTTCTACTAATTATCATCCAGTTCATCTCGATAATTGCAATTAACTATTTCTGGTTGAAACAATCATTAACCAAAAGCGACATTGCGTGTTTCTTCATCATCCTTCTAGGTTTTTACATCAGCTTCTCACGAGTGGCTAGCAAAGCCGTAGGAATAAAAGTTGAGGACAAGAAGAAGGACGATAACGAGAAGGAAGACAAGAAGAAATAAACTCATATATTCTCTCTAGTAAGTACATATATGAGTAGTGTAACCAAAGAATCTGGCTGGCTAAGACTGAAAATCTCCGGTGGCCCGGGCCCACGGGGATATACACATGGTTTCCAGCTATGCTCCCATATCGAGAAAGCGATAGTCGCTGTTTCGTTCTCGACAAAAAACTCGTTTGGGATACCTTATAAACGGATAGCTGAATTGTTTTTCGACATATATGGTGGGCGAGTAAATGACTCTTTCCCAGACCTCATGGAAGAGATGAAAGGGATTCATGATGGCATGAAAGCAAAAAACCAGAAGACACCTGTATCCTTAGAGGAGCTATTTCTATGGAATATGTGGTACACAATCGGTTATGCGATGGGTCATATGCACGAAGAGGTAACAAAGTCGCCGGAACTATCCCAAAAATACTCAGACCTTTTCCCTGGAGGTAGATCAATTGGATCTGCTGGTGAGGGGGGCGCTAGTGACAAATGCAGTGCATTTATCGCGGTAGGAGACTGGACTGAGGACGGCAAGATTGTATGTGCACATAACACCTTTGATAACTTCATAGATTCGCAATGGGCAAACCTTTTGTTGCATGTGGTGCCTAGCAAAGGTCATGAGTTTTTGATGCAAACTTGTCCAGGACAGGTTGCTAGTGGAACGGATTACTATGTTACGAGTGGCGGATTCATAGTTACAGAGACGACGATCGGCGGGTTTAATGCGTTCAAGCTAGGAGACCCTATTTTCTGCAGGATTCGTAAGGCGGTTCAGCATGCAGCGTCACTAGATGACTTTGTAGAGATCCTTTCTAAAGAGAACGGTGGAGACTACGCGAACTCGTGGCTTATTGGTGACGTCAAGAACAACGAGATCATGAGAATTGAATTAGGCCTTGACTACGTGAATGTAGAAAGAAAGAAGAATGGATACTTCATTGGATTTAACGCACCATATGATGATCGTATTAGAAATCTGGAATGTCAGAATACAGGCTTTTACGATGTAAGAAGACACCAAGGCGCAAGGCGCGTGAGGCTGGAACAACTCATGAAAGAGCACAAAGGTAAAATAACTATCAAAATAGGACAGGAGATTCTAGCTGATCACTATGATGTGTACCTGAACAAGATCAACATGTGTTCGCGTACTTGTTGCAGTCATTACGATCTAGATCAGAGACAGTTTATGTCACAAGCAGACCGACCACTGCCTTATCAACCTAGAGGCGCGATAGACGGGATTGTCACGGATAGTACCCTTGCATCAAAGCTTGGATTCACCGCAAGATGGGGTTCTTCCTGTGGGACGCCTTTCTTCGCGAAAGAGTTTTGCGAGCGGAATATTCAATGGGCCGACCAACTTCCGTATCTTATTGACAGACCAGAAGAGCCTTGGCTTACCGCTACTGGCAAGAAACGCGGCCGGACAACACGCAAACATAGGCGGAACAAGAACGCTAGAAAGACTAAGAGAAATGAGCGTTTTGCTTTTTCAAAACAGGTTAAAGCATAAATCTGATATTTACTAGTACCTATAACAATGAGCACGATAAGACGAATAACAAGCGAAATAAAAGACATGCAACGATCGCCACCGACATACTGTTCTGCGGGTCCTGAAGACGAAGACATTCATACATGGTTAGCAACTATAACCGGTCCCAGCGATAGTCCATATGAGGGCGGCCTATTTAAACTCCGAATCGTTTTGCCGCAGGACTATCCATTTAATCCACCCCAAGTGACATTCATGACGAGAATATACCATTGTAATATCAACAGCAGTGGGGGTATTTGTTTAGACATTCTCAAGTCTGCCTGGAGCCCTGCACTTACAATAAGTAAGGTACTTCTTTCGATCGCCTCATTAATGTGTGACCCAAATCCAGACGACCCTCTCGTTCCTGAGATTGCTGAATTATACAAGACAGACAGGCAGCAACATGATAACGAAGCACGACAAATCACAGCGATGTATGCTTAATCATAATAGTGAACTACAGATCGATATTATGAAATGGATGTAGAATCATCTCTCTATCTATTAGAATGGAGTGCGTAGAAAGATCAGCTACAGCGAAATACCAGGTAGGTACATCGGGCTTCATGGTGACTCCGAAACAATGGAGTAAGATGAGTTGTCTCAATTGTATTGAGGTAAACAGCTCTTTCTATCGTATACCTACCGACAATACGATAAAGTCATTACAGGATCTGCCACCACACATAAACGTTGTGATGAAAGCTTCCAAGTACATCACTCATGTGAAGCGATTGAAAGATGTAGGGGAGGCGTGGTCAAAGTTGTGGGCCCAGATCTCGAAATTAAAGGAGAGGTTATCAGGTGTGCTAGTTCAGCTCCCACCCTCGTTCGCCAGGAATGCGGTTAATGAACAACGGCTACGTGACTTTAAGAAGATTATACCAGACGGCTTGAACATTGCGGTAGAGTTCCGCAACAGATCCTGGCTTCAAGAGGAGGTATACGCTTTGATGAGGCAGCTTGGATGGTGCGTAGTGGGAACATACATTGTCAAGAGAGACACAACGAACTGGGTTGGTGACATGCCTTCCGGTCTTTACGTACCACCTAAGACGGCCTCGTTCAATTACATGAGAATACACGGTAAAAAGGGATGGAAAGGCGAATTGAACAAGAGTGAATTAGATGCAATACAGGATTCCCTGTCCTCACAGTCAGTGATGAGAAGCTATGTCATGTTTAACAACACATTCTTTGATCCAAGAAGCAAGAGTTGTCAGATAAACGGCAGCAGCGTTAAGTATGCAGCGGTGTGCAACGCGGTGGAGTTCGCAGGAAGCATCTCAAAGAAGACAAGGAGGAACAAGAAACTAAATATTATCTCAACAGGAGGAACTAAAAAGAATAATAGAAGCTAATCAATCAATGACGAAGTGCGTAATAAGCTACCATAAGATTTTTACGGAGAACGCCGAATGTATGTCAAAAGTCCTTGAATGCAAATGTTTTCACTCTCCAGCCAGAATAGAGAGACACTCGACATATGTGGTATTTGGCGGTCATACAGTATCACCTATGTTAGCAGCATTGTCGTGTATACCAGGTATTAGGATTATTATCATGCAGTCTGAGCAGATGACCTCCGCATGTCTGCAGAGAAACACTCCATATAGCAGGCTGTTGTTGGCGCGAAATGTAGACATCGTAGAATGGAGTCAGACTAACGTGGATACTCTAACAAAGATGGGGGTTCCTCGACCAATTGCTATAGTACCTTATCTATTCAAGCAGGAGAGTGTTGTCGAAGATAGAGATATCGATGTCTTCTTTTGTGGGGCTGGCTCTAAAGATAGAGTGGATGCAATGAACAGAGTTGTGTTGGATAATCCACGGCTAAGAGTCGTGTGTATCATGGACTACTCTCTAACAGACCCTAATGCCATCAGAAGTTACGTCATGAGATCTAAGGTTGTCCTCAACATTCCGTATTACCGCAATAATGCGCTTGAGACACATCGAATAAACCTTGCTTTACAATGTGGCTGCCGCGTCGTTTCTCTCTCTAGTGCTTGCAGACAACTCAATTCTGAATATAGTGAGTATATCCGATTCTGTCAATCTGAAGACTTAGGCAGTGCGGTCAAATGCGAGTTAGAAAACTTCGATAAAGAAGGTCCTTTTGATGCAGTAGAGTGGGAACACAATTATATACAACCACGCGTTAAGGCGTTTGTCGAGTTGGTTTAAAAATCTTATCGAAGTTTATACCAAATGAGTGATCCAAATTGCTTAGGTGAGCTAAGAGCAACGCAAGACGAATTAGGGAATCGTCTGGTTACGATTGTCGAAAACGCTAACGCAGCCGTAGACTCAACAGACACTGAAGTTTGTGACGCTGCGAAGCTGTTTATAGATACCATAAAAGACCCAAATAATGGAATCGCGACAGGACTTGGTAAAGCGGATGCTGCACTGCGTAAGCTAGAGCTAGCGGATAATGTGAAGGGTCTTATCAAAGTCGCTATGGCGGACCTTGCGCTTTCAGAGCTTGAAAATGCGGCTAAAACCGGCATCCAGAATGCCAAGGAATGGGTTACAGCCCAAGATTTCCAGAGCCCTCAGATGAAAGCTAAGGTTCAGATGAGAATGAGCACACTTGAAGCAAAGAAACGGTCCGAAGAAGCAAAGATCCGTGAAGCTGAAGAGGATGTAGATACGGATGCAGCATTAACGCTAATGCCTCGAGGTGGAACTTGTATGTTCCTAGATGGGGAAGAAGCAGTGATCGATGACATCATGGAGTCCAACAAAGATATATTTATGATACGTGTGATTGCTTCTAATTCGAAGGGAGAAGAGCTGTCGAAATATTATTGCTTTGATGCGCTAGACTACCTGGCAAATCCAAGTGCTATTAGAGAAGGACTACGAGTGAAATGTATAGAACCAGAACCAGAATCTGGAGACAATCATAGGATGCCGAAGGAGATAGATTTCAAACGAGAGACCTATATTGTCGATAATGGTCTAATAGAATCACAGGGTGCAATGATACCTTTTTGGCAGTTTGTAACTCTAGTGTTAATGGCTGCCGACAAGGCTTTACGTTCCCAAAACTTGACAGTAGAAGAGAGAAAGTTAGTGTTAAGAAAACGAGTCGGTGCTACGCGCACTAGAGTCGCGTCAGTAGCGATTGCCGCAGGAATAGCGTCATATGATCCTACACTACCAGAGGGGATGTTTCCATTGTCGATCCATCATGGAATGCGATTACTAGGCGACATCAATATTTTAGAAGATGAATTGAACTATACGGCCGAAATGCTGGACCGCCGAGACGGAAACGATACGTACCAGAACGTCGTGAGAGGGTTCTTATTCTCAGAACTACTTCCACCACAAGTAAAAGAACTGCTAGAGGTAAACATGGTAAGCGGTACGCATTGTATGGAAGGCGATGTTGCAACGGAATGGGAGTTGATAAGAGAATCTCATATCAATGGGATTCCAAATAGTATGTGGTATACAATGTCCGGTATAGCGTCTGCCGATAAGTGGTTGGCTGACAACAGTGAGTATTACTTTCCTCGTGATATCCCTCCAAAAATTGCCGAAGCGTTAGGCTTAGGCCCTAATAACACCAACTCACTTGCATTGGTGCACCGCGCAGTGTCAGCAATCGAGCAAATCAAAAAGCTAATCGATGAGGATAGCCAAGAAGATTCTGAAAAGAAAGCAGCCGAGTTCTTCTGTCAAATAGTAAAGCCACGTGATGGTGAAGAATGGCCAGTGTCCAGACTTGCCGAATTGGTGAAGCAAGGTGATTCTGATACAGAAGAGGGTGATAGGCTCACGAGAGAGAAAGAGACTTGCGAGGAAGATAACATGTCGAAACTCGAGTTTGTAGTTATTGAAGATGGTACACAGGCAGATATGAACCTAACGACCCTGATAGAAGGAGATACCCGTACGGCTATCTATAAAGTTTTTCAGAGGAAATACATTAGTTTGAACAGTGAATATACCCGATTCAATGCATGGATGAATGACCTTCTACGTGTGCTTGAGGTGTTACTGAATCGAGATTATTCGGATGATGTTGACGTATCACTAGATGATGCGGGCGACTTCAATGAAGATATGAGGGGTGCGATGATAGGGGAAGATGGATTAGTGGTACCCAACCTTTCTCCAGGAACGGAGTTTTTCGATAGAGATTTGTCCCCTATCCAAGGATCGAGATTAGATTTCGGCGATGATGCAATTGATAATGTTGAAACAACAGGACATTCAATGCCCAATATCCAAGGATCGAGATTAGATTTCGGTGATGATGATGATGACCTGCCTGATGATGAGATCGAAAATATGATACAAGCTTTCGAAGCAGGCGACAACGTGGAGAACAACGTGGAGAACAACGCGGAGAATGGCGGCGCTGCGAAAAAGAAAGGGAGAAAGAGAACAAAGAAGGCGAAGACGAAGCGAGGTCGTCGTTCTACGAAGAAGAGGTAATCATATCGTATTAACATGAAGTTACGAAATGATTTAAGCCATGATGCGTCGAGTAGGAATCTTGGCACTGACAATGTAAATAGAGTTTTCAGTGATGATGATATATTCATCATCGGCTTTATAGATCTTGACAATTGGAGAAGTGTACTCATCTTCGCTCTTAACGAGCAACTTTTCACCGTTGTCCTTTACACCGACCATGGCTGTTCCTTCAATGGACTCTGTCCAGTAGTCGAGCATGATAGGTTTATCATCAGAAACAGAGTGTTTGCAAACATGTTGCAGGCATTGAGCACCGGGCATAGGGTATTTTTGAGCGCCACTATCAGACATTACTATACACTGAACCTTGCAGAACCTTTAAATGCTTTCGTGAGACAAACACATTTAAAAGTGTAACAGATATCTATAGCAAAGATGTCGCAATACAGCCTGGACGTAGTGGACAATTATCTCGTGAAGCTGAACTCAACGTCTGCGGACACGTATCTGAAGTACATGGCGGCAGTGATGGAGTACGTAGACCAGGCAGAAACGGCGTTGTCTATATCGAATGTTGATTATTTTCGATATGTTGTGATGAAGGGCCTAGAAACATTGACGCATGTCTTCAGGATGTTGGTGATGTATACCAGGAACTCTGATCTAGCGTTTTTCAACAGCAAGAAGGCACTCTACTACTACATAGAGTTTATCGGTCAGATAGGAGATGATAACCACGAGTTTCTGAGCCTGACTTCGAATGACGCCGCAATGTTTGTTTATAAGAAGACGATATTTGCAGTGAATGTGGGGTCTAGAAAAGAGTACAAAGAAACAGATGAAGAAAAGAGTCAGATTGATAACATACTATTACTGACGGAGCTGACGCTGTTTGCGTTCAAGAGTCAACTGTGGATGGAAGACGTAACAAAGAACGACGACTTGTCTACAGTGACCGAGAAGGTGAAGGGGTTTGCTGGTAAGATGATAGAGCTTTCTTCCAATCGTAGTAGCATGAACTATAACAGTAAACTGAAACAGCTACAGGCGTTTGTGGACCAAATGGCTACAGCGCCGTTTACTGGTATGGATGTATACGAAGCTATGTGTCGTAAGATAGATAAAAACGACATGTCCGAGGAGAGCATCAAGAATGCTGTAGACAAAGTTATTGATAAGAAGGAGAGCCTGACGGTTAGGAAGTTTGCTAATGCAGTTACATCAGAAGCATCAGCTTAGCTAATAATAATAGTCTTTTTACGGACCTTCTTTTTCTTATCAATTGAGTCAGCATCGTTGACTTCCTCTAAGAGTTTGCCACCGACAATATGGTATTCGTTTTCAAGCATAGCCTTGAGGAACATGTATATTTCTTCGAGCATACGCTCTGTGCACTTCCCTACGATGAGAACGCTGCCCGTTCTGAATACCATGAAAGATACCTTCATGAAGTGTTCAGCCTCATCTTTGGAAGGTTGACGTCCAGTTTGAACGCCTCCGCGCGTGTCATAATAGAACTCACACTGTATTCCAGGGTATGAGCAAGGGTCGTATGCGCTGTTGATTCGGTAATGGTACTTCAGACGTTCGCAGAGCTTGTCTCTATCCACATAGTAGCCGCATGAGAAGTTGGAGTTAATAAGGACTGTTTCGCTTTTCCCGGTCAACCACTGGAGAGGTTTTACATTGGGAAGCTGATTAAGCGTCTTAGTGAGAAGGTCAAGAGTGCTGACCAATACACGATCATCCTGTATACCGGGGATCTCAAGCTTACCCGTATTGAACACTTTGACATGTATTTCTTTGAAAGAACCCTCATAATCGATTCTCAGGATAAGAGCGAAGCAATTATAGAATGCACCCTTCTTTTTACACTTGTATGATGTGATATCTTTTTTGCATAGCCCGACGCTTATTTTGCGCGTGTCTTTGAACTTAATCCTTCCTTCTGGGTTGACAATACGACTGATGATATGCTGTTCAGTGTGGATATCTGTTGTGATCATAGACTGAACTGCATTAAGCTGCTCTTCGGAAGACGAGTTGAACTTCATTTGTTTTTTAATCACACCACACCTAGGTATATGGTAAGGGACAACTGGTATTGACCAAAATGTAGGCGCAAGGTCGACTTCGGAGTCAAGGTAAGAGATCTTCGTTTTGGTAGATATGTAGATGTCTGAACATTTAGGAGCTGAGGCGGAGTTATCTTTAGCAGGAATCACACACGTTCTAGCGGTCTTAGAAGTGTAATCCCCATCGCAGAATTGTCCCCATGCATCGTCAATGTCTAACATTGTGGCCATAACTATTTTACTTCTTACTACCTCTTTAAGTCATTCGACTTCAATTTATTTTCTATTGCTAGATTAAATCATGTCTTCGACACGAGTTATTTGCCAGAACTACGAGCGATCAGTCCCTATTCCCGTCCCCCGAAAAACTTTTGGTGAAGGCGAACAAAGAGAATACTGCCTCAAGCAAAACTTTTTCGATCCAAGCAAGGCTTCTCCACCTAACAGCTGGACAGATAGGTTGATGTCCCGCATCGCAGGAAGCTATGACGAGAATGAAGTCGGACACTCCATCCGGCGAAGGAAATAAGGTACAACATACCTAGAACTCTTATCGTCCATGTGCATTATCGATTGCGCAAACCGTAGAAACTCTGATGAGCAAAACTCGGAACAATTCGAAACGACGTAATTCAATAAATCTTTCATTACGTTCTTAACCGCCATGTTGTAGCTCATTGCAACTTCTTCAATAGCGGCATCACCATTGCCATTGCGAATATCAACCAGCAGTTTCTCCCAGACGCTGTTATTGACAACTTGTAATTCGGTGTAACATCCGTGATTGGACTGCATATAGTTTATCATACTGCGAATATCTGACCCAAATAGGCTTTGGATAGAGCGAAGTGATTCGTCGTCCAAAGGTATGTTTTCTTGGTCTCTGATGGTGCTGAGGAACTCAATAACCTTATCTGAAGGAAGCTGGTTAAACCTAAGGTGCATAAGCTCGTTCTGTAGAGAATCGTCTATTCGGCTGCTATAATTACATATCAAGCAAAACCTTACATTCTGCCCAAACTGTTGTAGTAGATACTTGAGTGCAATCTGTGCGTTTTTGGTCATGTAGTCAACCTCATCTAATACGACTATTTTCAAACCGTCCACGAATAGAGACTTCGAGTTGACGAATTGAGCAATTTGAGTGCGAATCACGTCAATGCCTCGTTCATCAGATGCGTTTAGATGGATCATCAACCCTCTGCTTCTCTGGTTATATCTCTCTTGGTAGGCATTAACAAGATTGATGATAGTCGTTGTTTTACCTGTACCTGGCGGACCATATAAAAGAAGATTAGGGAAGGAATTAGTGTCGACAATGTTTTTAAGAATCAACCTGTTCATGTCATCTAGGACAATATCATCGAATGTCGATGGACGGTACTTCTCTACCCAAGGTATAGTTTCGCGCAATGCCATGTTGTTGAAACAACAAGATAAGGCTTTAGGTCTATCTCGTGAAAATTGAATCTTACTTGACTTCAATAGCAATGGAGCACCTGGCATTGAACATGAACGTTGATCACACTGATAGTGGATACTTAGCGATGTATATTGGCCCTATGTACTCCGGTAAGACCAGTGCATTAAGAGAACTTCACAAGCAACATACATTTTGTGGTATATCGACTTCCGTGATAAACTTCGCAGAAGATACAAGATATACGACGGATGATGTCATGTGTACGCACAACAAAGAGCAGGTCCCATGCACCATGAGTAATTCATTGTTCCAGGATGCGTCGCCCGAGAGTGATCTCTTCCGTTCTACTCAGGTGTTCCTAATAAACGAGGGACAATTCTTTCCCGACGTAGTTGAATGGACGAAAATGGCGGTTAGTCGACCGTTTAATAAGAGCGTTTATATTTGTGGACTTGATGGAGATTTTGAAAGGCGGACATTTGGCAATTGGCTTGACCTTATTCCTTACAGCGATACAGTAGAGAAATTGACATCAATGTGTTGCGATTGCAAAAGGGCAAAGGCTATATTCAGCTTTCGCCTCACAAATGAGAAACAACAGAAGGTGATCGGATCTGAAAGCTACATACCGTTGTGCAGAGGTTGTTACGAAGAACGATTAACTAACAAATAGCGGTATCTCGCCTGTAGGATTAGCAAAAAGACTTAAACTCCGCACACCTATTTTTGTCAGTAAGATGGTTGCCACAAACGACGATGGTGAAGAGAAGCAGACTGCAAAGCGCCGCAAGGCTACTACAAGAACTAAGGCAACAGAAGAGAAGGATGCAGAGCCAAAGATCCCTAAGAAACGCGGGAGAAAGCCCAAGGGAGGAAAGATAATCGCGACGATTCAACCTGAAGAAAATATTGTCGTTGCAGAACCCAATATTATTTTGCACCTAAAGTGCGGTTCTATTGACTTAAAAGACAGTGGTTTCTTGAAAGACCGTCATCTTTCATATGATCCATCCGACGTGGGCAATATTGACTCCTACAATTTCGAAGGGAAGGGAGACGTCCTTTCTTTTGGACTGCTGGGGAGCTCCGTGTCAGATTCTAACAAATGCTGCAATAAACAGAAGCCAGACGACGAATCTGTAGAATCGGACGATAGAGACATCATTAGTGACAAGCTCAAACAGCTTGCAGTCAATCTACATACAAACAATATTTCTGATAAGAGATCTGCGTGCTTTGGATGCACGTGTGACTTCGACAACCCGCCTATCTACATACCTAAGTATGAACTCGATGGCTCATACCACGTTTACGGGTGTTTCTGTAGTCCTGAGTGTGCCTGCGCACATCTATTCAAAGAGTCCGATCTGAAATCAAGTACTCGGTTCGAACGTTACCACCTCCTCAACCATATATACTGCAAGATTTACGACTATAAGCGTAACATCAAACCCGCACCAGACCCGTATTACACGCTTGATAAGTTCTACGGAAATCTGACAATTCAACAGTACCGTTCCCTTCTTAAGAACGAGCGTGTCTTACTTGTTGTAGACAAACCACTAGTGCGGTCGCTTCCTGAACTTCATGAAGATAACGATGAGTTCATGATAAGCAACAAGTCACTCTCAACATCATCATCGAAGTTTAAGCTTCGGAGGTCAACGAAAAGACAAACTAAGTCTGAAATATTGAACGCCAATTTTGGTCTAGGATAGACCGGCCAGACAATATAGTTTACATCTTTGTAGACTGTATTATCGATCACTCATCACTCTTTCCCTCCACTTCGGCTCCTGCTACCTCGGTTCCTGCTACCTCGGGTCCCACGTCGTCATTAATCAGCGTATTGTTCTCTTCGGCAAGTTTCCGCGCCTCTATTATCTTTGTAATTCGTGCCCTCTGCATCTCTCTCAACTGTGTAAGTTTCTCTTCGGCTTCCTTCTTTCTGTAGTAGCTGCCCGCTGCGTCATCAAGGAAGCTTCTGAACTCACTATATACCTTTTGATGCGTTGAACGTGTGTCGGCTTCAGCCTTTTTATCATCCAGACCCATATACTCCCTTACTATCTTCTGAACATCAAGGTCATGCTCTTCTAGTTTCGAACGGGCCATCTCGGCGCTGTAGTCAGTCTGACGCATCACTACGTTCTGGAGATTCATCATTCTCTCCTCAAACTCGGGCAACTTGCCTTCAGTTTCCCACTTCCTACGGAGTTCACTGTAAGTTTCCATTGTATTGTAACCGAGAGTATTTCTTAAGTCGACTTAAACGCAAAAATTGAAGCATCATATTATCCTTTGAACATGGCATACAACAAGATGGCGACTACTAACACTCAGATGTCTGTCGAAGACGTACGTGAACGATTCCTTAATGTGATGACTGGTTCGCTTGACAGAGCATTAGCTCCTATCATAGAGCGTATGCATGTTATGGAGGACCAGCATGCATTTGTCCAGGATATGATCGCTGCTTCGCCATATGTTATGCGTTTGAAGAAAGAAATAAGCACGCTACACACGAAGCTTGGTGACATTGGGGTAAGCATGCAAATAGACGACCCACCCCCTACAGGAGGCAGCAAGGTTTCTGAAATATATCGCGATTATGGAGATAGCCCTGCCCCTACAAAGAAGGTGGTAGCAATGTTGCCTGGTGATACTAAGGATCCTCGTAATAAGCTTGTCGACCTCTATGGCGCCATGAGCTCTCCAGGCGTCAGTCTACACGACGTTAAGACCTTATTCCACGAGATGTTCCCGGATGTATGTCCAGACATCAGTGTTGAAGACGACATAAGTGTGTCCTCATCAGTTACTGGTCCTGATCTCTGTATGGACCCACCAGGGGCAAGCTACGTGGCCCGTAAGAAACTGACGATAGTTGATACTATAGTAACAGACCATACACAAGAGGAGGAGGAAGAGGAGGAAGAGGAGGAAGAGGAGGAAGAGGAGGAAGAGGAGGAAGAGGAGGAAGAGGAGGAAGAGGAGGAAGAGGAGGAAGAGGAAGAAGAGGAAGAAGAGGAAGAGGAGGAAGAGGAAGAGGAGGAAGAGGAGGAAGAAGAGGAAGAGGAAGAGGAAGAGGAAGAGGAAGAGGAAGAGGGAGAGGAAGAGGAAGAGGAAGAGGAAGAGTCCATCCCAACCGGAGCTAGGGTCGCCCCTGTACCATCTGACGAAGAGGAAGAGGAGTACTTCCTTATCGAGGTAGAGGATGAAGACGGTAACGATATCTCCTATTACACCCAAAACGAAGAGAATGGCGATCTATATGCAGTGCTGTCCGATGAGGATATCGGCGCTAAGGTAGGAAAGATTGTGAACGGAGAACTAGAACTATTCTAGATCTCGAGTTAAATTATCAAGTAATATTATATAGCATGATTGAAAAGCTTTGTGCGCCAGCTCTATTATACGTAGCATTTTCTATTACCCAGATCATTATTGACATATTCAAGGGGATGTACAATACTGCGTTTTTTAAGTTCATAGTAATGAGCATTTTCACAGTTGTGTTGAACATTCTATGCAAGAGGGGGCTGGGTGTAGTGTCTTGGATGATCGTATTCGTACCGTTCATCATGATGACAGTAATAACAACTCTACTGTTGTTCGTATTCGGTCTTTCGCCTGCAAAAGGCGGTCTTGATTATACGGTGGATTATCCCGACAGTCAACAGAACGTAGTTGTAGTAACGGACTCGGGGGTCAATCAGCCGTACGAGTATGGTAAAGAGACTAGTACTGGTCAGTATAGCATTCCACCGACAGCTGACGAGGTGAATAACTATAACTAATTACATAAGTTAAGAAGGTTAAACCGATAATGTTGAACTTATGTAATATGTACGACTATGATGATGAGGAGGCGATGCATCCAGCTTTGCATGACCTGTTTTGTAGCATCGGAATGATCAGTTCTTTTGCTGTGACGTACTACATCTTTGGGTACGTGTATCCGATCCCACAGGTTATTGCAGACGCTGCATGGCAGGCGCATATCGCTGAGGCGAGATTAGCACCCTACTTGCGAAGAGCATATGGTGTTTTTGAGACTATGCGATGGCATATCTTTCCCGAGCCAGAGAGAAAAGAGGTTTGCTTGTACAAGGAAGGCAAAATGGTGGGAGAGTATACTATGCTTGATTCACGAAGAGCAGACTTGCCGGACCATGACGTTGCGATAAGGATATTAGTTGCAGAGGATGGTACGTCGGCAACCGAGGTGCAGCGACGCTTTTGTGACCTGTCGGACAACATCGGTATCAACTCTACGTATATACTGTCTGCTACGCTAGACGACGGTTCGTCAAAGACAGAGCTAGAGAGCATTTTTGGTAAAGTTGGGCTTGCGAAGGGCAGTAGGATACTGACACCTGGTCATTTAAAGCAGATGGGTCACAGATTACCTAGTGGTGAGAAGTATACCATTACTTTAATTGACAGTAACGTCAATATGACGGATCTTACAACAAATACAGATGTTGGCCGACATTACATCATGGGTGAGAAGGGGGTTACGCTTTCTGAAGTAGAACAAGAATGTGACGAGGGTAATAACGAGAAGAAGAATATAACTTCATGTATGAAAGTAAAAGACGACTAAACATTAAATTGAAAAGCATATAAAGAGAAAATTGCAACCCGAATACATAATGGGAGACCTTGTAGCAACACCCCAAATGGATTCTCAAGATAGTTCATCCGCTACACACAAATTGGCCCAGAAGTGGACTCTCTGGGCTCATTTACCACATGATGTTGATTGGTCTATTAAGAGCTATAAACGCATTCTCGAGTTCGATAACGTAGAGACTGCCATATCACTCACTGAGACGCTACCTGCTACTCTCGTCAAAAATTGTATGCTGTTCCTTATGAGGGATGGAGTTATGCCGACATGGGAACATAGCAGAAATTGCGAAGGAGGAAGCTTCTCTTATAAGGTGTCTAACAAACTAGTACCTAGTACATGGAGAAACCTCACTTACACTCTTGTTGGCGAAACACTAGCACTGAGTGAGTCGGTAATGACAAGTATTAACGGCATCACTATATCACCGAAGAAGAACTTCTGTGTTGTCAAGATCTGGACAGCGCACTCCCGAAACCAAGACCCTTCCACAATCGCATCCGTAGAACCTAGTATAAGTCCAGTCGGCTGCCTATTCAGGCGTCACAACCCCAAATAAATCACCACGGTCTCCCATTATCTCAATTCATTCATAGTAATAATTTAAAAACTTATCTCACACCAATTTTGTGTGAAATAAGTTTCTTTTTCGGCCTCCTATACTCTTGTATATGTCTCTGTCATTGTGAGATGAGGCATGAAAGGAATAGGTCCATCATTGAAATACTTGATAGTCATTCCGTCTCCGGTGGATGTTATAACACTAGTGATCTCATGTTCACGATCTGAGATGTGCCATGATCCGGTCGACAGAACAGACAATGAGTTCGGAGTGGCGTTCACCACACGTCCATGTGAGCTGCTTACCATCTGATCTGCGATGAAGCTCCTTGAGTTCCTGAAGACATTATCCCCGTGATTGGGCTTGTAGCTATATGTTTCATATCTCACACCTTGGTACATCAAATCGTTGGTTTTCTTATCGTAAGCCGAAGTATGTATCTCCAACTTGAGGGTATCATTTTCGTCAATGATGCGTGCACGCAACTTACAAGATAATCCGTTTGGATAAACACTGGTTGCGGAATATTCTCCTTTACCCATGTATTGACCAGGGACCAAGACGGCTTGTAGCTGAGAGGGTGCGACTGAAACGCCTTGGCGGGAGAAATGAGAGTACATCTTCATCGCGAAGACAACGACTACTACACTAGATAGCACAATTATCGTTTTCTGAAGATCGAACATGATGGATTTCTTCATTATGCTTAATAGTGACATTTAATTAGAGCTTGGTAAAGGAGCTAGACCTAGTTTTATCTCACCTAAAGACGCTACATTGTACTTGACGACGAGCGGGAGGTTGTTCTCCAGGTAAATCTCAATCTGGCTACATAGATTAGTACACTTAATGAAGTAGCCAAGGTTTTTCAGAGAAAACTCGCCCTGGATGATTTTGTTGGCTTCTTGTTTCTCAACATACTGCATGCTGCCATCAGACTCCGCACGCCTGATTTCGGCCTCTGCGAATCCTCCTCTGCACTTAAAAACAAGTTCGGCACCCTCTGCTGCGGCGATAGAACGGATTTCGATTTTGTCAGAGATACAAGATAAATCACGAATAATCTTTTGGAAATCAGCAGATGGTAGGTTTAATACCGACGAGAACTTCACGTCAGGAACAGCAAGTTCATCCATCTCTGGCTCGATTAAGCGCAGTTTCTGGACCTTCTCTTGTTTAATGTCTCCGTTTTCGAACTTCAAGCCGAGGAACTGGACAACGCCGTCAGTGTAGTCTGCCTCATCGATGTAGATTGTAAGAGTATCGTCAGTATCAATTGTGTTAATTAGCTTGTGCAGATGGAGCATATTGACACCAATAACAACCTTGTCCTGCTTACATTCGTAGAACTCGAAACGATCTGCATGAAGAGACAAGTGTGCCAAGATAGTGTGTGATTTGTCCATGTTAATGATCTTAATACCATCAGGGGTGAATACGATGTTTGTCTCGAGCAAGATATCTTTCAAGGCGGTCATAAGCGTTCTCATAGGAGCGATCTGTACGGTCTGAACAGTCAAAACATTGTTTGTATTGGCCATAACTATACATTCAAACGCACATCTACCTTTAAATGCTAACATTCATCAATTGATCACTACGCTTTTCCTATATTAGTCCGCACATCGTTTCGGAAGGCAACAACTGTTTTTATAGTCCTACCTAAAAAGGTCTAGAAAGATGGTTACTCCTAATTTTACTATGGAGAGTTTGCACGAAAAGATAGATGAACTTGCCGTTTTGTACAAAGATGATAGATATGTCTCGTCACGAATGGAACACTTCATAACTGTTCTGCTACCTGGTTTTCTAGAGCAGGCTAAACGGACCAACGAAGAGAGAGTCGAACGGAAAGGTAGGTTGTTGGAACACGAAGACAATTTCGTTACCAGTTTTCTCTCTAGAAACCAATACTACTACCTACCCAAACCAGAACAATTTGTTGTATATGATGGGTGTTCCTGGCAGGCATGTAGTGAAGATGATATTCAATACGGCATCCTTACTAGCATAACATCCTCAAGGAACCTGATACCGTGGAAACATAAGGTCAAGGTGAGTCTTGTCAAACAAATAAAGCAAAGATCTCCTTTAACACATCTTCCAGAATCTGACACTATACAGAGCGTACTTGGCGCACTATGCCCTCTGTTTTTCCCGACAAGAGGTTCAGCCAAACATTTTCTAACACTTGTTGGAGACTCTATCAAAGGGAGCAAATCATGCACTTACATCGCTCCTAGTTGCCTAAAAGAGTTAATTAGGGAGGTAGATCAAGCCTACTTCACCTATTTGGGATCGTCTACACTTCTCACCAATATGAAACTCAAGTTCCATGGACATGAATACAGCTCATGTCGCCTTGTCAGGGCTACATCCACAACAGATACGATAAGAGTTGACAACGAGCTATCCAAGATGATGCTTGATTTGTTATGCGTGGCAAATCACTACTCGAACAGGTACGAATCAGCAGACCACTTTGTCGAGAAGTGTAATGAACCTGCTCTCTCAGGACACGTATTATTCTTACGCGACAGAACTCCTGAAGTCCTAGTAAGCCAATTTATCGAAGAGGCGATACACTCTGCACAAGGAACTGCTATGAATAGCAAGAATATGATGTTTGTTTGGAAGAAGTACTTGGACGAGAAGGGTGTGCCGAACACTGTGTTTTATGATACTCTCTCTACGATATTGAAAGAGAAGTTAACCTTCAATGAGGAGGCTGACATGTATGAAGGCGTCACTAGTACATACCTTCCATTTGTGTCTGCATTCGTACAGTTTTGGGACCAGAACATGAAGGAGGATAGTGAAGCTCCGGAAATTGAAATAAGTGAAGTTATATCTCTCTTCGGTACCACTCAAAGTAAGATTGCCGGGAGACTAACAGATGATCTGGTGTTAGAGTTAATAGGACATACGTACCCCAATGTTTCGATAGAAGAAGGGCGTTTTATCTGCAACCACTCTTGTTTTTTATGGAACAAAAGACAGGATGTCCAGCATTTTCTAGCAGAGGTCGGCGTAGGAGGTGTTGATCTACCGCCGAACCTATATGAAGCATACAAGCTATATACCGAACGGGACACGAACATTCTGAATATGAGTAAAAATTGTTTTGATAGGATTTGCCGTGAAGAAATTGGGGCATTGGTTAACGAGCATGGAGAGATAGATAATTGCTATTGGACTCCTTGCTAATAGATCATATGTATTGAATGTCTAATACAAATGATGAAGTGTTGGTAACCTACGCCTATCTAACGTTTACCCTTTCCCTTTCCCTTCTTGGCGGTCTTTCCCTTCTTGGACTTCTTAACTTTCTTTCCCTTCGTACTGCGCATGCTCTTACGCATAAGCACGAATATACCCTTCTTTGGCTTGTAACCGGCCTTCTCAAGTCTGTTCTCGCGTTTGGCTGTTGCGTGCTTCTTCTTAGAGACAATTCTGCCATGCTTGTTCATGATAAGGTCTCCCTTCTTAAGTTCACCCTTGGTCTTGTACGCAGTTCCGTGATGAACCTGTGCACGGGATCCAATGAGCATCTGGTATGTCTTTCCACCAATGTGGTAGAGTCCGTCTGAGTGCTTCTGATGGCGCTTCATTATAACGATTAGAGAGAAAAAAAATGTGCTAAACTAGAACTTGTTTCTTGGAGGCCCACCAGATCCTAACGGAGCCCCATGTCGACTACCAAATGCGTTCAAATCGACCGTCTCAACTACACGATTAGTTCCTGTCCATCTTGCAATACGCACTGAAGTAGATAATTGACCCCACGATGTTAACATGAATGTAGGCTGGTTCATGTTCCCTCCGAACCCCCCACCAAGGCCTCCAGGATAAACAGGACACGGGCAATTCGAGGTTTTGGGGATCAAGTCTACCTCCATATGGGTATATAGGATTTTACCGCTCTCATACGTGTAAGCCAAATCGATGTCGTAGTTATCAACTACATTCGCTAACAACAATGGCTTCACTGACCTTATGAACAGGGAACCACTCACATTACTCTGCGTCGCGATGGACCCGATCGATAATTTGTTCGATGACCTTGGAACTGGGACAGCTAGCTCGAAATATTTCGAGTCTGCATTTGTTAGTATACTAATTGATGTGAGTGGTCCCTCTCCCACTGGTACCAGTATATCAGTCTTTGCAGTTCCGATGCTCTTAACAATCGGCTCTCCATCCCCAATGGTGAATGTCACAGAGTTATCAGGATAGAAGAACTCAACCGATGGCGTATTCCCACTCATCCAACCCAAAGTCCCACGATAGTTCTTGATCATTGAATCCGCATTACGGAACATATCGTTGAACGACGGAACAGTCGGTTCTTCAGGTGGCGACCAAAGCCGAACATTCGAGTTAATCGTAGTACACTCAGCGAACATCTCGGAAAAGTCGATTACCCCTTCGACTTTCCAGTTGGATATATCAGAAACGAAGCCGTCTGCGTTCATAAACATGCGCCTGAGTGTATTAGCGCTACTTGTATCTAGCTTTGAGAGATCACTCCTGAATCCGACTGCATTCTGGAACATCTCAGAGAAGTCTTCCACGTTTTGAGTCTGCCAGCATGGAAGTAGGTAAGCACCCTGGGCCGAACCGAGAGTGATGACAATGCTTTTATCGACGTCCAAAGAAACTGGACCAGAAGTGTCCGCAAACATCCTTCTCATCGTATTCACACTATATGTAGGTAGATTGACTTTCGTTACAGCTGATCCTTCAAACATGGAAGTCATTGTTACGGCTTCTGAAGTGTCTAAGTAGGTAGTCATCGTAGTCAATATCAGTTCAAAAGGAGAATCAGCATCGTTGGAATCCTCTGCCTGGAACGTCTCGACATCCTGACTAAATGACAATGTGCCTTTGAACATGCTAGTGAAGTTTCGTCCATCCGATGTGGATATGTAGAGTGGCCCTGGCCAGTTGAAGCTGCTGGCGTTCTCAAACAATGATGTAAAATCCGTGACTAGACTTGTGTCACCTATGGAGAAGGGCGCATACTCGCTAATGAATGAGTATGGATTGATACCGTTGTTAAATGAAGAAGCGTTTTTGAACATTCGTGTAACATGAGACCTTGGCCCGGATGACCATCCTTCACCTAGATAAGCATTGAACAATGTAGCGTCTTCGAACATCGACCTTAGATCAGTGCACATTCCCATATCCCAACTGCCGATACCCGAGTCAACCACACTTCTTGCGTTCTTGAAGCATCTTTGTGCATTAGTAACGCTGGACATGTCAAGACTAGACAATTCTACATCTAACGAAATGCAATCTTCAAACATACCGGATATGTTGTTAACGCTCCCGGTATTCCATCCATACGGGGGGACACCTCCGTTATTAAAGGCTTCCAGACCACGGAAAAGCTTCTCTGTCGTTTTCACATTGCTGAAGTCCCAGGACGACAAATCTTCGTTGAACTTATCATGACCCTTCTTCGCTGTATCAGACAATATGTTTCCGACGTCGAAACCTTGCTTCATTGATTTTAGCTCACTCGTGTTCCATCTCTTAATAGCTCTGCGGCGCCTTGTATCCGAGAAACTACCGACCGAGCTGGTGGTAGGGTTTACTCCATTAGGGAGTGTATTTACATCTCCAAAGTAATATCTTACAGCGTGTCTAAGATCCGAGTCTGATAGTGGTTTGTATACGTCTTCTTGTCGCGTAAATGGAGACCAGACTGCTATAAGTCTGTAATCACTATCTGATGAATCAGAGTTAGCAACAGTCGGGCCAAGGTATAGTTCATGATATCTCTCCGAATCATAGACATCGTTTCCAGGAGCTGTGATTCCAATCTGTATCTCCTTGAAAAATGTAGAATCTGTAGTATCATGATCAAATAGATACACTGATTCTGAAAGGATTGCCGAATTATCTGTCAAAAATGAGTCGAACGTGGCGAGCATCGTGTCCATAAGATAATTTGGGTGAAGTGCACCCAGAGTAATAGATGCATGCGCGTGGTTGTAACCAATTGCCATTGGTTGACTGTATGGGGTATTAGAGGTGTTTGAATCTTGGATAACGGCACGGCGACTGTTCTCTTCATCTTGATATTGCAATAGGGTAATGTCTGCAAAATACGGTTTCTCGCCGACTACATGTGCTTCCGTCATGACATCACCTATGTCAAAAGCAACTTGTCCGCTACCGTGTACAGTCTGCTCGAGTATTATCTTCCTATTAGATCCAGACCCCGTGACACCACTAGCAACGTTAACAATCTCTCCCACAGCAGGGTAACTAGCTATGCGAAGCAAATAGTTGAAGTACTTGAAATCAGGTGAAGTGTTGTTGAAATAACTACTCAATGACGTGAACGATGAACAGTCTTTAAACATGTCATTGACACTGGCATTCTGGTCTACTTTCCAGTGCCTGATGCCAGATTCTGTTTCTCTCAGCGCCAATGCACCATCAAAACACGAGTCAAACGTGACACCTGACTTTGTATTCCATCCCCATAGCGACTCGGCGTAAGATGCTGCCCCTTTGAATGTCCTTTCAAAAGAGACTACTGAGCTCGTATTCCACGAGTTAACTGATATGTTAAATGTTGCGGTGTTTGGTCTAGAGGCCACATTGAATGCGTCTGCCATGGATGTCACCATCTCGGTATTCCAATAACTGATGTTCGTTCGGCGCCCATAGTAAGACAGTTGGGAAGAATCGATTTGCTCAATATTCCAATTACCAATATTCTCTAATGAAGCTGTTCTATTATCGGTGAACAAGTTTACAGGATTGTTCGGGTTAACATCGAAGTAATTGTCGAGTCCGTCGTTGAGGTTGCTTGTAGATGTTGGTTTGAAATAAGCAGTTGGAACCATCAAAGCGGAAACCGTGCTTGAGAGTCCAATCTTTGAAAACAGAAACAGACCATAGTTAGTGTCCCCGAATTGCTCTCCCCCGATCAACGGAGCAGGAGGACTAGGTAGGGAGGAGAGACCTAGAGTAGACAGTGTCGGTAACACAAGAACGTTTGTGTTCATACCAAGAGGACTCCCGATGTCCTGTGGTTCATAACCTTTGTTTTCGATCTCGGTCTTGTACTGTGACGGAGTCGATTTATCTTGTTTAGTGCCATTATAGCACTGTAAGACCATAGTTGGGGTTAATTGCAAAAAATCTGCTGACACCAATGGTGGGTGTGTAATACTCGTGATGCTTGTACTGCCAGTAGATTCTGTCCTAAACGGCCATGGAAGCGGACTGTTTTTATATGCGGTTCCATAGATGCTGACCGTTAGATAGTGTGCTATGTCTGAATGAACCTTTTGTGCAGGAGAGATAGCTGCCCTTACAGTAAGGAAGAGGGGGTTGTTTGGTTTTCCAACCGGGATGAGCTGCGCAGTGAACGTATCCTGTACCCCGGTCGGAGGCGGGGCTGAGGCTGACTCTTTGGTAGACCGAAAATACCATTGGGGGCCGTGCTCAGGATTATTTTCATAGTAACAATTCCATTTGTTATACTTGTCTTGCTCCATAAATAACTTGCGAAGTGTCTCAACGCTTTGAGAGAAAGCCAAACCAGTACCATTCCCGCTCTCAATAGGTTTGCTAGTGATTAATGAGTCGGGTATACTTGTACCATTGTCTTGTGGTATAGGAACGATAGAATCACCTGAAGCATATACGGCGTAATGTTCATTGAGAGGCACTAAATCCCTTATAAGTATCATGTCAGGGTAATCTGTTGGACCTGTATTGAACAGCGGTGTGGCATTAGTATACGGTTCAAAAAGCGTGCTTCCTAGATCGATGTCTGACCCTCCGTCGTGATCAAATATCAGAGTAATTTCACTTTCGTTGTTCAATTGTTCGTGAGATACAGGTGAACCATTATTTCCAGCCGGGGCGGTTAACAAGTATGGATACGATGTACCAACATTAGAAGGTTCCGTAAGGAGAGTTTCTCCAGATGAGTTCAAACTATAATTGAAATCGATATCTCTCACACTTGATTCTGTGTCTGTCCCAGTGAACTCCCAATAAGGGCTGCCAGCGTTTGTGATACCTGGCTGGGTGTAGTGAGGGATTACGTATGGCCCCCATGCGGCTATTCCATTGCTAGCGACCCGGCTCATGCCCTTATTGGATATTATCAAGTTATATGAATCTGTGTTTGCACTTTGCATTAACTGCAAAATGTTACTGACACTAGATTTTTGAGAATTGGGCTCTACATGTTCGGGATCTGATCCGATGCCCTGGAACGAAGAAGGAGGCAAAACTTCCTGTGCGCTTTTGATAGCGATGAAGTATTCTCCACTTGCTTGATCCAACATACAACCCAGTAGGCAGTATTGCCAGTGAATGTGAGAATGGCTGTCCACACTCTCGCTGGTCGGTTTCAGAGCGAAGTTCCAATTGTTTCCGTAATATCCATCTTCACTTGATGAAGTTATATTAAATTGCGAGTCAGGCCCCCATGTTCCGAAACCACTGAACGTATTAAGAACTGGCACACCCATAACGTTTTCCAGATCATAGACGGGACTGTCGTCTGATTGATTTACATGTGACCACACACCCAATATGTCTTGAATCAGTCTTGCCATAGTGGGGTTGTATGACTCGAGCAGCCCAGTGCCGAAATTGACTTGAGAATCGGTTATACCTGCTTCGAAACCATTTATCGGATACCAACGCTTACCTTTGCTAATCGCATCTTTGACATATAAGATGTTCGTCATTACAGATTCGTTAGAAGTTTTCCTATGAGTAATAACGTTACGAGGTATTAACAGATATTGATTTGTTAATAACAATTGGTTACTAGTTACAGGTTAGTTTTAGGAGGCGCGACGTACCCGATATTTCTTACACGTGTGAGTGCGGCGTTGACAAATGTAGGGTCTGCTCCACCTTGTTCAGGAATAAGTTTTGCTCCGCCAGGAAGCGTAGCTACAGCATCCCCTTTAGCTGCTTTTTGTTTCAAAGCTAACATTCGTCCACCAGCACAGGTGTTTCTGTTCTGTGTTTTGTATGGCTTGTATGGAGTTTCATCAAGGTTAGTGGCACGAGAAGCCTGTGCTCTACCCATAGAGAATGTGCTGTTTCCTGTATTAGGGCTTTTCCAACCCATATATCCAAATGTGTATGTACTCATATCTATACATTCGGTTGAGACAAAAGTTCTGAGCAAAATTGAAACGATTTAGAGCTAAACCTTCCGTTGACATACACGAAAGAGATGGCAGAAAAGAAAACACTCGCAGCCAAATACCAGAAGAAATCTGATAGGGAGCATGTTCTTGACAACCCGGACACATATACAGGTGCAATGGAACACACTGAGTATGCAACCTATATCTACGACGACAAAACCGACACGATTGTAGCGAAGGAATTGGAGATTATCCCGGGACTTTACAAATTATTCGATGAAGGTGCTGTTAATTGTAGAGATCATCAGGTAAGGCAGTCGCAGGCGGCGGCCGCAGCGAAGCCAAACATCATGCCTGTTACTCGCATAGAGTTCAGCATTGAAGACGATGGGACCATCACGATGTTCAATGACGGCAATGGGATCGACATAGCTAAACATCCCGAACACGACATTTGGATTCCCGAGATGATTTTCGGACACCTGCGTACGTCTACTAACTATGACAAGACGCAGAAAAAAATTGTTGGAGGGAAAAACGGTTTTGGGTTTAAACTGGTCCTCATCTGGTCTACTTGGGGGAAAGTAGAGACAGTGGATCATGTGCGTGGTCTGAAATACATCCAAGAGTTCTCGGATAACCTTTCAGTCATCAATTCCCCTACTGTTACCAAATGTAGAGGAAAACCCTACACAAAAGTGACATTCAAGCCGGACTTTGCCAGACTGAAATTAGACGGTTTGTCCAAAGACATGTTGGCCCTCTTCAAACGCCGAGTCTACGACATCGCGGCCGTTACTGACAAGAAGGTTAAGGTCAAATACAACGACGAACTCCTCAACGTGAAGACCTTCCAGCAATACATCGACTTATACATAGGCAGTAAGGCTGATACGAAGAGGATACACGAGGAGGCAAACGAACGTTGGGAATATGCAGTGTGTATGGCGCCATCCGAAGAGTTCACACAGGTGTCGTTTGTCAATGGTATATTCACGTCCAAAGGCGGCAAGCATGTCGAATATCTTCTAGGCCAGATCGTACGCAAGTTGCAAGCTTATATATCAAAGAAGAAGAAGGTCGACGTGAAACCTAGTACTATCAAAGAGCAAATAATGCTGTTTGTTCGGTGTGATGTGGAGAATCCAACATTTGACAGTCAGACGAAAGACCATATGACCACACCTAGCAGCAAGTTTGGTTCTTCATGTGACGTTTCAGACAAGTTTATCGAGAAGGTCGCTAAGCTAGGCATCATGGATGCTGCCTGTGCTCTAACTGAGGTGAAAGAGAACAAGGAGGCAAAGAAGACTGACGGGTCTAAGACTAAGTCGGTAAGAGGCATTCACAAGCTAGTCGATGCAAACGATGCGGGAACAAAGAACAGTTCTAATTGCACGCTGTTGCTAGTGGAGGGAGATTCAGCTAAAGCCGGTGTGGTATCTGGGCTATCCAAGGACGATAGAAACACTATCGGCGTATACCCTCTTAGGGGTAAGCTTATGAACGTAAGGGGAGAATCACAGAAAAAGATCGGAACGAACAAAGAGATCAGCGAGCTCAAACAGATTCTTGGACTCGAAACTAGTAAGAAATACACACCAGAAACAGCCAGTGAGAAGCTAAGATATGGACGTGTGCTATTCCTCACCGACCAAGACTTGGACGGCACGCACATCAAGGGGTTGTGTATTAATCTGTTTGACGCGGAGTGGGAGACACTTCTTAGCATCCCAGGATTCATCGGATTCATGAATACGCCTATCTTGAAAGCTCGAAAAGGTACGTCCGAGATAGTCTTCTATAACGATGGTGAATACGACCAATGGAAGGATGAGAATGATACAAGAGGGTGGAAGATAAAGTACTACAAGGGTCTTGGTACGAGCACTGCCAAAGAGTTCAAAGAGTACTTTGCTCGCAAGAAAGTAGTTACATTCAACTGTTCGGGTCCCGACTGCAGAGACACTATTGACATGGTGTTCAACAAAAAGAGATCTTCAGACAGAAAGACATGGCTAGAAGGCTATAACCGTGACCTCTTCATGGACACCAGCAAGAAAGAGGTAACGTATCAGGAGTTTGTCGGAAGGGAGATGATTCATTTCTCGAAGTACGATTGTGACCGCTCTATCCCAAATCTGATGGATGGTTTAAAAACCAGTCAGAGGAAGATCCTCTATTCGGCGTTCAAAAGAAAGCTTACGTCTGAGATCAAGGTAGCCCAGTTCTCTGGCTATGTATCAGAACACAGCGGTTATCATCATGGCGAGCAAAGTCTAAATGGGGCAATCGTAAACATGGCCCAAGACTATGTCGGTTCTAACAATATCAATCTCTTCCAGCCAAATGGTCAGTTTGGAACCCGTCTACAAGGAGGTAGCGACTCGGCTAGCGAAAGATACATCTATACACAGCTAAATCAGCTCACACGCAAGCTCTTTCCGGAACAGGACGATACAGTATTGCGCTATCTTGATGACGATGGTACACCAGTAGAGCCGGTCTGGTACGCACCTGTTATCCCAATGATATTGATCAATGGAAGCAAGGGTATCGGCACGGGGTTCAGCACTGACATTCCATGCTTCAACCCCAAACAAGTCATGTCATACATGACTGCCAAGATAAAGGGTGAGTCAGTCAGCGGAATGGAGATCGAACCGTACTATGAAGGGTTCCGTGGCGAGATCACGAAGGTAGAAGATCAAAGGTACCTCATCAAGGGTGTACACGAGATACTTGATGACAAACATGTGAGAGTCACAGAACTGCCAGTCGGGACATGGACGGACGACTACAAAGCCTACCTAGAAAAGCTGATAGAAGGCGATGGAAAGAAAAAGAAGGGTGGTGGTGTAGTAAGAGATTACACAGACATGAGCACTGATCGAGTGATCGACATTATAGTGACTTTCGGTCCTAACCAGATCAAGAAATTGACCGCGTCTTCAGGAGATTACGGCTGCAATAGTCTCGAGAAACTATTGAAACTCTACACCACACAAACCACAACAAATATGCATATGTTTGATGAGGCAGAACAGTTGCGCAAATATGAGACACCAGAGAGCATCATTGACAATTTCGTGGCAGTGAGAAACAGTGTATATGTTTCCAGAAAAGCTGCTGTGTTAAAGGGTCTTGAACAAGAGGCCAAGAAGCTAAGTAATAAAGCCAGGTTCATAACCGAGAATCTCGATGGAACTATCGATCTCCGCCGGAAGAAAAATGCCCAGGTAGTTGCTCTTCTAGGGGAACGAGGATTCGACACAATCAATGATGACGAGTCTTATGGCTATCTGGTCAAAATGCCGATGAACTCAGTTACGGAAGAGAATGTCAGTCGATTGCTCGCAGAGAAGGCTCATGCGGTGAGTGCTGCTGATGTGTTGAGAGCAACATCCGAGATCGACTTATGGTTAGGAGAAATCAACGATGTTGAGAAGTCGTACGGTGAATATACGGAGATGCGTGCGAGACTAGACGCGGACGCTGCTCCGAAGAAAAGCTCCAAGAAGATCGGTAAGAAAAAGTTATCAGCAAAATAACTATGTTGTCTAAATAAACCCGCAAGTCAGGGTTAAAATAACCCATAATGGTCTTAATTAAAGCCAAAATTGAAACCATTTTTCTATACTGGATAGACTGCACATTTGCAAGGGATTATGAGATCTGTATCTCCAAAAACACACAACCACGAAAGACGACCATCGATGTTAATCGCTCAGGCGGAGCTCGATGCCACAGAAGCGGTCAGGGCGACTGAAAGAGACCCAATATACCGGTTCTGTCCGACTGATTGCTACGACTGTCTAGCAGTATCCGGGTTGTTGCTAACGATATTGGGCGTAGTAGGTTGTATCATGGCTTGGATCATAATGAGTATTATAGCCCTTGCGGATGTGACCAACTCCTCACTAAAAGACGAGTGTCACGATACAAATATATGGGTGGCATTGTGTGTATGCGTAGTCCTCACTGGGATAGGCTTGGTAACAAGTGGACGCTCTATAAACAAGGATGAGAGTTCCCAGATTATGGTAACTGGTGTTTGCACGTTAGCCATAAACATGGGATTATCAATATGGAAAGGAGTCGAACTGTTCTCACCCTGTCCAGAAGACAAACTGTCGGAGAATCCAGTCTACCACCTTCTGTTGGTATCTTTCATAGCCGACATGGTATGTTATTGTATTGTGTTCATCGCATTGGCTGCATTCTGCATATCTGCATCGAGCCATGTAAAAACAGAGCTAACAGCGGTGAACCTCGAGCGAAACGAGGTGGATCAGCGAGAAGAAGAATCAAAGATATCGTCAACATTTGACGAAGTATAAGTTGTAATGAAAAAGCATTTGCATTCCAGGTAGAAAATTGAAACAATACATGTTTTTTTTTGAAGTTCAAAGACGTCATGAACTATAGAAAGCAACTAAGGGAACAAGGATACGTCGTAGTGCCTGATGTACTGACAACAGCTGAAGTGTCAGAAGCAAAACGTGCGTTCTACGAATGGAAGTCATGTATAGCGGGGATGGACAAGATTCATAAGAAGTGCGATCCACATGGTATTTACAAACACCACGAAGTAGGGCACCAGCGACATGCTTGGTATGTCCGGACCCGACCTGGAGTGAGAGGCGTTTTTGAGCGTATATGGGGTACACGGAATCTAGCTGTATCGTTTGATGGATGCTGCTGGATTCCGAGTACCACCAAATCCATGAAGGATAACTTCTGGTGCCATAGCGATCAAGCTCCAACCCAAGATGGTACAATCTGTTATCAGGGTTTGGTGGGATTGACTTCAAACAAGTCCAAGACACTAGTTGTATGGCGAAAGACTCACCGGATTCATAAAGCATTCTTCAATGCGATTGGTAGAGGGAGGTCGTCAATCAAATGGCAGCGTATACCGAATGAATATGAAGAAAGACTTAAGCCGCTGAGAGTAGAAGTCGAAGTGCCTGAGGGGGCGATGGCCGTATGGGATTCTCGCACATTCCACCAGAATCAGTACGGGGATGACAGTAGTGAAGAGAGACTAGTGCAGTATGTTTGTATGATGCCAAAGACATGCAAGTCATATCTAAGCTCGCGAACAAAGCGCCTGAAGTACTTTAGAGAGAAAAGGACCACTTCACATTGGCCTTATCCCGTCAAGGTGAACGGTCTTCAGCCAAGAAATTATGGCGATCAATCGCTAGCGATCGATTATTCCGCCCTGCCGCAGCCACACCTATCTGATATGATGGATCTAATCAGACCAATGCTATAATTGTACACTATATCATTGGAGCGTACAATTCAATATTTTTTTAGAACCATTTTTTTAGAACCAACTGTTTGTCGTTGGTCTTAGACATCACAGGAGGCGCAATAGGAGTATACATTGTGCTTGCGTCTTGCTTGAACTTCATATATCCCTCCGCTTCTCCATATACTTGTCCCACTGCGTAACTGAGAACGAGATCGTTAAGTTTTGCGATCTGAGACCGTAGATCACTAGGCAGGTTCTGAGAGTATTGAAGGAAAATACTCCTCATTATAATGATCAGCTCGTCCTGGGACTGAGGAGCGATGATGTACTGTCCGTTTGACCTATTGTATACACCAGCGCGTATTCCGTTCTGGATAATGGATTGATTCTCTCCGCTAAAGAATGCATTTGAGAGAGTTGTATCGTACCAGTTGCCTGTCATAGCCCCACGGAAGTCAGTGGAACTATTAGCGGGGATCTTATCTTGCATAGCAAAAACAGTACTGATGTCAGGTGTCATTATTTGAACTCTTCCGTTTTCTTGCATGCTCATTATAATAAGAAGGTAGAAAATATTCTTTATCTAACATATAGCATGGGACCTTTCCAATCGATAACAGTAACCATAGCGGCCGTTATTTTGATTCTATGCCTCGTCTTGATCGGAGTAACACTCTATAACAATAAATACAACACTGAGTTCCCACCGGTGGTAGCGAACTGTCCCGACTGGTGGTTGGATAGATCGCAAGGCGATGGAAGCAACTGCAAGAACGTTAAGAAACTAGGATCTTGCAATCAGGACACAATGGACTTTTCCTCCTCGTTCTGGACAGGCAATGATGGGATGTGTCGAAAGTTCAGATGGGCGCGTGAGTGTAACCTTACTTGGGATGGTGTAACCAACGCAAGCGATCCATGCCCAGATAACTAAATACTATATGTAATTACTTTCTCTCTTACACATAGTGACTAATGACCGAAGACTTCTGGAAACACCTCAAAAGAATGCCGCACGACATAGTAGCATACTGCATATTTCCATTCCTTGGTCCTGAGACGCTAGTATGGACATCAAAAACGAACTATAATACCCACAACAATGTTATACGGTCTTTGATTTCCAACTCAGATTTCGAATCTTATATACGGATGTTGGTAAGGAAAGATTACAGCTTCGTATTCGAGCATGTTATAAGAGAGAACATCCAAAGATGGCTAAAAATGACTAGATATCGATACAACAACCAGCTGGCAGTCGATTACCTTCATTTCATATACTACTACGCTGGTGAACAGAGATCTAAGAAATGTGAGAAGCTAATCAACCATCTTGCGTGTGAGATGCTCGGGTCAAAATGGCATAAAAGAAATGGAGTTAGATCTATAAGAACCAAATGGAATGCTTAGACGCGTATTCTTCGACTCTCGAGAGACACATTCCTTTTGAGAAAATAAGAAAGGCATTGCAGGATTTCAAAGACAACAAACATGATCTTACACAGATGAGGGGGATATACGTGTATGGGGCTCCGGGAAGCGGGAAATCCAAGTTCGTGAAAGATACACTAGTATCGCTTGGGTATGACATCGTGAGGTACGATGCTGGTGATATAAGGAACAAAAGTATCATTGATACCATTACCCGTCACAATATGTCGGATAGGAACGTTCTCAGTCTACTCAAGCGTGAGTCTAAGCCGATTGCGATAGTTATGGACGAGATCGACGGGATGAATAATGGTGATAAAGGGGGGATAAACTCGCTTATTAAACTCATACGACCGAAAAAGACGAAGAAGCAGAAAACGGAAGAGTCGACAGGTACTCCAATCGTGTGCATAGGCAATTATCATGTTGATAAGAAGATCAAGGAATTAATGCGTGTCTGCGTACCTGTAGAGATAAGAACACCGACCAATAAGCAGACAAAGGAACTAGTTAGTCGACTTATGACGGATCTAGACGACGAAACATCCGATGCAGTTGTTAAACATGTTCAAGGAGACCTGAGGAAGTTGAGCTCTATGAAAGAAATGTATGACTCGCCTACGACGATTGTAAAGAAAGAGACTATGCGTCGGTTCTTGTTGCCTAAGTCGTATAATGAGGATACAAAGGATATAACTAGGAGACTGCTAAACAATGACGTATCTATAGACGAGCATCTGACATCGCTCAATGATACCGACAGAACAATTGTAGGCCTTCTATGGCACGAGAATGTCGTTGATTGCCTTACCAAGCTTCCTAAGTCAGATGCGTTCCCTGTGTATCTCGAAGCGCTCGACAATATCTGTTACGCCGACTACATAGACAGAGTCACTTTCCAGAAGCAGATATGGCAGTTCAACGAGATGAGTTCACTCATGAAGACGTTCAATAACAATAGACTATATCATGGATCGTTTAAGAAAAGACCCAAATACAATCCAAGTGAAGTGCGATTCACTAAGGTTTTAACCAAGTATAGCACCGAATACAATAACTCTGTCTTTGTACAAGGTGTCTGTCAGAAGCTGAATATGGACAGGAAAGACGCTTTTTCATTCTTCCTTGACATGCGCAATAAGCATTCGGATGAGAGCATATACAAGATGTTCGAGACATATGACATCAACAAGTTAGACATTAATAGAATATACAGGTATTTGGACAAGTACACCAGAAAAGACTGTGACATTGACGATTGATTAATGTTTTGATACACACTAATCAATTGATGATTTATAATTTATGATTGGCTCACCACTCTTCCTGGAAGTCCTCCTCCGTTGTCTGATGCTGGACCGGCGGGGTGCGTGGATTGTTCTTCATGAACTCGCGATATGCGTCAATACTGAAGACGCCGTCGGGGAAACTGGCAGCTTTACGCGCTCGCCACCAACTAGCCAAATGAGGGTTCAATGTTGCTTTGTGATGACGGGACCACTCTTCGGGTGTATCATAGAAGAGCATCAACGGCTCTTTGTTCACAGGATCCCTCGTCTCTCTGATGCACCCGTTCGCATCATGAAAACCAGTGCAGTCCATAGTCTTGTATAACTGCATCTCGTAGTACGATCCTTGGTTGCAAGGGTAAGATTGGCCTGTCTGTGCGTTTACACAACGGCCACCGATGCGGGTAGGATAGTATCGTTTCCGTCTCATTCTGGTTTTCTTCTCATTATGATCATCGTCGTAGTTCTGGGCATAAGTGTCGTCTTCTTTCTTTCTGCTAGGCATGGTGGTCGATTACTGTATACATACATGCAGGGGTACGCTTTAAACTGTTCTCTTTATTTGTTTTGGCCATTATTAGAGGATACCATTACGTTCTCGTTACTCACATCTCGGCCCGTTATCGCTCTAAGTATCGTTAATTCGTTATTTGCTTCATGCAAGCGTCTCGTAATTTCTCCAATAATATCGTGTTGTCTCTGCAATAAGCCGACGATCTGTTGTGGTGTCATTAGTTGGGGAGGACCAGGTCCCTGCTGTATCATTATACTACCTTGTGCCCTGTAATAATTGGCCATAGCTTCTGCGTCTTTTCTTCGCTTTTCTTCGATCTGAATTATCTGCTTCAGGACGTCCGGTTTCATGTCGGGTCTTCCTGGTTCATATACGTCAAGTAATCCTTCGATGTCTTCCATATAAAACTTCCTCATATCAGCTTCCTTCACGAACTCCTCGACAGTTTTTTCGGACTCCTTCACAAATGCAGTATTTGGGTTTTCGAGGAGTTTCCGTTTGTCAAATGTGTTATGCTCGTGCGAAAACACGAGGATGCACTTGAGCGGGTCTAGTTGCACGAACGGGACAGTGTAGCCTTTTAAGAAAGCTCTCTCCTCTGCGAGAGCTGCTGTGTCTTCATACTGGGTCTGGTTAAGAAGCTCTCTACGAAAGGCGAATGTTCCAGCAGTTGCATGATTAGGACCATACGGACCAAATTGGTATAGTTTCTTTATATGCTTGAAATAAATGTAAATCTCACTTGAGCCTGCACACATCGCTTCTGGATTTGATTTCAACTTATCTACGGCATGAGACACACGCTCTGGTGGATAGTAATCATCGTCGTCCATATAAACAATTATATCTCCCTTGGACTTCTTGTGCATGAGGTTTCTTTTCTCCCCGAGCGGCATCTTTTCTGGGTAATAAAAGTACTTTACAGAGGGATGTCCTCTAACTAGATCTTCGATCCTATCAGTACCGTCGTCCACAATGATCCACTCCATTCTCTCTTTGGGATAATCTTGATGGTCGAAACACTTAATCATCCTATCGATGAAAGGACGCCTGTTGAACGTAGGCGTGCATACGCTAACAAACGGATAATTGGAATCCGGAGACTCGCATTTAGGCTTTTTCTTCGAGTTCTTCTTTTTTGTCATATAAGCAAAAAAAGAGATACACCTTTACACCCTTTGATCTAAATTAGCTTTTTCGAGACATCTCATAAAGTGCTTTGAGCACGAGGACTACCCAGGCGATGGTCATTCCTGTAGATATGGTTGAGTCCAAGTGGGCTGCCGCTGCTGAAACAACGAAGGACGCAAATACGAACCCTAGGAAGCCACCGTTGCACTTAATGATCTGTCCTATTTTTTGTCGGTCCATCACAAGTGGCGCTATTAGGAAAATGACGAGCAACTGAATCATCATTGATATAGAGTTACCGAGTGGCATAAGCCACGTTGCCCAGAATGGAAGGAATGCATTCAACGCGCTCCATATCAAACCATCCCCTTCATCATCAAATACTCCAAAGAAAAACGAACTGAAGTACACCAAAACTCCCATTAGCTGAATAAGAGGGTAGAAGAACATTCCGATTATCATCATCACTGCCTCGGGGACTACGTCGGCTACGCCTTCCAGAACTCCCAACAGCTTAAGTATCTGCTCTCGGTTCCACTTAAAAGTGTGTGCGGTCGAATCAGCGATCCAATTCTTATAACCAGCCCACGATAGTCCTTTGTGATCCCCTTTCTTCATAGAGTACGGCCATCCGCATGCCCGCCCATCGAAACCTAGCAGTGCCGCAAGGTTTATCTCCGGTGCCTTTATTTCACCCCCAAATATATCGCCGCCGCAAGTGCCTGCCGCTACGGCACCACCTCTTTGTCCTCTTCTGCCGCCTCCACCCATTTTTTTCTCACACCAATAATCTTCTAGTGCGGTCGGAAACAAGACGTGTTTTCTTTTGTTTCGCACAATGTAAATGAAGTTGGCTCCGAGTATGGCTAAAACCATAGTCAGCACCGCGCCGCCAATGACGCTGCTTAGGAAGCCAGAAACGTTATTATTCGAGCCACTGCTATCAGTCGTATTAGTTTGCTTCTCTTCGTTCTTGCTGTCTAGCGCTTGTGTATCGGGATCAGACATGTCTATATAATAACCAGATTAAATAGTCTGTGCACTTTGTATAGCGTTACATGAAAGCGATCGAACTAGTACTATATATGCTCGCTGGCCTACTGTTAGTTCTTTCATTATATTCTCAGATATCCGATTCTTCGAAACAATGTCAAGAGAGAAATGTCTACTACCCAGGCTCTTTGTTCCGTGTCCGGGAAGGCATGAAATCGTCAATGCCCACTACAGTGACATATCCTGGTGCGTATCCACAAATACATCCTCCGACGAATTACGCCGTTATAGAACAGCAGGACATTGAACTCAAAAATGAGGAAGTCTCAGCTTATATTCAAAGCGAGGCGAGTGGGTTAAATACACACGAATGCCGTTCTACACTGTCAGGTCTGTTCCAAGACTGTGGACCAAATCCACATAACGCCTGCTCTATAAGTCCATCGCTAAATGCTTAGTTAATCATTCAATTGATCATAAGAAAACGAGGCAAATAGACACTTTCTTCTTCTCTCATACAACATATTACAAGAGATACCTCGTGGTACAAACTATACATCATAATACAACTTGTATGAATGATATGCCACCCAACATCCAAATGTCAACAATATTAACGCTGTTTCAACAAGTACGCTCATTTTCTTACAATACTGGAAACAGACCCGCAAATATTTGTTTCAATTTTTTTGACACATTTAAATGATTACATAGAATACTTTCGATCCAATCATTTACCTTGCGAACTCTAATGCGGCCATACCCGACTCGAACTTCAATACATTGAATCGCTCTTCCATAACAATCAGATTAAATGTGTACTCGTAGATACCCCATGCAGGCTTTATGGTACCGATAACTACCCCATCTGGGCCACAGATCGTCGAGAACTCAGCTTGTGTATCGAGGATCGGAGTAGTAGTCGATACCTCAAACTCAACCGTGGTGAATGGACTCATGTTCATGGCTCCACTAGGCTGAAAATCTGTAGGCGTCGTATTTAATGAGAAGTTGTAGCAGTAGAGTCCGTCTTGTCCATTACCGCTTGTTCTGACATACTTCTCCACGTATCCAAGGACACCTGCGTCCTGTTGATTCTCCCGGTATTTACCATCCAAAAGGAGGGCCCATGATGTCATTATCGACTCTACATTCAACGGGCTCGCGGTTCCAGTGTACATTATTCCGGTATGGGAGTTGTCGACATTGTACATCGGGTAGAATGTCCGGGCGACTCCTTGAGAATCAGAACATGTATATGGTTCTACCGTGTCTAACATGGGGACACGAACCCCTGCAGGTTTAACCCCCGCATATGCCCAATTGGTGTAGTTGGACCATTCATTCCTTTCAAACGCATCCGATCTCTGGAAGAACCACATGTAGGACGAGACCATCCCAATACTCTTGAGATCGACTCTTTGGGACCCAACCACATTCTGATATTCGGTTGTATAGACCTCTTTAATCAAATACTGCTGAGGCTGGGATGCGAATACGCGTATTTCGTCATCGCTGAGAAAGCAATACGTAGATAAGAGATGGATATCCGAGTCCCAGTTCGTTCTCCGATCCTCGTATGCAGTATTTGTACGTACGTCAACAACTGGAGGTGATTGAAGGAACTTATAGAATGCGTATGTACTACTTGTGGGGTCAGTGGATTCATAGTAGCCATACGGCTCAAACTCCTCTGTACCACCTGCAATATGTCTAACTCTATATAGTTCCTGTACAGGACGAATGACAACTTCTATAGTAAGCTCAGCATATTGAAGAGAGATCAATGGGAAAGCCATCTTAGCGGCTAGCGTGAACCAAATGTTAAGCGGTATGTATAGTGTTCTTCCACGAATAGACGGTTCAGCACCTGCCGTGTTGAAGTCGGGATTTGAGCCGACCAGGGCATTTGGATAACGTTTGTTCTGCCTTGAGCATTGGCTGGGTCATTGAGGTCTGCGACATTGCCAGTCATCTTGTAATAGAGTTGTTTCTTGGCTTCATCGAAATCCCTCTCGACCATATTCATCAAGTATTGGCCCGACAATGTCTGAATCAGCTGACCTCCTACCCTGAAATTGACATGTTCTATCATCTGGGAGCCAATGTTGTCAATCCAGCGAAACTCGAATGGCTGCCATGTTTTGGATGGGCTGTTTTCAACAGCATCGCATAGGGGTGGCACGACTGGGCTCCAAATGTTAGGCAAATTGACAACTAAGTATGTATCCATTAGCAGATCAGCATAACGCGGAACCTTGAAATCGAATACAGACCTCTCCGTCATACGTAAAGTTCTCTGTCCATTGAAATCTATACGAAACTTTTGCATGCCGAAATTACTGTACTTCGCATATGTAGTCTTGAAGAACGTCTTTTGCGGGTTACCATTTAATATCACGTTTTGAGCGCCGTACGCAACTAAATTGAGCAGTCCTCCTGGCATCTATATAGAGATGCCAAGATTATTTAACCTATTTGGTCACCAAATATAATAGCTCCGTATAATAATGGAGATAACTCCCGATATGGCAATTGAAGCACTCGAACAATCAAAGATAACAGGTTACATTGTCCTAGGTTTAGCTGCTATCCTTCTGATAGGTGGCGCTTTCTGGGTATGGAACAAGACCACACTTGATAATCAGAACTGTAAAAACATGAATGAGCTATATGCTGACTTCCCAAGCCTAAGCAGTATTAACCCTGATAATGCAGACTACCAACACAGTCTTCGCGACTATTATATCAAAACAGCATACAACGCTTGTTCTGCAGGTCAGTTCAAGAATGACTTCGTCAATGTCTGTGCTCTTAAAAACAATATCCGACAAGGCGCAAGATGTCTTGATTTCGAAGTCTACTCTGTCGACAATAAACCTGTTATTGCTACGAGCTCAGTTAATGACTTCACAGTGAAGGAAACATTCAACTCAGTCAACTTCCCTGACGCACTAACAGTAATCAGAGATTATGCTTTTGCAGGCGGCACATGTCCTAACCCTAATGATCCCCTTATTATTCACCTAAGGATAATGAGCAATAATACTCCTATCTATAAGGACATTGCCGACCAACTAGAAAGCGAGTTGGGAACAAGACTCCTTGGTCCGGCGTACAGCTATGAAAATCAGGGCAAGAACTTGGGAAAAGAGCAAATCCGCAATCTTATGGGTAAAGTGATCATATCAGTTGATAAATCTAACCCCATATTCGAAAATACGAAGCTAGACGAATATGTCAACATCGCAAGTAACTCTATCTTCATGAGAGCACTTCGGTACTCCGACGGTGTAAGATATACACCAGATATAAATGAACTGATTGAGTACAATAAGAAAAATATGTCTATCTGTTTACCAGATATCTCTCCTACTGACTTCAATTATCAACCATCAACGGCAATGCAGTGTGGAGTACAGATGGTGGCGATGAGCATGCAAAACTTCGATGCTAATCTAGAGTATTACGACGTATTCTTTGACAAAGTTGGATCTGCATTTGTTCTGAAGCCGGCCGCGCTAAGATATATTCCAGTTACGATACCGGCACCAACTCCCGCACCAGAGTCCAACTCGTACAAGGAACGAAAAACTGCTACAGACTTCTATAGCTTCTCAATGTAAGCGCGTATATAATGTCATGCATATATATACGCACAATGTCTTGTATAACAAAGGCTATGACACTCGAGGAAAAAGAACTCGCGATTCTTCGCGCTGCTGTCGATAAAGCAGAAGCGAAAGCCGGCAGAAAGATTACACACGCAGAAGAAACCAAGAAAATGATCGCAATAGTCGAGAACTTCCTCATTAGAAGAAAGCTTGTCTGTTATGGTGGAACTGCCATAAACAATATATTACCTGTCCAGGATCAGTTCTACAACAAAGATATTGAGATCCCCGACTATGATTTCTTCAGTCCTGACGCTCTCAAAGACGCCAAGGACTTAGCAGACATTTACGCCGATCAAGGCTATAGCGATGTGGAAGCTAAAGCAGGCGTTCATATTGGTACGTTCAAGGTGTTCGTCAATTTCATCCCGGTCGCAGACATCACCGAGATGCCGAAGGAGCTATTCAAGTCCGTCCAAGCTGAAGCTCACAAAAGAGCTGGCATATTATACGCTCCTCCTGATTACCTGCGAATGGCTATGTATCTCGAACTATCTAGACCTGATGGAGATGTAAGCAGATGGGAGAAAGTCTTGAAACGACTTACGCTTCTGAATAAACACTTTCCAATGAAGAATCCACGCTGCGACCATGTAGACTTCGTTCGCAGCTTTCAAGGCACAGAGCAGGACGCAAGAGACATATATAACGTGACGAAGGACTCTATTATCGATCAAGGTCTTGTTTTCTTTGGCGGATACGCGGGTCATCTATATAGCAGGTATATGAAAGGCAAGGAGAGTAAGCGTCTCAATCGTTCGGTTCCGGACTTCGATGTATTAGCTGAAGACCCTGAACGTGCTGCGGTTATTATCAAAGAAAGACTGCTTGACGAAGGTTTCCAGACAGTCAAGGTATACAAGCATAAGGGTTTTGGTGAAATAATCGCACCACATTATGAAGTCGCTGTTGGAAAAGACACTGTCGCATTCATCTACGAGCCGCTCGCATGTCACAGCTATAACGTGATCCGAGCTGGTGGTAAGAAAGTCAAGGTTGCTACAATTGATACCATGCTGAGCTTCTACCTTGCATTCACGTTCGCAGACAAACCGTATTACGATAAGGAACGCATCCTATGTATGTCACAATATTTGTTCTCTGTTCAGGCTCGCAATCGGTTAGAGCAAAAAGGAGTACTGAGAAGGTTCAGTGTTACATGCTATGGCAAACAGGATACACTCGAGGACATTCGAGGAGAAAAAGCTGAGCTGTTTAAAAAGCTATCGAAGAATCGTGGTAGCCTGGAATGGGACAAAGTGTTCTTGAGATACAGTCCTTCTCAAGACAGAGAGAAAAAGGAGAAAGAAAAAGAAAAGAAGAAGAAAGCAAGAAGACAAAATCGCACAAAGAACGAAAAGAAAAAGAAGAAGCGACAGACAAAGAAGAAGGGTCTCTTCGGGTTTTAACTTAGGTGATAATTCCAATACTGTATCAACTAAGCTGGATCATGATATCTATTTATTGACTTATATATATATACAAATGGACTCTGTTATGTGTTTGTTTTTAGCCTCTCTGCTATTGCTAGTAATTCTTTTTCCAAGAAGGGAAGCCTTCTCGTCAGCGAAAGAACAGTGTATAGATCAGGGAAACGGCAAATCATGGTGTTCAGACGTCGGAGAGACACAAGCAAGCGGCTGTAGCTGCTCAGGAGGGATGGTAGCATATAATAGATATGGAAGATGCTACTGTACGAGCAATTTAAACCAATCAGATAATGCCTTCACTGCACAAGGTGCGTCTGGGGCGGAGCAGAGTGAAGCGCCCGCGTCACCTACGGCACCATATGCTGATAACTTGCAGCAGGCTATCAGTGACAGGTCCGGAGAAGGTCCCGTCCCAAGCTCATCAAACATGTCTTCAATGCTTTCACGAGGTTCGATGCCATCAAGGCGTTAACTACGCTAGACTTCTTTGCGAGATTAACAATGACGAACGCTGTCATGAACACTACATAGACGAAGCGGAACCATATGTGTTCTCTTACGCCCCAGTCGTCCCTCCATGAGCATATTCCTGGTTGCCGCTTCATTAACAGGTTGCTTATAGACGACACGCCTTCAAGGATCCGGGAGTGTGGATTCTCCTCACCACATGTTGAAAATACCGTGCTCAACTGGTTAATGCCGAGAATATCAACGACAATAGTTGGTCTAAGATTATCTTCAAACATGTAAGGAACTATGCCATCAACATATTTGTTATCTAGGCAGCCACTGCCGTCTGTCAGCAATGGGATGTATGTAGATCTATTTAAAGTCTCTAATACTTGTTCGGCGCTTTCAAACGAACTCTGTACGGTAAACTCGTAACTATCGATGTCGTTGTAACTGATGAAGACTCTATCATTCATTTCTGCCACATCTGTCGCAGCGAACGTGTCTTGTAAGGCATTGACGTACAACAATGAATATCCACTCAAGTCACCTGTGTTTCTGAAAGCAGCTCTCATATCACCAAATAACTTTTCGACGCACGCAAAACGTCTTGCGAACATGCAGATAGCCACTAATGCCCCTGCACTAACACCGCTTATCCTGACGACTTTCGTCTTCCCTTGCCTTTCAAGTTCAACGAGAAACATCCCTACACCTATGGTGATGTATCCATTGAATGCACCTCCTCCAAGGATCACATCGATCTCGTCCGGAATAGACTCATTGGGAATGTTTTTTGCCAATGATTCTATGTACTGAGCTAAAATATCAATTGCGGGCATCTCTACTGCCATCTGTAGAGAGAATATGATGAAGTATATAACATAATTTCTCTCTAAAAGACACAACTATGTCCAGAATTAGCTGGGACGAATACTTCAAAGAGTTGTGTTTGGTGACAGCAAAGCGGTCTCCATGTAAAAGACTTCACGTAGGGTGTATACTGGTCAATGATAATCGCATTATCTCCCAGGGGTATAATGGATATCTACCGGGATTTCCTCATGAGCAGATCATGAGGGAAGGTCATGAAGTCGCAACTGTTCACGCAGAACAGAATGCAATAACAGACTGTGCGAAGAGAGGTGTGTCTTGTAACGGCTCAACTGCCTACATATCACATTTTCCGTGTCTGAACTGTATGAAACTGCTATGCGCTAGCGGTGTAGCCGAGGTGAAATACATAGAAGACTACAATAACGACGAGATTGTGCACCAAATGAGCCGTCTAGGAGGTGTAGCGTTGTCCAAGTTAGACACTCAACTGTTGGACAATCTTGTGTGAACCAAATATGATCGCACCGAATATAACACTATTCACCACATAACCGGATAGATTCAAGTTTCCGTTTGTACCATAACACATAGGAAATGTCTTTAGAAACGTACGTCTTACAACAGGTAACTGATACATGAAATATAGTGCAGCGATCATAACAGGTATTCCTAGTTCTGCTGCTAGACGATCGATCGTTGACTCGGCTTCTTGTTTCTTAGCATTCTGCCTTATTATCTCTTCACTTGTCTGATGTTCCGTGATGTAATCAGATGTGGTACTTGTAGGTACAAAATTAGGTTTGACAGACTCGTCTCTGGTGACAGATGTTTGGTCTAACGGAACATCCCTGTGCTGCAACGATAGAGCACCACTAGCGCTAGCTTTTTGTATGCCACTAACGAACTCATTCATATCCATTCCTTCATTCTCCTGTGGTTTGGCGGCTGCGAGATCGGCGTCTCTTTGCCTTTTTACATCTTCAACTTTGCTTTCAACAACTACATTCTCAGTCGTTTGGAGCACGACGTTTTCATCGCCCATCCCTACAGGTAAGTCGTCTATACTAGTTGCTCCTCCAGACATAGTTTATTATAAAGGATCAAACAATAATAAACGATGTTACGCATACCCTACTGTTTTCTCTGGACAGGCGAGGGTCTTAGCCTTAAACTTGACACAGGTATCTCCATGAGCATAAACATTCTCCTCTACATCCTGCAAACCAGGACTAACGAAATTAAAACATCCTAACTCAGAACAGGTCTTTCGGAAGAGACTAGCCAGTCCGAGCCCAAGGATTATAGATACGACTACTCTCCCAAAGTCTGTCTTTATCATGTTCTGCAAGTTTCGGATCATTGGTCTTATAGTATATCCTCAAATTATTATTGTATCGGTATTCGCTTACCACCTTCTTTTGGGCACTCTACTGGCTTCGGTTCGTATGCGTAGCACAGGCCTGCCTTATCCGCGTACACCACCTGCCCTGCGTTCTCTGGTGTGGGGTATACAGGAACTGTCTCTCGCGGTGGATTTGATATCCATACAAACAACAATCCTACCACGAATGCTGCCGCCATAATTCTAAAATCAATCATAGAAACTAGACCTGCCATGTTGTATTACAGTGATATTATTCCTGATTTGCTATGACAACTGGATCTTCTGTTAGTTGGTACGCCAGATCTTTGTATGTGAAAGGTGCCTGAATGAGATAGCTTATGCCGTCCTCGCAAGGGACAGGATTCCCGTCGAAGCATTCCACGCCAGTATATGCATATGTGTTTTCCATCAACTGTTTGGCTAGAGGCTTCAAGTCACCGTTATAAACCTCAATCATGTCGTTAATTTTGTCTTGTTGATTCGTATCACTGAACTCCTTAGCAAACGCTTTAAGACGCTGTTTTTCTACAAACATACTTATCTTGTTCTCTGAGATGGTTTTATCGAACTCGCTCCTAGTTATGATTTTGAGAGCGTCGGCCTCGACCGATTCTCTAAGGGACAGATCGTCCTTGAGTTTCTCACGCAGCTTATGAAACTTTGTTAATGCTTCGTCCTCCCCTATGTATCCAAAAAGTAGATTCAGTTTGGTGCGTATGATGTCGCTTTTGGTTGTTTCTTCATCTCCTTTCAAGTAGGAAAGTGTTGTCAACACGTTCTCATAACCTCCTTTGTTGATCTCGATATTCAGATTACATGGTTCACTCGCATTACCACATTGTGCTTTGAGGTTGTCAGCTGTGACCGAGAATACCATGCCCCCTTGCTTACCACAGTTAAGACACTTCGAACGAAGCTGGGCCATCTTTTGTCTCTTCTGAATAGCCGTGAGTGTACGGTCTCTGCGGATAGCTCGCTTCTTATCTGCGATATCCTTCTCATACGATGATTTAAGTTTGTAGAACTTATCCATAGCGTCGACTACTGAGTCATCCATAACGTATAGATTATCTACATATTATTCCTCAAAGCAGATAGCTCAGAATGGTTCGACCACACCGGTAGATCGGTGATCATACTTGACTTTTTATCCTTAGTGACAGCAATTTGTTGTAGTTTAGAAACGATGTATTCCTGCTTTTCCTTCGCTCGTCTAGCAAGCTCGGCAGGAGTTGGTTTTCCTTTATACTTCGTGACTAAAAACCCGCCTATAACCAGAATAAGTAATACGGTCATGCTAAAATTGAACAGCAAGCTCGTGTGACTGTCTTTGAAACGCCTGCACTCCTTGAGTGTTTGGCCGAGGAAGTAGGAGACTCCTGGTTCGGTTAGAGTTGGCTTCTCCATTGCTTGTTACTAATGCAAAGGATTATTACGAAATAAATTGTACCCATTAAGTATATAGCAATGGGAGGCACATCAAGCGTAGGTAACTCATACGGTCTGTTCATGCTGATCACCGTAATCTACATAATTCTCGATTACACTACTATGTCCAAGCGAACCGAAGATCCTAAGTCTAAGATGAAACAAGGTCTAACGTACGCATTGATATATTGTAGCACATTGATCGTAATGGAACTATTCGTCAATCTTAGCCTAACTTCGGAAGTATGTGGAAGTGCACAATGGGGATCGGCTGTATTTGCCACAATATTTCCATGGGGTCTAATATTCGGCTCAGTAATGTTACTTCTCAATATGTTTCCTGGATGGCTAGCACCATTTTCTAACACATTCGGCTACTTAGTTGCCGTGTTAGGAGGAGTGGACAGTGTTGTAGCGGATATTCTGTTACCGAGACCTCATGATAGTTCCAAAGGTGCAAACTCTGCTACCCAGGCGGCACTGGCTCACATATATGGCAACAAGAGCCTGATGATAAACGAGATAACATCTAGTTCATTCAACTCGTTCTGGATCGGGATGAAATCATTAATGAAGCAAGACGCATTCGAGAGCGTAAGATTAAAGGACGAACTTTACAGATTGGTCGTTATGAAAGAATCAGCAGCGAAGTTCCTTTGGTATGTTTTAGCAGGAGGACTCGTGACATCGGTATCATTCAACTATGTCGTAAACTCTGCATGTTCGATGTCTATCGACGAGATGGAAGAGAGACATAAAGAATATGAAGAAACGATTGCTAAACAGCATAGCGATGCGGGAGAGGAGCAACCGAGAGTCTACTCCACAACAGAGTAATATGTTTAATCATACAGTCATTAATGCCTATATGATTTTGGAAGTGTCTTAGGTGGCAATCAGAATTGCATTCGCGGGATAGAGACGTAGTAAAGGACCGAGAAATAAGACATTATGGCTACAACGATTGCAACAAGCCATGCTGGTAGGACGGTTTTCTTTTGATACCCAACCCCGAAATGTCGTAATGACCCGTCGTCTTCATACATGAACTTGGGTTGAGCGATTACAATCAAGCTGTACGCTATTGCGAAAATTAGAATTGCCGCACTGGTTATGTGCCTACGAATGAAGTTTCGATCCATTGCTAACTATAGACTCGTGCGATAAAATATTTAAGTTTCCTTCTCAACGCTCTTAACTATCGATCTTGTCAATAACATCCTTTGTTAGTACGGTCTCTCTTGCCAGTCCATCTAGAACCTTCTTCCTTTCTTTATTACCGAGATCAGAGTTTGTCTTAGCAGCAAGGGTGACATACTTGTCTTGCAGTGTTTCAGACTTTGACCAATCCGGGTGCGCATCAGAGAACTCGGATGGCCACTGACGGCGGATGCCGTGTTGTGCTGACTCGAGGACCTTAGCACCGGAGTCTGGTTCCCATCCATTATCTTTATCGTTGATATACCATTCCGACTTCTCGGCATCGGTGCAGTGGAATGGACGGTCAGTGATGGTAAGAGGTTGAAGGTTCTTAAGAACAACATTTCTTATGGCCTCAGGCCTGGATTCATCTAAATCTGCCAATGTAAGTTGCAGGTTTCTGGCGAAATCCTGAATGCACATCGCCTCACCACACTTCTCGTTAAGAAACAGATTGACGTTGTATATTTTCTGATTGTTAATGGTGTTATGCGAACCACTTCCTGATATATGGCTTGTGTTACTTCCCAGAGCGTTCGCAGTAGCTATACTAAGCTGACTAAGTGCTTTGACTGCATCTGCGATGCCTTTCAGTGTTTCAGCAGTTGAAGACTGCTCTGGTTGGTGTTCTACCACCACATTGGTTTCATGTTTCCAGTCACATTTATGTTTATGACGATAATAGCCACTATGATACTTGTAGGTTCTACCACATTCACAAGTATATACATTCGTTGCTAGAGGTGTAGTGGTCGTGCAACTTTTTGCAACTAAGTCTGTATCATTATGTACCATTTGTGTACCATTGTGTTTTCTCGTCTCAAGATGTTTCTTCCACGAAGATTTTCGTGACGTAGAATAGTCACAATTCTCACAGTAAAATGATTGTGCAACTTTTTTGCAACTTTTTGCAACTAAATCTGTATCATTATGTACCATTAAATGATACATAGAAAAGTTGCTAAAGCCAATGACGCGTAATTTGTAGTACCCTTTTTTCAGTCCTACATAACCTCCCTACATAAAATATTGGTGTAACTAGAGGTAATCTACTACAAGCGTCATGATAAACATGGTTTTTTTTTCGTGTTTTCATTCTCGATTTATAAAGAGGAAAATAGACCATCAAAAACTGTCTCAGAGAAACAAAGATGGAAATGTCTTCAAAAAGATAAGTTTATCATGACGCTGTAGAGAGAAGTAGAAAATACAGGCAATATATGTCACTACACCATGGTATAGGTACGTTTTTTAAAGTTGAAGAAGAAGATATTTAGCATTAGATCTGCTTTACATCATCGAGTGTTAATCTATTCCCATTAAGAATGCGCCTGATCCAGCCAGCGCTAATCCTACACACTGTCTATACGAAAGTCGTTCACCATGGAAGTGCCATGACAGAGCCAGAACTGGTACAATGGCTAGACCATACATTACTTGCTGGCCGACTGATCCACCCTTATTAATCGCCATCGCATGAATAGGATTTGTCATGATCGCGAAAACTAATGTCGCAGCAATCACCTTATAATTGAGCGAGCTCTCGAGAGTTTTGGCAGATTTGATGTTATTAGCCCGCCACAAATAGATAGTATATTGATCATCACAACAAACTGTCTGTATAACACCTAATATTCGTCTTCTTCCATTTCACCATATCCATCATTGTCTTCGCCTATGTGCGTCATGTCGAACTCTTCGCGTTCTATGTCTTGGGCGTTTCGCTGGTTGGCTTCCATATCCATGACGAATACGTCCATTAGCGCATCCGTGACACCGTCACCTGTCCCAAGACGCATCTCGTTAGCAGTCCTCTCTTCGATTGCTTCGCGTTCAGCATCATATGTATCTCCTTCATAGACGCGGAATCCTTTCTGTTGACCTACGGCCCAGACGCCAAGTTTGTGATTGCGAAACTCCTTGTCGATATCACGCTGATCGTCTGTCATTGCCGTCAGTCTGGCTACAATGCCGTCTTTTTCTTTCTCTTTGGCACGAGTGACACGTTCTTTCAATGACTCGTAGTCGTGATCAATGTTAGATCTTTCGCCACAAACGATGCTCATATACGCTGTTATGATGTTTGCGATCTTACCGGCAGTTTCCTTTTTGTCGCCGGTCATCACCTCTTGCAGAGCCATGTCTCCTAATACCGCTACGTCGACCTGCTCCAAAGGTCTTAGCATTGGGTTGGATGGGCGCTCAGGAACCTCGGCGTAGAGTTCATCTCTATCGACTAGCTTGGCGAGCTCTACTAGAACCGATAGGATGTAGAAACGCATCAATAGTCCGATTAGTCGCTTATCGAATATCGATTCAACCATCTCACCATCTTCCTGACGTGGTGCAAGATACATCGTATCCCATGCTAGCCGCTCGAGGTCAAGAGACTCCGCCTGGAACAACTTCATCGCCTCAGTTATTCTCGCGTCACCGTAGAACGTAGAGAGAGGAGAGTAGTGTTTTTTGACAAACTCCTGGATATCGTATGCATGCCTTTCACTTAGCTTCCAGTGACGAGGGATAGGTATCTCGTTGTAATTGACGGAGTCTATTATGATGTTAGGGAACACTCTGGTCATTTGTTGAATAGCATTATGTGCGTAATCTACTGTGCGGAATACGGAAGTCTCTGTATTCTTTCTATCTTCGCGGATGGTGGGAATGCTCTCCAGACAGGTAATAAAGTCATTAAGATTAGATGAAGATGAGTTTCGACGGACGAAATCGGTTAAAACTGCTTCCATCTGTGGGATAGATGTACCAAGGTAGTTCTTGAAGTCTCTTACGGTATCGCTGTCTGATTCAGCGGGACCATCCCTAGCACCGTATCGATCAAGCACTGCGATCATCTTCTCTCTGAAGACGAGAGGCACTACCTGACTGTCTGTGTCTTCTAGATGCGAAAGATGACTCCGTAGTCTTTGGATGTTACTGTAGACTGCAACACCTAAGTCGATATTGACAATATTGTTACGGTTCACAATTGACATGAGTCTGGCTAGGGCTTCATTATTATAGTTTCTTCCATCCCTCTTCAACTTCGCGATGTGCTCTGCGATAGAGGCTTTCACGTCGAAGTCATCCGGTTTGTCCATACAAACTGCCCTTAGTTCTTCACTCAAGGGTATGTCACTGTTGTATTTGCAGTATACGATAAACGCTCTGTAGATCGTTTCTTCGTCGAACTCAGGAGAAAGTGCAGGATAGCGAGTACTTGTGTTGTCTGGATCAAACAAAATCGGTGCCCTAGAAAGACTAGCTAGACCATCAAGTGTCTTTCTGATGTCGAGGACAGTATTGTTGTCAGAGATGATCGATGGGTCCTTAGATGCAAAGAAATCGAACGTATTATCCGATTGGCTATTACAGCAGGCGTTCTCTAGGAAAGGGTCCTTAGCTGCGTTACTAAGTACAGCCTGATTGTCGATAATGTCCTTATGTAGTACCTTTTGGATACCTTCCTGTATAGCGAGAGACGTGTAAATGATCTTAGATCTGAGTGCATCTATCTTGAGGAACTGATCAGAAGACCCCTTACTGACATCCTGTTTGAGTTGTTCTCTGAACTCTTGTGGGATTTTCTCTACTGCTCCTACCTTGACAGGCCTTAGGGGTGGAAGGAAATTAATCCAGCTAGCGATAGACAGTTCCTCTGGGATCTCTACATTGCCTACTGTATCGTCATACTCTGTTCTTTCTCGGACTCTTTCTCTCATCATGTCGCCAGTTAGAATGAGTTTATCGATGTACGTCTCTATCTTAGACATCATTTTCTGTGGTGTTAGTTTCTTGACAGAGTCCCATGGTTCAATGGAGCTTTTGATTCCGTTTGCGACACAAACGATGTACTCAAGTCCCGACTTATCGGCTGTTCCCTTGCTGGGATAACCGGCGAATGATCTTACACATCCGGGGAATGTTTTCCTCGTTCTGAGAGGAGGAACACTCGTTTGGATGCCAATCAGAAGGAATGCGATGGTCATTAGAATTAACGTTTGGTTATATACTGTCTCATATGGATCAGGCTTTTTCTTTTTCCGGCTTGCGGCAGCAGCGGCTTCATAGTCTGCTTTGGCGGGCATGCTTTTTGCGAGCAATTTACTTGTCTCCGACATAACAAACTCCTGGAGTGATTCAGTATCTAAACCCATGTACTTCGAGATAGCGTTCATCACTCTGAATATTCTCTCTGCTTCCATTGTTCCAAACGAAGTAGGGGCAGATCCTTTTTGTTGAGCCGCAGCTACAGATACATCTGCAGCCAGAACGTCACGGGTTCTCATTGCGAAGCCTTCTTCTGTGAAACCTTCCTCTGTGCTGAAATCGATTGTCGTTATCACCCAGCTGGAGTACCTATCAATGATGGCCTCACCGTCTCCACTCTCGTCACCCTGATCACTGATGATTCTCGCCATAGTCGCCATGTAGTTCTCACCACGAACAAACGCGTCTGCAAGTTTGGCAACGAACGTTGGTAAAATCTTGACTCCACTGGAGATGCAATATAGCCACCATATATCTTCTCCTTGGTCATTAGCAGGCCTTGTGAACATAGCTACGAACTTTGTTATATCATTCTGCCTCTTTACAAAATCACCTTGAGAGAGAATAGTACTTATCAATGGGCCATTAGGGGATTCCTCAACAAGAACCTCTTTTGCTGACTGTCCAATTGAATACTTCAGTATGTCATACTTCATGAAGGCCTGCTTCTGAAGAGCTAGGAGAGCAGGTAATCTATCACGAGCATTCTCGGCCTCGGATTTGATCTTCTTGAAAATGGCATCTGCGTTTTTCTGGAGACGTTTGTCGAACTCATCGGCCATGTCTTTGATCGTATCTTTCTGCATCTCCATCATTGCAACAGGTAATGACTCACATTTGTCATCTACGGTTATGCACTCGGGCTCTAGATCACAATACATCTTTGATGTGTCACCCGACTTGTCTGCAGCTGACTCGTCTTGAAGCCATTCATTGTCTTTTCGTTGAAAGTACGAGTACACACTCGAACCATCGTCCTCCTTTTTAACAAGTACCGCGATGTCGCCATCTCTCACTGGACGTTTGCCTAATAGTAGGGCTTCTGCTTCCCTGTCTGCGGCTTCCGGTGTCATACCAGTATTCTCTATCAGCTTTACCTTGAGGATATCTCTCTTGGAAGCGTCGGTTTCTTGAATATCTACATCTACTTGATAGTCGCGAATGACATCATAAAACGTCTTGTCGAACTCAAGGTCAAAGTAGATTGTTTTTCCATTATCCTCAATAAGAAGTTCAGGAGATGTGTACTTCTTGGCAAGGGTTTTAGATTCGCACTTGGTGTTTGTTAGCTTAGATTCGACTACTTTTGTCTCGCGTTCTAGCCACCCTTCTGTGTCGGCAAGCGCAGCCATGCCATCCTGAATCATTAGCTCGCTTCCAAGCAACCCGATCATGGAGTTATAAAACCTACTGTAATCCACAGAGCCCATAACTTTCAACAACTCTCCGTTAGACATTTCATCTAGTGGCAGGCTTGTCAGATCATATGCCTCTATTATGTCCTCTTGTGCTTTACTGCTGTAGCCACCCATAGTGTTGTCTAACAATGTTGGGTGTCGGCGCTTCTTTTCATTGCTCGAGATGAGTATGTCGTACTCCTTCTTGGAGGTAGCATAGTCTCTCCTGAAGTCACTGATCTTCTCAGTAACGAACTCTACCATATCGTAATATTGCATGAACGACAGATCCCTGTGATAAACCATAAATGGTTCGAGATAAGAGACGATTTCGTAGAGGGACAGTCTACCCTTGATGTTGCTCTTCACGAGATCGAATAAAACTCTTGTCTTCGGGATAGATGCCTTGAGGTATTCATCGTACGATATGTCTTTGTCTGGTAACCTCGAGTATTCAGTTATCGCAGCGAGGTAGGTTGCTGCCTCGAAACCAATATCACCTTTCGCGCTCTCGACGACTTTTCGTCGGACAGACGTGCCTTTATTAAGAAGACGCCAATAAGGCATGAAATTAGAAGCCAAGTTCGATCTGGTCATAATGTCAGTTGCCGGAAGGTTTACTCGTGAGAATGTAACGGCTGATTTCGGGAGTGTAAGAAACGACTTTATTACTACAGAATCTGGTCGTGTAACTTCTTTCACATTTACGATCATGTCTCCGCCTTTCACTCTGTGGGCTTCAAGTGTGTTTTCACCAAGGTTATATCGTTGAATCAAGAATCGCTTGCGTTTGATCTGTTCGTTTTTGGCCACAGATGAGTAGAAGTCTTCTAGCATGTCAACAACACCGTTCAAGTTTGTACCAACATCCTGCCTTGTAAGATCTGAAGAGAGAGGTGAAGGGTTTTCAAACGGTGTCCAATACTCTTTCAATGACCTCAATAGGTAGTTATACCCATTTTCTCCATCAGGGACTCTTCCCGAGTTAAAAGCATTGATACTTTCGTCTTCTCCTACTCTTTCAGTGGCTAGAGAGGTAGTGACAATGTCATCGAACATTTCAGCCTCATCAGTGTTCACGTCGAAGAGTTTCTTTTTGTTACGGACAACAGGGACGATCCAATACAACTTTTGTTTTAACTCTTTGAGAGCACCAACCAAAGGCTTGTAGTCTGCGCCTTGTGATTCAGGCATAGAAGCGTTGCCGTTTTCGTCGAACGTGGAGAAGTCAGTTCGTAACTGTTTGAATCTTTCAATCATTCTGTGGATATTATTGAGAACGCTGGTGGTTCTTTGGTTGTTGGGTATGTCAGATAGCATTTCGGCTAGAAGATCATTTGTCTGTTTATCGATGCCATATCTTCTCTCCTCAGCAGGAACCTCAACTAGCCGTTCAAGAGTTTTTTCTTCAGTACCAAACTGGATCTGATCAGCGGCGAACATGATGTTTTTGACTCTCTCTTTGAAGTCAGGTTCAATCTCGTCCTCTGGAGACTGAAGTTCGTTTTGTTCAATATCGTCTGGCAGACTGTCATCACCCGTAACCTCGACAGGTTCTTTCTCTACAAGTGATTCCGGTGTATCCCTGAGGACAAACTTATCGATAGGTATATCCTTAGGAATACCCTTATATGCGAAGTCGATGTATATGACGTTTCCATCTGTCAATGTCACCTCTATCTGGTCTTCATCTAGAGATGTTACTTTGCCAGTGAAAGTTGTAGGCAGATCTCCGCCGAAATGAATATCAATCCATTGATCAGGTACAAGGCTGTTCTGCTTTGCATAACCTTTCTCATCTGCTCTGCTCAGAATAGAGATGCCTGTAATGGATTCGTTGAGTAGAGAACCATCTTCGTTGATGTCCAACGTTAAAGGAACACCGTCTGCACCGAGAAGATCAATACCGTTCGAGTCAATATACTGGATTAGATATTGCTTACCGTTCGTGTTCTCGTCGGACGGTGATACTAGTTCGACTATATCACCTAGCTGAAGTTTAACTGTATCTGCTGGGGCACTAGCCATTGTTTTATAATTAAGGCAGATATTTATCTGCATTATGTGTGGGATTAAATGTTACGAAAAGAGTTAAAGGATTCAGTTGTAGTCATAATACGCTAACATGTCAGAGACTCAGCAAGCACGCAGATACGACCTTAACACATTGGGCGGCCAGTCCATCGAAACCATCTTATCCGGATGTGTCGATGCGATGCCAGCTGCCCTTAGCCACAAGAGGTGGCGATGGAAGGACAAAAGTTATGATGTTTTCCGCTACAAGAAGGACTCTCTGACAGCCCAGGATAGTCCTCCTGATCTAGGGAAGTTTCGTTCCGCTATTTTTAAAGACGGCAAATTAGTATGTTTTGCACCACCTAAATCTGAACCGTATGATGCGTTGTGCAGCAATTCCATGGTATACGAAGACTTCATCGATGGTACCATGGTGAACCTATTCTGGTCTGGCGATTGCTGGGAGATGGCTACCAGGAGTACTGTGGGCGCCAATGTAGGCTTTTTCACCAAGACAGGCAAGGCTAAGGCAGCAGGCACAACTTTTAGAGACATGTTTCTCGATGCGGTGCAGTATGGAGAAAAGCAAGATAGTATAGGCTCAGGAAGTGACTTTTTTGGAAGTCTGGAAAGCGTAGATAAGAACACCGTGCTGTCGTTTGTAGTTCAACATCCATCGCATCGGATTGTTGCGCCAGTAGAATCGCCATCGATCTACCTGGTAGATGCATACCACATTGAAGCAAACAAGGCTCATGTGATCGATAGGGTAGACGTTTTATCAAAACTACCATCGTTCGTTAAAGCTCCGTTTGTCCACGAGAATATGGATCTTGAACGTTGGAAGGCGTTGAACCGGGTCAACTATCATGTGATGGGGTTGATTGTCAGAGACTCCACTGGTGCAAGATCTAAGATTAGGAACTCAGAGTACGAAAGGGTCCGTCGACTGCGTGGTAATCAACCAAAGCTGCAATATCGCTATCTAGTGCTTAGGAAAGAGCGTCAAGTGAGCGAGTACTTGAGGTTCTTTCCTGAGGATAAAGAACTGTTTAAGGGTTATCGCGATATGGTGCACGATTTCACTAGTAGTCTTTTCGCTAGTTATAAAGAATGTTATGTTCTCAAGAAAGCTGCTCTCGGTACGTTCCCCGACGAGTTCAGAACGAACATGTTCAAGCTCCACCAGAACTACATAGATGTATTGCGGCCTAACCAGAAGTATGTTACGTATGGCGAAGTAATTAGATACGTGAACGAGATGCCTCCTCAGATCCTGATGCATGCTATTAACTTACCGTATCATCGCGCGCGGCATATGACTAGCAAGAAGAGTGAAGATGCTGATGGTACATCATCAGAACAATCAGGCGACGCATCGTGTGACTAGAGAGTTTATAGATAAAGAAAAATGATTAAGATTCTTTATCTAAATACACGGTTTATTCGGTCTTGAAGTCTTGAGCGATCACTTCGAATACCTTGTTCATGTCGTTGAGTGCCCCGTTGATCATGTCGATTACATCGGCCTTTTCTGTTGGTTTGATGAATCCTAGTCTTAGAATGCTTTCGTCGATATGCGGGTGTGCCTTTCGGAATCCACAGAACTCAAGTAATTTGCTTCCACCTTTGCCTTCGAAGTATTTTGTATACATGAAGTACTCCAGAGCTTTGCCAATTGTATAACCTCCTTCCATGGTAATGTCAAACCCATTGCTAAGTGCCGACGCGCTTTTTTCTACCATAGAGTGATTGCTTCGGATCTGGGTCTTAAGAAGGGCGATCTTTTGAGTCATTATGTCGCACGCCCTAAACATAAGCTCCATGTTGCTGAACTGACCGATCGTCTCTATCAAGAAGTCGAATGAGTCTGGAAGAGTGAACGTCTGTCCTTTAAGCAAAAGCCAATCTTTCTTCTTGAACTCGATTTCGGCTTCTTCTAGGCCCTCGCTCTTTAGGCCGGCTTCAATCTTGCGCAGTTCTTCAGCGACCTGAATAGGGTCAGGAGTGTTGCCATATGTGCAAGCGGATGCGACGTTAAATCCACCATCTTCTGCCGCCGTCCCAATATCAAGTCGTGCAGTGAACTTAAGAGACTCGCCAGGCAGTTCACTTGATAGTTGGGGTCTAAGGCGAACGACATCAATATAGTCTTGCGTTATAGGGTCCGGAGGGAATATTTTTTTAGTTTCGGAGTCCGACAAGAACTTTCCAGTTGACAGATCTCTGATGCGGAAGTCCGCCGTGGTGACATAGTCAATTACGGCGCCGTCATTAGTTTTATCGAGGACGACCTCGTAATTTTCGATGGGTGTAGCAACATCCGAGATGTGTATCGGTATACAACTAAGCCTTTGCTTGATGAGTTCATTGTTCATACGTGTGGTGTTAACCCCAATATCGACTTTATTCTCTTCGTATGGAGTCGTGCGAAAGACGACACACGGGATATCTGACACGATAATTCTTCGCAAGGCGTTAGCCAGACTAACATTTACACCTGATAGGCGGAACTTGAGCTGGCCATCTTCTTCGGATAATTCGGAGATACGGGGGTCCATCGTGATATGTACTAGACAAAGAAAAACAATCTCTATTTCGATTTTCTGCCCAATTAGTTTAAAGTCTGCAGTCATTTTCCTTGTATAGGGCAAATGAGTACGATACTGTATTACAGCAACTTCTGTGAGAACTGCAAGTCTATCCTTGCTGATATAGCCAAGAGTCCTATCAAGGATGATATGCACTTTATCTGTATTGACAAAAGAACTAGAGGAGAGAATGGTGCGACGTATGTAGTACTTGAGACAGGTCAGAAAGTGCTACTACCACCCACAGTGACCAAAGTTCCGGCCTTGTTACTTTTGAACCGTGGTCATCAAGTAATATTTGGTGATGAGATTAAGAACCATGTAATGCCTAAGATTGACGCACAGAGGGCTCATGCGGTCCATGATAGTGGTGAGCCATCAGCGTTTGCTTTAGGAGGAGGTGGTGGATTCGGAGTAGCATCGGATAACTATAGTTTTCTAGATCAGAGTGCAGACGAATTAGCAGCGAAGGGTGAAGGAGGAATGAGACAGCAGCACCATTACGCCGGCGTGTCATACAATGACAATATTGAGACACCACCTGACAATTATTCAGCAGATACGATAGGTTCTGTTTCGATGGATCAACTTCAGCAACAGCGATCCGCTGATATTTCTAGCCAAAAAAGATAACACCTGAAAACGTTTAAAAGATAAGGGACAGTTCCATTAATAACGTATGTCAGCCACAGTTGTATCAGCATTTAATACTCACTTTAAGGAGTTTGTACAAGCAATCCAACATGTGTTTCCGGATGATGTTGAAATAGAGGCGGCCAAGAACGCTTTGGAGAGGTTGAGGAAAGCGAATCCTAGCATGATTGTCAAGGGATTCAAGACCTATGTAACGAATCCTTACGGTGCACAAATTGAAAATGGTGACATTGATTTCTTCATTAACAAGGATTATGGCAAAGATGTCCCGTCCTCTGTTATTCTCGAGAAGATCAACTCCCTTCGCGTCCCCATCTCGCAGATGGAACCCAATGAGCTAGAGAACGTAGCTAAGTATTTGAAGCAGTTGAAGACTATATGTGACTTATACGATTGATAATCTCATGGCTTAAAAAAATATCATTAGTCTCCCTATTATGGAATCAGAGAAAGAGACTCATGATACTAGTTCTAGTCCTCCTTCTGGGGAGAGCGAACAAAAGATGCAGAGCCTAACAAAGGTCTTGAAAGATCTAGTGCGTGACTTATTGACGACGTATCCAGAGCTTGGTGATTCACTACACGATGACCTAAGAAGTCTTCACGGCGATGAGTCAGAATGTCAGGAGGCAGTAAATCGCCTTACTATTCACTTCAAGACAGTGTTTCCAGAGAGATTCTTCGATATCCTCTACGAGAATGAAGAAATATTTTTGGAGGAGTCTGATGTGAACACTGAGTTCCTACCAGGTGTTGATTATAAGACTCTCTGGGCGGCAAACATCTCTGATGCGACAAGAAAAACTTTGTGGAAATATTTGCAATTGATCTTGTTCGCGACAGTGTCTGACGTATCTTCGGGTGAGTCTTTCGGTGACACGGCTAAATTGTTCGAAGCTATTAATGAGAAAGAGTTCAAGAGCAAACTGGAGGAGACGATGAGCAGCATGCAGGATGTGTTTTCATCTCAAGCAGATGGCGAGGAAGCGAGTAGCAGCATGGGTGGCATGGGTGGCATGGGTGGCATGGGTGGCATACCAAACGCAGAGGCCATTCACGAGCACGTCGCGGGTATGATGGGAGGCAAACTGGGGACCCTAGCCCAAGAGATCGCGGAGGAAACCGCGAATGATCTCCAACTAGATATGGAAGACGCATCTAGCGTTGGTGATGTTTTCAAGAATCTTTTGAAGAATCCAACAAAGTTAATGGGTATGGTCAAGAACGTTGGTTCTAAACTGGATGAGAAAATCAAGTCTGGCGATATTAATGAGAGTGAGATCTTAGCAGAAGCAAGTGAGTTGATGAAAAAGATGAAAGACATGCCTGGGATGGGTGACTTGCAGTCGATGATGGGCTCTTTGGGTCTAGGAGGGAAAGGTGCCCGACTAAACACAGGGGCGATGCAAGCCCAGATGGATAAAGCTATGAGACTCGCGCAAATGAAGGACAAAATGCGTGCAAGGTCGAGTGCACGAGCGAGTGTTCCTCAAGAGCCTCAGCTATCTCCAGAAGAGATAGCAGCAAGGGAAGCGTCAGCTAGAAAGGCAATGGAAGAACTGCTGGCAGAAGAGGAGGTATTTCGTTCTGGGGAACGAGCAGAGCGTAGCTCAAAGAAGGAGAAAGGGAAGAAGAAAAAGAAAAAAGGTAAAGGTAAATAAGCTCAAATAAAACCTTAAGACTATATATACGAGATGCAATCACCTTTCTGGTTAAAAGATCCCACTATTCTCTTCAATCGTGACCAAATTGGCGAACTATGGCCTACTTTATCAATGGACATGGAAAGGAAGCTAAATGCAGTTACAAGACTAGTGGTTGTGTTGTCACTACTCGGCTATTTGATTACTCAGAACGTACGTATCTTGTCAACAGGGCTGGCGACAATAGTAGCCATGGTTGTCTTGTACTACGCAAAGATGTCGGGGGCAGCAAAATCATCTTCAGTCAACAAGAAAGAGGGGTTTGAGAACATGTCTATCTCCGAGATAGAAAGCAATGGGTTTACAATGCCCACCCGAAGCAACCCAGTAATGAATGTATTGTTACCTGAGATCCAGGACGACCCGAAGAGACAGGAGGCTGCTCCTGCGTTCGCACCAGCAGTTGAGAAAGAGATAAATGATAAAGTGGCAGACGCAGTTGTATCGAACTTTGATGACCAGCAAGGCATAAAAGATCGCCTTTTTAGGGATATTGGAGACCAATTCGATCTAGATATGTCTATGCGACAGTGGTATGCTACTCCTAACACAACAGTGCCTAACGATCAAAAGTCCTTTGCGGATTTTTGTTACGGTGACATGATATCATGCAAAGAAGGCAACGCTTTAGCTTGTACACAAAGCATGCCTCCCCACTGGATTAACGGTTGAGTTAAGAGCGAAAAAATAATGTTGATGGATTATATAATGGCTTACGTATCTGATTATACATTCCACAATACCACCAGGATTGGGGGAGACACATGCGATCAGAGTCAGCAGAACATTCAGAACGCTGCATCCGCAAACTATCTTTTAACTAACTTCCGACCTGAGTGTCCTATGGGCGACGCAGTTCAGTTTGCTACTAGTCAGCCAAGTATTAACTTCACTGGAAGTCATTCAGTAGGTATCGGTGGATGCAATATCGATGAAAGTTCCAAACTCCAGATTGCCGACATCAGCAAACCCAAGTGCAGAATCAGTCTTTTCGAAAGGCCTTTTGCTACAGTACCTTACCTTGGTCGTGGGTCTTCTAACCCTGAACTGGAGTCGAAGCTCCAGCAAGGCGAACTTTCTAACAATAAAAAGAGCATTAACCCTAGTTCGGAGGTATGCTACTCGAAATATAGTCAGACTCCGATGCTGCCTTCATTGAAGTCAACGGTAACTAACCCAGCAAATCTTGTTGAGGGTGTAGCCGCTGAAGGATGGGTGAGAGGAGGTTTGCCTTCGAGAGAGTTAGTGAGAGATCAAGACTACGCACAAACACATACGAAGAAGCAATACATCTAAACAGCTTAGAGTCAATGTCAAGAGAATAAGTATTGACATGGATTCATACTGTAGTGACTTCATCTGCACATATCAGGTAATGGATAATGAAGATCTTTATAGAAGTCAGTTTTTGCAGGCGTTTGGGTTATCGCAATGGGACGACCAAGCAATAACTCTTGCGACTGATAAAATATTTGCACTCGTTGAATCAGAACTGATTCCCGCGTTTGATATTCTAAGAGGCGGGAATAGCAGATTCGGTCATATGCTCCTCTTCATGGGAGACGACTTATCTAATTCGAATCTATTTCGGGTGTTCTTCGTTTACGATCTTTTTTACATAACACACAGATGTATTTCAGACGTACTAACGTCTGGACGAGTTGATAAAGAACGGTTGACTAATCTTTGTAAAGCGATGAAAGCATAGAAACTTTTTATGGACATATTATAGATGGCTTCCACACGTAATAACAATATGCCAGGCAATTATTGTCTTCAGCAACGTCAGTTTAGCTTGTCAAGGCAGTATACTGATTTCAAGAACTCGCAATATGGCGCTGCATACGACCCCGCTATTCCCTGCATCGGAATAACTCCTAGTCATATGCCAATGGATACTCTTTCAAGCAACCCAGTCGAGATCGAATCCGCTCTCTGGGGCATTAACTCCACAAATCTTGTCGACCCTCAGAAACCTGTCAAGCCTGAGCTTAAGACTGTTCCTATGAAAGCTTTCTTCGAGACTACTCCTATGATTATGCCAAAACCTCTTGTGGTGGCAAAAAACCAAAGACCATTCCCTGTACCCGAATAAACTGTGTTGCTCAGAGATAGATTTGCATTTCTCTGACTAACAATTTTCTGCCTAGTGTATATAAATGTCTGGATACACATGTCGAGAAACGTATTTCAACTATGGAAGTTATCTCAGAAGCAGAGGCTATGACAAGGAAATCTGTAATCTAGTTACCGCAATAGAGGACGGAGATATCCGCCTTGGTTCTGTCGTTCCTAACGGCACCATGAACGGGGCAACCATATATGGATCGTTACTAGTTGAGAATACAGGAGGACAAAATGCTCCACAGCCGCAACTAGGCCAAGTCGTTATACAAGGCGGTGAAAGTGGTAATCCTACAACATCCGATTCAGGTGTTCTAGCGACGCGTCTCGGTCTACAAACAAGACACGGTGCTCACTTAATCGGCCCGATTCACCAAAGCGCAAATATTTCACACGTTAGCGGATTGAAGAACAGTAACCTCTTCAGAGCAACTGAACATGTATTTGGTCATCCACTACTATCTACTGATACCACTGTAAGAATAAAAGGAAATCTGATTGTCGATGGCTCTTTCTCGAACGTTGCTGACGAGTACGCAGAATCACTGACTCTTTCAGCCGGCATCACGCATGATAGAGAGATGTTGGACATATTCCACGGCGCAAGACAAGCCCCATTAAAGGATATAGTCGACGTATGGCTTGACTCGTCTCTGAACATCGATCCAGTCGCCAATCCAGACATCTATAAGACAGAATTGGCTTTTGCAATTGACGGAGACGTCTCTGGTGCATTGATTGGTCGTAACGGAGGTACTAAAGTGCATGGTCATACACGGATATTGCGAGGTGCGACCGTAACAAGCGTACCTGATGCTAGTGGTCTGGACATATCCTACTCTGTCAGTAAATCAGAGCTTGACTCACTGGCACTCGATGTTTATGGTGGTATAAAAATGCAAACAGGTCCTTCAACTGCCTTACCGAATATAGGTATATATGATCCCACTGGTCTTGCCACGTTCTCGATTGGCCACTCTGCCTTATCTGTGAAAGGTGAAATCACGGCAGACGGTTCAGCTACGTTTGTTGACATCAGCGCCGTCACTGCAAACTTCAACGATATGAATGTTTCTACATTCACAGTTGGAACACTAGATGCCAGTAATATCGATGCCAGTAATATCGATGCCAGTAATATCGATGCCAGTGGCATACACATACAAGGTACTGGTACACCGGTGACGATCGTTAAAAATGGTCTGCCCGGCATTGCTCTTGCAGTAACTGGAGATATCTGCGCGAACGACGTGTCAGCAAGTAGTTTCTTCGGTGATATCTCTGGCAGTAAAGTAACAGTTTCAGGCACAGGAACCCCAGTAACCATCACCAAGACAGGCGTCGGCAGCAGCCCAGCATTAGATGTCACTGGCGATGTAAGCCTGAACGGAAACTTGGTTATGGGTGGGGGCGACGTCTCAGCAAATGACATAAGCGGTGCGAAAATATATGCGACAACTGGCTTCTTCGGCGATATCTCTGGCAGTAAAGTAACAGTTTCAGGCACAGGAACCCCAGTAACCATCACCAAGACAGGCGTCGGCAGCAGCCCAGCATTAGATGTCACTGGCGATGTAAGCCTGAACGGAAACTTGGTTATGGGTGGGAGCGACGTCTCAGCAAATGACATAAGCGGTGCAAAAATATATGCGACAAATGGCTTCTTCGGCGATTTGACAGGCAATGTAACAGGCGATTTAAGCAGTAATACGACGTTGTTCAATTATCTGCATGGTACTGAAGTTACAGCTAGTTTCGTTGGCGATCTTAGTGGCAGCGTAACAGGCAACGTAACAGGCGATGTAACAGGCGATGTAACAGGCGATGTAACAGGCAACGTAAAGAACTCTGCAAATGCTGTTGTTTTGCATGCTGGTGCTGGAACTGCAGTTAATCCTGCCACCTTTACAGGCAATGTAACAGGCGATCTTAATGGTAATGTAACAGGCAACGTAACAGGCAACGTAACAGGCAACGTAACAGGCAATGTAACAGGTGATCTCACGGGCGATCTAAGCAGTAACGTGACTCGCTTCATCGATCTATCGGGAGGCGATATCTTCTGTAATGATATAAGTGCCAACAGCAATCTATCAGTGACTGGCAATACAACGTTATCGAGTGTGCTATTATGCACAGGAACAACCACTGTGTTAGGGAGCGACTTCAGTGTTGGTGATTATGGCACTGGCTCCACTCCTGTCACCTACTTCAAAGTAACACCGAGCGGTACTATGACCGTCTCTGGAGACGCTATGTTTCCCACCATGACGGGCCCCGGCCCCGGCGCCGGCACAGGCTTAGATGTCAGGATTACTTCTTCAGGAAAGTTAGTGAAAATTACAAGTAGTCTCAAGTACAAAACAGAGATCACGGATCTTGCTTCTTCATACGTCGATTCGATAACAGCACTGCGACCAGTTTCGTTCCGATATAAAGACGCTGCTAGTGGTCCACTGGCGATGGGATTCATCGCGGAAGAGGTAGAAACAACCGATCTATCCAATATAGTTGTCAGAGACAGCGAAGGCGGGGTTGACGGCTTGGATTATACACAACTGATAGCACCTCTTGTAAGTCTTGTGAAAGCTCAAGGAGAGAAGATTGCTGCTCTAGAACAAAGAATCAACGTCCTGGAGAACCAATAACTTCAAAGACAGCAAATGATAATAAAAAGAAACATGTCACTTAGAATAATATGGCGTCATATGTTTCATTAGACGATTATCGGAAGGTCAGAAGTGTTCCTCGTTGCTCGTATTTGGCTGTAGATAATTTTTTGAATAATCCAGATGGTACAAGAGAATACATCCTCACCCAAGACTTTACGGTTCGTGGTAACTACCCAGGGCAGCGTACAGGGTCGTATGCGACAGAAGAAATGAAGAACCTTATCGAGAAGTTCATAGAGCCATTTGCTGGGCGCATAACAAGGTTCCCTATCGGGAATGACGATGGTGACAATTATAATGGCGCTTTCCAATATACGACTTCGAGGGACAGGACATGGATTCACAATGATGGTTGGAACAATTGGGCAGGTGTCTTATACCTAACACCAGACGCTCCTTCTTCCTCTGGAACAGGTTTTTACAAGCACATAGAGTCGGGTGCACGAACAGAGCCTGAGGCAAAGCTGCTAGGAATAGACAAACAGATTGGTCAAGAATCCCAGGATTATACGAAATGGGAACTAACCGATAAGGTAGGCAATATATATAATAGGCTAATCCTCTTTGACGCAACCCAATTCCATGCATCGCTTGATTATTTCGGGCAAGATAAAGCAGACGGCAGGCTGTTTCAGACATTCTTCTTCTCGACCGAGATATAAAGCCAACTACATTCGTCAATACAGATGAGATACCCTTCTGTATTGATACTACGTGATGATAAAGATAACGATATTGACAGTTTGGTAACCAGTGATACGGTACGCTTCACACCTGTATGCAGTAATAGCCAGGATGAAATAGATGGGTTGTATTCTCTGAAGTACCACATACTAGTTACATATAAGTCGGAAGGCAAGTATTTATCAATGGAGCTTCCTGAGCGTATTCATCGCAGATGGTTACACATAGAGACATCCAAAAGTGTCGAAGAGTTGAACGATATGGTGAATACTCTGTATGCCTCATTAGTCGTAATGCCAAAAGACCTACTTAGACCAGCTTTCTCGATCTTCACCACCTGCTATAACTCGTATGACAAGATTGATCGCGCGTACTTGTCACTACTTTCTCAAACGGAAATCGACTGGGAATGGGTGATTATGGATGACTCGCCATCAGACGATCATTTTCAGACGTTGAAGTCCAAACTAAAAGATGGAAGGGTAAGACTTTATAGACGAAATGGGAACAGTGGTTCAATAGGTGAGGTCAAAAACGAGGCAATATCATTATGTCGCGGCAAGTACATAGTTGAGTTCGACCATGACGATGAACTGACACAAGAGTGTCTACAGGATGCAAAGGGTGCGTTCGAGGGCGACCCGGAGGTAGGGTTTGTCTATATGGACTTCATCAATATGTACGAGGACGAGAAACCATTCTTCTATGGCAACACGGACGATCATAACGTTTTCATTTGCAAGGGTTATGGTGGATACGTTTCACTGCGTTTTAGGGGCAAATGGCAGTACATGTATCTCACTCCCAATATCAACAATATAACGCTGTCACATTTAGTTTGTTGTCCAAATCATCCTAGAATATGGAGGGCAGACGTTTTGCGAGAGAGAGGCAGCTACTCGGAGCTATTGCCGATTTGCGACGATCTAGAGATATTGCTTTCAACATTGAACAAGTACAAGGCAGCAAAGATCTGTAAATTAGGATACATTCAATACATGAATCCAAACAACAACAACTTTTCTTTGATTCGCAATGCAGAGATCAATCGGTTGGGTCCGAATCATATTGCACCGGAGTTTTTCAAGAAGTATCAGGTAGACGAGACAATGAAAGGCAATGATGCTTACGAGGACCCTGAATACCGGCTCTGTCATAGCAATATATGGACAAGGAGTGCAAGATATTCTCACAAATACTGGAACTCTAGAATCGGGTGCTCGAAGAAGTCGGTTTTGATATTCAACCCTCATCAGTTTGGTGATCCTCTTATAGACGAATACAAAAATAAGGAAGACCGCATGGTGTATTTGGTTTCACCGGACAAAGAGCTGCATCTTCTGCAGCTAGCATCGGACACAGTTGGGATTGAGAATGTGATGCTGTGGTATTTACCTGACAGTACGAAGACACAGGCGATGAGATATGTATCTATGCTTTTGCTAGGGGACAATGAAGAACTTATCGCTATTGACTGTTAACATTAAGCCCGATTATTTACGTTTGGTTTTGCGATAATAAGGTATTCCTGGATATAGAAATAATACCTTATCTATGTTAGATAATGGTGAACTTTTCTGGCATGCTACTAGGGATGTTATATAGTGGATGGAACATCAATACAAAAGGGCTAATATCAGAGCCAAAATGGAAACCTTTCGAGGTTGAACCACCATTCAAGAGTATCGGAGATGAGATCAGCAATACAACACTGCACATGAATATGATGAAATCACAATGGTTGGATGCATTGACAAGTGTTCGTGTGAGTCAAATAGAGAAAGAGAGATTGGCAATAGATGTGTTAGACGCACTTGATATAGTGTCTGCAAGTGTGTTGCCGACTAACTTACTTGCCGGAGGGCTTCTAGGAGACTGGGACTGGTCAATCGATAGTAATCGACTAAGAAATCAGTTTCCATAGCTTAGGCTTGATGTTATCTGGATACTTCGTAACAGTAAAATAATTATCTCCAGGTAGGAGACTCTTGCCGTCTGCAAGTGACTTACTAATGTGCTCAACATTAGCAATTTCAGGGATGTTGACTTCTGTATGTGAGAAGTTGCTAAGTTTATCCAAAATAGCTTCTGGATGCATAAAGTAGCCCATGTGCCAACCTGCATCTTTTGGTGTCACATGAGCAACTCTTAATGTGTTTCTTAATTCGTTGCATGTCCACATTCCTGCATGAAGACCGCCTAACGTTATAGCCCTAGGGTGTTTCCATTGTTGTTTATGAACAAGGTCGAAAGTGCGCTGGAAATTAGTGAATGACAAAGCTATAGGGGTAGTACACATAGGTTGGAACATGGAAGGTAGTTTTTCTATGAGACCAGGGCGGCAAACTTCGTCAACGTCTACTACTACTAGAACATCAGAAGGTCGTGTCTCAACACCTGAAGCAGAGAGTTTATTTACGCCTCGAGTGATACAGTTGCGCTGATGTGATTCATTTAACCACGGGTTATCGGCATTTGGCATGTCTGTGACCGTGATGTGGACAATTTTATCCATATATTTTTGGTACCTGGCTTTATTGAGTTCGAAAAAGAAAGGTTTTTCCTTACACATGAATGTCTTGTCTGCCTCGACAATGATGAAATGATCAACAACATTGTATAGCTCTTCAAGATGGACCTCAAGCATGTCGAGTTCGTTGTAGAAAGTGAAGCCGACTATGATCATTATTGGGTTTAAAACGACTGATCAGTTTATGTTGTTTTTGTGAAAAAGGTAATCGTATTATCATTGTGATAACATGATTAAATGTTTAAAGTAAGTTAGAAAACTTAGTTGGAGTAGGCCAAACCGCCCATACCACTCATTACGCGGAACACGTTGTAGTTAGGAGCGTAGACACGAACCTTGGCAGTCTTGGTTCCCTCAACAGTGGCGTTGGAAAGAACAAGCTGAAGGGTAGCGTTGTCAATTCTGGAGAAGTTGCAACTTCCGGATGGCTGGTGTTCCTCAGGGCGAAGAGCGAAGGAGTACACGTTGATACCGGTATCGGGGTTGCGGGTGTGGTGCTGGTAAGGCTGGACAAGGTCGAAGTAAGTACCTTCGCGCTCAGAGAAGCGGTCCTGGCCGTTAAGCTGAAGCTTACCAGTGACAACAGGGTTCTCACCCCAGCAGTGCATGTCAAGGGCAGTCTCGGCCAATACGAAAGCACCAGCATCAGAGACACCAGAGTTGGCTATGGCTGCTCCAGCGTTTCCGAAACCGAACTCACCACCACCAGTGCTGTAGTTCTCACCAGTGGCAAGGTTGCTGGCGGACCAGAAACTGGCAGAGCTGACATCGACGGCACCAGCATCGTTGAAGAGGCCGGAGGCGGTGATGTAGTCCTCAGCAGAGGCACCAATGGATTGGGGTCCAGAGAAGGCGTGAAGAGCGTTGGGCAAAGCATCAACTGCGTCAGTGTAGTTGAAAGGCTGGGCACCAAGAGTCTTGAAAAGAAGGGCGTTGCACTCAAGAGAAGAGCAGTAGTCAACGTTCTGATCAGGCTGTACAACCCAGATGAGTTCCTTCACAGGGTGGTTGAAGTTCAACTTGATCTTGTTGGAAGAAGAACCAACAGATTCGTCACCAGTGAACTGAACCTGCTCAATCAAGTACTCATGAGGGTTCTGTGCCATTCTTCGGCGCTCGTCAGTGTCAAGGAAGACATAGTCGACGTACAAAGAAGCAGCAACAAGGGACTGGTTGTAAGCAGTAGAGGCCTTCATGCTTCCGGTGGAACCAGCAAGGCATGAAAGACCGCTTACAGCCCACAAGCATTCGTCGATAGGGCGAATGTCAAGGTTGATGCGCACTTCGTGGTACTGAAGAGCGATCAAAGGAAGGGCAAGTCCGGGGTTACGGCAGTACCAGAACTGGAAAGGCACGTAAAGGGTGGTCTCAGGAAGAGCATTGCGAGGAGCGCACACCTGGCGAGGTGCGGTAGAGTCGCAAGGTCCATCAACAGCTGCGAACGAAGGATCAGTGATGTAGGTAAGCTGGGTGGTGTTACCAACCATCTTGTAGTATCCACGCTCCTGTTCCTTGGAAAGAGTAAGCTGGTTCCAGATGTGCATGTAGTCACCATACTGGCGATCGATGCGCTGGCCACCAACCTCAACCTCAACCTGGGCAATCATCTGCTCACCAGGGAAGTCCAACCAGCGTGCGAACTGCGCGATGGACTGGTTGATCTCAGGAAGAGTTACCTGAAGGTATGTACGGTAAGCAAGGTCACCGTTACGGGCCAAAGTGCAGGTAACACGGCGACCGAAATCGGCCTGGCCGTTGAAAGTCTGCTCAATAGACTCCATTGCGAAGTTGGTATGGCGACGATAAGTCACCTTCCAGAACGTAATCTGAGGATTACCGGTCAAGTACACATCCTGTGCACCATAGGCTACGAGTTGCATTAATCCACCTCCCATTGGTTATACTATTGCTAAAGAAAAAAGTTTTCCACAAATCTACCGAATTAGTCTATTTCAACGTTCCGAGGTCTAGATTATTTGCGACAAAGCGTGCTAGAAAGTCGTCTTCGAATATTTCTTTTCGGCCTTCATGCTTCTTAGAGAAGATATATCTATCGGTTTTCTTAACAACTGTCCATCCGGTCTCAACTGCGTTGTGTATAAACACCATCTTCCTAAAGTTATCCTGGTTTATCCGAAGATTCTGAATTGATTCGCCAGGTATGGCGATCTGTCCGTTTGTACCACTCATTAACCATCAATGAGAAAGTTCATAAGCTTTTCAAACTATTCCATATTAAATACATCCGGAGATCTCTCTTTAGAGAATGCCTGTCTTCAAGCCTAAGAGTAGTAAAAAAATAGAAGTATGCGAGAAAGCCACAACTACTCTTGATGGAAAACATCGCGAAATTATCGAGAAGATCAAGGACGAAGAGGAAAATCTTTTGCCTGTCCTAAGGAAGAAAAGAAAAGCCCTTAAAGCGTCTATCAAAAAGTCTTCTAGTCCCAGTGTGCGCTTGGAAGCAGAAGATCTCCTCATCGACATCAATAGAGAGATTTCAAGAATTAAAAGCGCCAGAACGGAATACTATCTTGATAACTCTCAATTCATATTTGATTACTTCGAGAACAAGAAAGACATCGCATCCGGGAAAACAAAAACCAAGGTTCTAAACCATTTCTTCAATATAGACGCCGATTCTGCTGCGTCAGACACTACGTCGAGCACTGTCCAAGAATACCTCTCTAATGTCGATGAGTCCTTCATCGATGTTGGTGACTTTGTTGTACAAACAGATGTATGTCAGTTGTGCCACAAGGGAGAACTCATCGCGATCGACCATGAAGGTTTAATGGTGTGTAATAACTGCTCAGTTAGTACAAACTGTCTTATCGAGAACGAGAAACCGTCTTATAAGGAGCCTCCGAAGGAAGTATGCTTCTATGCGTACAAACGCATCAATCATTTCAGGGAAATATTGGCACAGTTTCAAGCCAAAGAAACAACACAGATTCCTGATGAGGTCTTAGAAAACATCAAAAACCAAATCAAGAAGGAACGTATCAAACTTCATCAAATTACGAACAAAAGAGCCAAGGATATCCTCAAAAAACTCGGCTATAACAAATATTACGAACACATCCCTTTTATCAAGGACAAACTGGGTATTAGACCACCGGTTATGAGCCCCGAATTAGAAGAAAGACTCTGTAGCCTATTCATGGATATTCAAGCTCCATATGCGAAGTATTGCCCAGAAGATAGGGTAAACTTCTTGAATTACTACTACACTGTCTACAAACTATGTGAACTGCTTGAGCAACACGAGTTCTTGCCTTTTTTTCCCATGCTCAAAGACAGAGAGAAAAGGATCGAGCAGGACGAGATTTGGAAGAAAATATGCGGCGAGCTAGACTGGGAGTTCATTCCTACAATCTAGATGAGTTCAAGCGAACAATTTCTGAAAGCTATATATAATAGACAAATGGTGTGGTGTCATGAAAGAAAGATTATATTCGTCCATATTCCGAAGACTGCTGGCTCATCGATAGAGAACGCACTCGGACTATGGAGATCCGGATGCGAAAACGGTTACGGCTACAAAGATATTGACGGACGACCTGTTGCACTTCAACACCTGTTACCGGACGGTATTCGCAAGATCATTGGTGAGGAGGCGTTCAGTAGATACACGAAGTTTACTGTTTGTAGAAACCCGTACAACAGAATAGTCAGCGAGTATCACTGGCGAGTTTGTAATAAGATTGGACGTGTTCGTAGTTTTGATGGTTTCCTAGACGAGGTAGAAAATGTGATTAAGAATAACTTGTACAACAAGGTATCCGATCACTTTATCCCTCAGTCAGACTTCATCTATGACTCTGAAGGGAATCAGGTGGTTGATCACTTATTCCGGTTTGAGAAACTAGACAAAGTCGAACAATTTCTTCAAGATAATTTTGGAACCGACAAACTCAAACGTCTCGAGACATCGGTTCCATCCAGGGGAAAAATTGTTTTGACCAACGAGCAGAAAGAGAGAGTGTACAAGTTGTACGAGAGAGACTTCATATTACTAGGATACGATAAATAGCTGTGCTCAACTTTCTTTGATAGTTTTGATTGCTGTTCTAGCTTTGTCTACCTCCTGACTGATAATAGTAAGCCTAGATATGATACGGTTTCTCTCTTCATCATTTCCAGTAGAGAACAAGAAAGACCCATTGTGTGTCTTCACTAGTGTGATACTGTGTGTGGCTCTTATACTTGTAACAGTCTCGATAAGATCGTTGAACTCGTATGCAGGAAACCTGTCTTTGTAAACGTCGAAAAGCTCATCAGGAATGCGAGAACAGTCGTTAAACGAGAAAATGCTTGATTTCATAGTTAGAATCTTCTAAGAAATCAATTGTCAGTAATATGCGCGCTTATTTCGGAAAGCCGACAAGGTTTGCGCCAATGCCAAGACCAGCACCGCTTCTTGCACTAACAGCCATAGAAGGGATGTATGTGTCAAGAATGCTGAAAGTAGCAGCAGCAGTCAATGCGATAAGAGCAATTTCATCAAGTTTCAACTGCTTCTGAGGAATAGCGAATGCTGCGAAAGCCACCATTAGGCCTTCGACAAGGTACTTAATAGCGCGCTTAAGCAGTTCGGCAAGATCGATACCCATAAGATCCATTATATAGATAATGAACAAAAAAAATTGTGGTGCGGAAGAAGCTTAAAAACGAATTGTTCCAGTAAGATATACTATGTCGGACCAACCTGCGCCTAAGGGAGTTGTTACCAAGACAGCAAAAGATGGATCTAGCAATCCTAAGTATGTGGATGTGCTAGATGAAGATAAGCCTGTAGCCGGCCAAAAGTTCGCATGCGTTTCTTTTATCTCACCAGAAGCGATCATTAAGCGGAAGGACATTTTCATGTTTGAGGAGTTCCTTAAACAATGGGAACTGAAGAAAGGCCTGGAGAAGTATACACAATTCCTACATTTCGTATCGTACAAGCACAATGTAGACTTCGACGCTCTAACCAAGGACCTACAAGAGTTTGCCCAAAGTGAGAAGGACAGCTTGCAAGATGGTTCAGTACTCGATGAATACAAAACGTTCCTAGATAACAACGAGGACAAACTTACTCTTGCATACGACGAACAGAATGAGTTCCAGACGAGCACGCGTGGTGTGAAGATCAGAGGCTCATATCCTTCACAACAGGAAGCAGAACTTCGCGCAAAAGTGTTGAGGGAGGCTGACCCGAGCCACGACGTCTACGTCGGCCCTGTCGGCATGTGGATGCCTTATCATCCCGAGGCATACAAGACCGGACGAGTAGAGTATCTAGAGGACGAGCTTAATCAGCTAATGCACGAGAAAGATAAGAATGAAGCCAAGGCGAAACAAGAGTTCGAAGACAGAGTCAAAGATGCCAAAAGACAGGCAATCGAGGATAACAAGAAGAAGGCGTTGGAGTCTGGTAATGTCCTTACTCAAACTGTCGATGCCGACGGCAATCTTGTAAGCGTGAAAGACTCGAGCAATCCTCTTGAGTTAGGTAATGATGTGTCTGTTGCGGACATTCGCAAGGAACTCTTTGAGGATGAGAACGTCGTTACATCGAAGGGCGATGGTGGCCTGTCGCTTCTACCAGAGGAGAGGTTGAAACAGCTAGGTATCGAGAGTGCCGAAGATAGCGATGTCAAAGCTGACGATACCAAAGAGGAACCTGAATAATTTATCAATTTATCAGTTTATCATCTAGCATATCATGCCATATGATAATCTAAAAAATGTTCACATAAGGTATAATGCCAGGAGGAAAGACTAGCCTTATGACAGCCGGTGTACGCATGAGTACACGAGGCAATACTGCGGATAATAACTTCGGAGACAAGAAGAATGGTGGAGCATCTACTGTAGGTAACATTATTACCACAAATAAGGCATTGAGTGCAAGGCGACACCCTTTCATGTTCGACGTAAGGGGTGGAACCATCGTCGGCGGGGTAGGGAAGATTCAAACTATGGCTGCGATGATGAGTGATGGTGTTAATACCAAGATCACATATCCTTAAGCATATCTATTTTCTTATTAGTTTATATAGATATGCCACGAATCTCGAGTATGCATGCAGGTGCGGCAAACATGTCATATGGTGCCAATTCGATGATGGTGCAAGTCGGTAATAAGTTGCAAGGGTTGCCTCCTACAACTAACAAGCCGAGTCAATTGATTCCCCATATTAGGACGAAAGCTGATGGAGATAAGAGGGATTATATATTTTGCATAAATCAGTTGGCTGGAGGCGTAGGAAGACACGCAGGTCAGTTCACCCCTGGAGCCGACGGTGTGAAAGAGTGCACAACAGGCAAATATGACACTGACCAAAATACATGCGAATACATAAACATGGAAGCGCTTTCTGATTGGGTGGCGAACCAGTACTCATCCATTCTTGCGACATCAAATCAAACATCGATCATCGATAGTGATTCAAGAGCGAAAAACTATTTCAGGCTAGCTATTGTTTCTAAGGCAGAATTGAATGTTAATGGTATGTATCTAGCCGTTGCGGGCGGCAGCGGCGGACAGACAATTACATCCTATATTCATAGTATAGAGCATTTGCACGACGCTCAAAATAATTACCCGACATACCTAGCTGGTGTGCTTCACCCCAATACCGACATAAAGCCCTTCATGGAATATGCTTCTGGAGGCCCACAGCCATCTACTACAATATCCAATCTCGGTGGAGACATTAACTTGTGGAAGCCTCCTTCGCAGTTCCCTGATAAATTGGCTGCAATACAAAACTCGCTAGACAACAATATTGCAGCAAAGAAGACACTGGAGACACTTCATAATAAAAATCTATTCATCTCTGGACACTCTGGACAACACGCGCTAGTTGCAGTAATGTTTCCCGAAGAGTTTATTGGCTCAAGCGTTTTTTCATTTATGAATACATGGCTGGATGCAGCGATCACGGCTCTTGATAGATCAGCGCCTAAGATATGGAATCTTTACTCCCTTTCGATTCAAGGAACGCGAAACGGTTTTACAAACTTCGTCAATACAAGAAATGTAACAAACTCTATGTATTATTGTCAAGCAACCACTCCATGTGATGTTTCTCCAACTGCTCTACCAGTTGCCTCTAGACATTTTACATCTGGGCTGTCTCATCAAGCAAATGTGTTTCCCGCAACATCAGAAATGCTGCCATTTGTGGAGTTTTTTTATGGATAATAATGGATAACACAGTTAATCAATATTATCTTACCAGTTGCTTCTGCCTTTTTTAACGTTGATTTTTGGGCCCGTCCTCCTCCGGGATGTATTCGGATCGTAAGTCTGTACATCTTCTTCATCGGAGTCTAATCCTTTAGAGAGATCCCAGAACTCTTTTGAACCAAGCCTGAATGTGCTATGGGGTTCGGCCTTATACCAGAATATCTGGTCAGACAGACGATTGCTTTTTGCATTGTTGTTGATGACAAGACATTCGTAGTTCTCGGTGCATTGATCCATAATTTGAGCGAAAGACTCAAATGTAGGGAACATGCCGGCATAGTTCTCATGAATGATCTTTCGATTCTTGATGTAAGGTTCTCTTAGTATGAAGACGTAATCGATATTCGTTCGCAGATTCGGAGGTATTCCTAAAGGATACTGCATTGTGATGATGAGCATAACTTTCCAATGTCTGCCGTTCATAAAAAGCAGTCTCATCATTTTATCTCTAGTCCAGGAGGCATCATAAAGACAGTCATCAAGGATCACGAATGCTCTAGGATCTATGGTAGTTTTCTTGTATGTTTCCATTTCTTTCTTGACTTGTTTGAGGACAGTTCTTTGGCGCTTCAGTATATTCTCGATGATGGCAGTGTTGTACTCATCATGAATGAAGAGTTTTGGAACATGCTCACTGTAGAAACCATTCCCTGCTTCTGTGCCAGATATAACAGTGCCAATAGGTATATCTTGATGGTAGAAGAGCAGATCACGTACCAGGTAACTCTTACCTGTGTCACGCCTACCTATAAGAACAATTACTGGACCCTTATTCTCATCAGGTCGGAAGCTGATATTACGCATGCTAAACTTGCTTAGCTCTAGTTCTGTTGACATATATATCCAGTGCTAGAAAAATTATATGTGTGTCCACCGCGACTGTGGGTTTAGGAAGAAATAAATAAATCTGTTGGCTGTCTAATGGAGTTCACGTACCGCAAAGTCAATAACGGTTCATTATTAGAATCGATTAGCCATAACCAATACCTGGATCTGTCAGGTGCTCAAAACTACAACCCACTGTACAAGAGATTCTTCGATATGAACGAAAAGTCGCAAAGCAGTATGACCCTAAACAACAAGTACTATCTAGACGGAGTCGATATTATGACGGGAGGGAATACATGTAAAGCTTTAGTTAGAACCACAGACGGTATACACGAAATACGGGATGTTTTCTTCAAGTATAGTCCATTGATGGACCCGTCGAAATATATGATTGGTCGATATGATATTACGACGTCTTCTACACTGGAACTTCCTGACTTTAGTGGAAACAAGGGACACCCAAAGACGAAAGACCCTAATAATTCTGCATATGTAGATGCATTCTTCACATACCTAACAAGCCAATTACTTCACGAGCATGCATTTCCTCACGCAATAGACTTCTACGGATCTTTTCTTGCGCAGAAGAATAACTTCAGATTCAACATCGCTGATGATATCGAATACCTGAATGACTCAAAGTTTTTTCATGATAACAGAGGTACACTTTTTTCAGTCGATGATGGAGCAGCTTCAAATGCTTTTAACTTCGATAGTAGAAAGAACAAAGACAAGCTGGTCCTTTGTTCAGACGATCTTTCCAAGGACGTACTTAAACTAGATGATATAATGGATCTCTCTCAACTAGACTCTGTATTTACGAATGGTAATATGGAAATCGCGGATTCACAAGAAGAAGCAGACTTGGTGTTCACATTTGACTTGCCATCTAACAAAGACGACGAAGATGACGCAACGTCCAGTTGTTCATCTAGGTCTTCTGTGACAGAAGGATCTGACGAGGAAAGCGAAAATGATGATGAAGAGTCAGATGACGAAGATGATGAAGACGATACTACATGCTCAACCGCTTCTGAGGACGAGCTTATGGCAACCATCAATCAATTCCCTGTCCAGGTTATCGCATTAGAAAGATGTAAAGAGACACTTGATCAGCTAATCACAGATAATGGAGATGACTTGTCTGACGAAGAATGGGGCAGTATGGCCATGCAGATTATAATGATGTTGCTCGCTTATCAAAAGTCATTCGGCTTCACACATAATGACCTTCATACTAACAATGTTATGTATAACAAAACCGACAAGAGTTTCCTTTACTATAAATGCGACGGTCGAAACTATAAGGTCCCTACATTCGGAAGAATATTCAAGATAATAGATTTTGGTAGGGCTATATACAAGTTCAGAGGGAACGTTGTTTGTAGCGACAGCTATCATCAGAAGGGCGATGCTGCAACTCAGTATAATTTCGAACCGTATCTCAACCCTGATAAGCCAAGGTTAGAGCCGAACCCTAGCTTCGATCTTTGCCGACTAGGTTGTTCATTATATGATTTCATCGCAGATGATGTGGAAGCAATGCCGAAAGGACCGAAGAACGCCGCAAGGCGAATGATAATGGATTGGTGTACAGATGATAAAGGCAGGAATATGCTGTATAAGAACAATGGTGAAGAGAGATACCCAGATTTCAAGCTTTACAAAATGATTGCACGATCGGTACATAAACACACACCACACAATGTACTATGTTCCGGTTATTTCGAACGTTTCGCAACAAGTAGAAAGAAGATATCGAAGAAAGCAACAATCATCAATATCGACGAGCTTCCTTCATACTCTTGAACGCGGATATAACATCATATAGTGAAGTATAATCACTACTATATGGTGGTAACAAAATCAGGTGATCTAAAAATCAGGTGATCCAGTAAAGGCTGTAGTGCTCGGTGCAGAAATAACCTTATCAGATACCTGATCCATTATAAAAAGAGAGAGGCACGTGCTGCCATAGACAACAAGAGCATCACGGATAATCAGCTTCAGTGGGAAGTCTTCATCTTTCGTGATGTACTTCACTTCTACGAACTTGGCGATAGCATAAACGCAAGCGACAACAGCTGCTACGGCTAAATAACTATGTTCCATTGAAAAGTCATCTTATAATCTTAAGCTCGAGATAACGCATTTATAACGTCTCGACTTCCAGAAGTGGTGGAGCTACCACTATACTCCTATTAAGATCGTTCACATCAGCAAGCTCTAGTTTGACCTCTTCTCCGATCTTCAATGGCATGTCGTCATCATCGTCATCGTACTCCGCTTCTTCAGCTTTTCTACGCTCGCTTGCCTCTTGTGCGATCTTCTCTAAACGGTCAATAGTCTTTGGTGCTTCGATTGTGCTTTCGACACCATGTGTGTCAAGTTGCTTGTCTAGATCGGAAAAGGCGATGTTAGATGGGATGTTATCAGTCTTCAATTCAACAACCTCTTCTGCATCTACTTGGTTATTGTCATTAGAGGCTGCGTCATCGTCCTCGTGGGCATCAGAGCTATTAGTAGATTGTTCTTCAACCGGAACTGGTGCGGGACGTTCGATAATCTCTTCCTTGATGTCTACATCGGTTTCTTCGATAGTTCCGAGATATGTTCTCAAGATATCTTCGACCGGCATAGTCTCGCGTATGGTCTGCAGAATACATTCCTTAATGATCAACTCTAATTCACGGTTATTCTTCTGGATAAGAAGCGGAGCGATGTTTTTCTCGAACAGATAAACATTGGTGTAGACTTTTCGCGCCACATTGGTGTAGACGTTATGTACAAATGTATCGATTGAAGGGACCTGCATGTCAACCTTCTTCTGTTCTTGGCCTACACGGATGCATGTAAGAGCCTTCAGCTGAATGATATGAACACATGTAATGAGATCCTCAAGATAGTTACAGGACGATACTGATGCGATTCTATCTTTCTCTTCCTGCACTATAGAGTTGTTCCACTTAGGAACCCTGCTTAGATAAGTCTGAAACGTAAGTAGATACTTATCCTCTTCATCGTTCTCGCTGCAGATGCGTATAGCTTCGTCAAAGATCGATTTCAGTCCCTGTACTACAGCTGGTGTGAATATGCCAACAAGGCGCGCACACCATTCGTTCTTAGACTCGGTCAGACTATTAACAGAGTAATCATCCATGTTCTACATGAGAACGAGATTTTCTAAATCCGAATCACAACGTAAATACAGATGACTGAGCACAAATGTCATATATAGTTTCTCGTTGCGGAAATCACGCTTTACTTTGTCAAAACCAAGCAGGGCAGTCGCCTTCTTCAATGGCTGCATGTCTGAGTCTTCGATGTAATGTAGTAGATCGAGTCCACATATACCTCTTTCATAGAGAGATGAAACAAGCTCCATTATTTCCGGATATGTTGGATTGCTAACCGTTTGGAGCTTCTTTTTGAGCCAAGCTCTCAATTTCTTCTCCTCAGTGTCGACCTGAAAATGACTATTGAGATCGTGAATATGTAGGTTATCTGCGTTCCCAGGGAGATTAGGAATGGAGACACATATCTCAGAGAAACGGGACAAGATTGGCTTGAGTAGCTTGCGACGGTCTTCAACAATTATGAAAAACCGTGTGTTATGACTGAACTGCTCTATACATCGCCTCAATGCTGACTGCGCATCCGTTGTGAGACAATCAGCATTCGTGAGAACAATTGACTTAAATGTCGTCCCCGAAGATGCATTGTGGTTGGCCTTAGCAAAGAACTTCAGGTCATCCCTAACAAACTTAATACCTTTCCCATGCGCACAGTTCGCCTGAAGTACACACTGTCTTATCATGTCTCTATCATCGCCATACAGTCTAGAGATAAAACTGGCGACCAATGTTCTCTTACCACTTCCAGACGGCCCATGGAAAATTATGTTTGGTATCTTGTCGTCTATAGTGAATCTTTCTAGACGGCCTATTATATCTTCATGTATTGCAAGCGATGTCATGACTGTATATAAGTCAACTGTAGTAAACTTTAATATGTTACTCGCACCATTGATTTTACTGTTATGTGAACTGTAGAATCAATTGTTTATGCCCAGCTGTTCAGGCTCTTAGTGTATGGGTTCTCTTTGAACGCTTTCAAGATATCAGGGTTGATTCGGTCGCAATTCCTTCCTTGGTCGTAGGTCTGAGGCATATTGATGTCTCCGAATGTTTCTACAGAAGGAATCATGCTAACACTGGCAGAAGGTGCATTTCCTCTATTAGGGGCTCTATCCGCGTCTCTCTTCGCAATAGATATGTTTTGATAGTTGCTTGAAGATGAACTGACACCATGATTCGGTCTGCTTACCTGCGTCTTATTCGGATTGTTTCTCTGATTATAGCCGGCCGCGTAGCTGCTTGCAGCCGCCGAACTTGCTGGACCAGCACCACCTTTGTAAGAGACGTTAGTTGTATCACGTTCCTGACCAACAACGTTATGCTTGGCAACGAGATATCCATCCTGGTTGCCTGCCTGCACGTTGAGATGATTGTTATCCAACATACCTTCGGTTTGCTCTCTGATAGTTGTTCTCGTGCGATCTGCAGGATTATACACCTGACCGTGAGGAACTGCTCCGTTGACATTGCCATTTGGTCTAAGATTACCGATAACATTCTCCTTACGTGTTGGTCTCAATATGTCAAGTATGGGAGCCATTGCAGACTTGATAAGACCCTCCACACCACCTACTGCTCTTCCTTGTTCTACAGTTGAACGGTTGTTACAGTACTTCTGATAGGTACCATGACCGTGATCTCCTGTTGTTGGTGCAGCTTTTCCAGATGGTGCCGCGATACCAGGTGCTGCTAGTTGTTGTTTCGTACTTTCGTGATAGTACTGCGGTGCTGACGCTTTCTTCGTATCAGTCGATGCACCGGTTCCGAAGTATTCTTTGGTTGTCTCTGGTCGATTGACGTCGTGGAGAACTTCGATACCGCGTGCAGTCTGTGCTTTCTCAATACCAGTTGTTGTGAACCATCTGCTCGGACCGACTGTGTAATCTGTATCAGGTCTGTTCTTGTTCACCTTACCTTGTGTCTCGACAGTATGATAGTCCTTAATGTATGACGTTGCTGGACCTTGATGTCCATCCAGTGTATATGTCAGTCTTGGGTTGTTATCGGTTCTTAGCTGATTTACCGTCTTGGGCAACCAGGCATTTCTATCTTCGACACCCGCATTGTAACCATTGCCACTGCCTGTAGTCGTGTAACCCTGTCCTAAACCTGGGGCTACTCTTTCTTCATCCCATGGTTTCACGTTCGCCATTCTGGTGCTCGGGTTCTGCCTAGAAAGATAGAACTCCGACATGTTAGGCATTCCGTTGGCCCAAGACATCTCCTTTTGTGGCTTAAACAGAGGAGCTTGTTCCTTCTTAGTGATGTGTTGAGACCCAGCACCTTGCATATTGTCAAGTGTCGACTCAGCGGTGTTTCTATCTACAGTTGCTCCTCTCACCCTTGCCCCAAAGAAAGGTTGCATATTGTTGTGCTTGAAAGACTTCGTGTCGATTGGTCTTCCGTCAAGGCCTGTTTTTACAGAGATGTTCTCATTTGGGTGATGATCTATTAACTCCTCAATCTTGCTCTCCAAAAAGTATTTATCAGTCGCTTGGTTGGGATTATCGTAATATCTTACGTTTGACTGACTAATCGGCTTGGATACTGGATAGTTGATTGGAGGAATAGCGGGAACTACCCCAGGCAAACTGTTATCAGGTTTACCCATGTTCGTAAATCTCTCTTCGACTTTATCCTTATCATCGCCTTGATTAGAAATGATGTACATGGCACCTAGACCTAGTAATGGAACTGCTATCTCAGCCATAGTATATATATATCCAACCAGATTATAATTCATGATTCTCTGCATCATAATCTAGAGCCTACCACATGTGCCCGCCTGTGTACACAACCCTTTTGGTACCACAGTGCCAGAGTATGGCTGGGAGTTTAGTGATCCTTCTTCATTCGAGATGGAACGCGGGGCTTGCGCTTTGAAGTAATCCCTCTCTATTAAACGTGTATTGAGGTTGTTCTGAAAAGGAATACATGTATTCTCCTGTGGATTGAGAGGCAAATATTGGAAATTGTCCTGCTCAATATCTAATGTAGTCCATGCTGGATTTGTTGCGCGTGTCTGATCTGTGAACGGTTGACAGCTAGGATATTGTATTGGCTTGGCGTTGACCTTGATAGTTTCTTTCTGGCTAATGCAGTCTCTACCAATCGTTTTAGTGATACCAAGCAATTGACTTTCAAGATTAATGCTATCAGTCATAAGATTTGCGCCCCACTTCTGCATCCTCACATATGGATCTTCCATGAAGCATGGTTTGGTTCCGTTTCCTGGCACATCCAGCATATACCGTCCAGGTCCTGTCGACTCCTGGAGCTGCTTCTCTATACGACAAGGATCATTATTAAAGCGTGTGAAAGACATGTATAAGATAACAATAGAAAAAGATTAGCCCATAAAACGGCTTCAAGTAAAGACGACTAGAGAGACAAAGGAATGACTGCGCGCCTTTGTCTGGTTATGATAGTAAAGAATGAAGGTCACATAATCAAAAAGACACTGCTTATGTTGAATAAGAAAATAGGCTTCGACTACTGGGTTATAGCTGATACTGGATCTACTGATAATACCGAAGAAGAGATACGATCATTCTCCAGAGACTCCGGAGTGCAAGGAACACTTCTTAATCATGAGTGGAAGGACTTCTCAACGAACAGAAACATGGTAATCTCTCACGCGGAGAAGGTAAGCGACTACATGTTCTTCTTTGATGCAGACGACGGAATAGAAGGAACTCCAGAAATACCGGATCCCCTCACGAAAAACAGTTACACAATGAAAATCGGACATAATAATGCGTTCCATCGGATCGTTATCGTCTCCTCATGTATTGAATGGCGATACCATGGCGTGTTACACGAAACTATTTACCCTACTTCGAGAAGTGTCACTCCAGATGCTGAGGTTATCGGAGGACAGTTCATGATTGTTCCTAATCAGCATGAAGGGGGTAGAACCGTCGCAGGTGACAAATACACAAACGATGCTAAGGTTCTTCTGGAAGCGTTAGAAGATAAGAATTGCCCTCGACATCTAGTAGGCCGATATCAATTCTACTTAGCTCAAAGCTACGAATGTGCCGGAGATGTTGAATCAGCTATCAAGTGGTATGCAAATAGGGCAGCGACAAAGATTGGATGGACGGAAGAGGCGTATGTTGCATGCGTTCGCCTCGGCAGGCTGTACTCTGATTTGGGTTCCGACGGCGACGCGATTAAGTGGTTCTTGAAATCTACTAAGTTTTCACACAGACGAGTTGAGGGAGTCTTGGGAGCAATTAACTTATGCAGAAACAACGTGAGCGATGTTGCCTTGTACAACATGGTGAGGTGTGTGAGTCCCTCCGATTATGGAAACCCTTCCCAGGATAACCTGCTCTTTGCCGAGACTGATGCTCATAATGTTTTCTTTATCAACACGGCGTTGTACGCATGCAACGCAGTTGGTGATCTAGAATCCTGTTATCAATACTTGAAATTACAAATGTCAAGGATGGATGACTTGTCTCATGCACACCTGATGGCTGCATGTAGTAACATGATATGGCTTTCGTCACGCTTTGCATCAGATGATATGTCGAGATTCTACGAAGAAATCAAGAACGACCTAATAGAAAGAGGAATACTTAACGATATGATTCGAAGCTTAGACTCTGCTTCAATCAGCGGTGAAGGGGCAATCATTAAGTCCGGAACCTAATGTGGAATCAACAATACAAGCCGTCACTAAGTATGGGTTACAGTTGGCGGCCGGTCTTCTATCCTCATAATAGCCTTTCTTTGCTAAGGATGTTTCTTCTCCTATACGGACTGATGTGTCTCTTGTCCCTATTCCCCACGAAAACATGCTGTAATTAGCGGTCTCACAAGATCCAGTCATCCTCGCATAGTTGCCGTCACCATAGAGTTTCATGCATGCCGCATGGCTGGAGCTGAGTCGCGTCATGTGATTAATAATCTCACTATGTCCTCCTTCTGCTCTTGTTGTGGATGTGCTATAATTGGCATGACATCCCGAACCGTTTATTGGTGATGGGAACGGCTTTGGACCAAAATCGGCAATGATGCCTCTTTCCTCTGCAAGTCTAGTCAAGAAGTACCTGGCTATAGTCAAATCGTCACTCACGGAAATACCTCCTCCTGGTCCTATCTGAAACTCCCATTGCGCGGGACCTACCTCAGCATTAATCCCACTGATGCATACTCCGGCATACATACAGTAATCTAGATGCGTTTCAGCAATCTCGATACCTGGCTGCCGACTGGGACGACAATAGTACCGGCCTTGTTCGAAAATGTTAGCAATGTTATTCGCGCCTAGAGGTACTAGTCGTTTGTCCCCGTCCAAGCACGTCAGGTAATACTCCTGCTCTAGCCCGAACCATACATCGTGTTGACAGTTCTGTTTCATTATCGTTTTAGCCCATTCCCTTGTTTTCGACATTCCTGGTATCAATTCGCCATTTATGCTACCAGTACACAAGACAACGAAGCTCTGACAGTTGGTGTGCCTGCGGAAAGGGTCTCTATAAACCGCGAAGGGGGTTAGTGAGACTTCAGAGGTTTCAGACGCCGATGCGGATATGTCACCTGTAGAAGTACCATCGTATGACCACTTTAGAGAATAAAGATACTCTCTTAGTGACGTCGGTACTGTATCGTCGGACCCTGTATCGTCGGACCCTGTATCATATTTAACTGTTCTTGTCTTCCACCTGAAATCGTTAGCAGCAGTCAGCCAGACATAGTCTACTAACACAGTCTGGGTCATAGTTCTCCATAATCAACGATTGTCCGTTTAAACTAATTAAACAAACGTTTGACATAGTAGCAAATCATATAGGTGTAGACTAAATGCATGCCTATATGATACCGCTTGAAATCATAAACGAGATAGTAACACAAGCTAATCTTCTGCAGAGGAGAGAACAAGGATGGAACTATGTAAATAACGATATAAGGAATGGATTAAACGTTGTGAAACGGACTAATCTAAGCAATGGTCTCGAGTATACAGGTGCTGTTCAAGTGAGGTCGTTCTACTCCGAAGAAATTAAGAGGCTTTCATGGACCAAACGGAGCGACTTATTTATGAACACCGACATGTACGTATGGGGAGACCCATTCGTTGGGTTTGATTTCATGTAAGGCTCTACAGCTATATGTAATCGCATTTCTGCGCTATATGGCCAAAGCTGTCTATTCTGATTAATTTGAATGGTTTTCCACAACCGATTATAGAACCAGATGCTGCCAGCTCATCACATACCTCCTTGCTGGCATGTGGATCGACTTGCTGACCAGAATGTTTCAAAACGCCATGTCTGAAAATGGCACAATTGATTTCAGAAGGATGAACGGCGAATACGGCATGACAATGAGGGCAGTTGGATATAATGAGATGGTCCATCTATCTGTAGACCCTGTATAGATTATGTTTTTATACTATAAGATGTTTAGACTCTCTCTTGGGATCAATAATGCGGCAAGATTTTTATTGAACAATATGTTTCTGACAATATTCTTTGGTAGTCTGTACTATGCTGTTCAATTCATTGACGACATCGGTTTTGTTGTAGATAGCGACATTCGTAAATTAGACAAGATAGACGAGAACAATGGATTAATATCTCTGAAGCGATGCATGCATTTCAGTTTGGTTAGTCAAACAACACTGGGTTATGGAGGGGTTATGCCTGCAGGTCCTCTGACCCTCTTTGTAAACACCGCTCAGATGATTTCAATATTTGTAACTTCAGCGATCGAGTTGCTCTAGAGTAATTTCTCTATAGAGAATAGTATGAAACAATGGATAAGGTCTATACTAAGAAATGAAGAGGACTGGTGCCAAATGATGGGTTATAAGAATGTTTATCTGGACCCATTTGAATATCATATCACTGATTCGGTAGTCACTGGGGATGGTACAGCTTTCAAACGTTTCCCAGAAAACCGTCATGTTTACGACAAGTTATGGGTGGCAGACACACAGGGACTACGTTGTGGTCAGCTAGAAGACTTAAATGGCAACGAGGACACGATGAAATATCCTATATTCATCAAGCCTAGGTGGGGACACCTGAGCGCAGCCTCGAAGAACTGCTACAAGATATCTAATCCTGACCGGCTCAAGCAGTTCCGAGGGTATGAGCACATGATGTGGTCAGACTATGTAGATGGTACAGAGGGAATGACCGATATGCTGATGCTCAATGGGCGTATTGTTTATCAGCTTACATATAAGTATTCGGATGAACAAAACGGATACAGTGATGTATGGAAGTACGTCTCGCCAGATACCCCTGCTCCACAGAGAATAATTGACTGGGCGAACAAGAATGTCCGCGGCCATACAGGTTTCGTCAACATCCAGTACCGGAACGACAAAATCATCGAGGTCGGACTAAGACCTGCTCGCAGTGGCGCGTACATCATTGCGACTGACAATGAAGCCATCATGAGGAACATCTATAATGCGATGGATAGACAGTATTGGGACGACAGTCTCAATTCCAGGATGAGATTTAAGCCGTACTATGCGTTCAAATGCTACACTACAATGCCGATCATCCATATTTGGCCTCAGTCATTCATAGATCTTCTTTTACCTATGCTCACAGACCGTCCACTATACGAGTACTACTTCGAGCCTGTTGGTTCAGACGGAATGGTGTTTTTCCAGTTCATGCATGACGATTTCGAGAAAGGTATGAGAGCGAAAAGAATAATAGAGTGTCTATTTGCTCTTACCCAGATTGTCGTGGCGGCTGCCATAGTGTTCACGATTCATCTGCTAGTTACGAAGCGCAATAAGTTATCGATTATTGTTGCCGCAGTACTCTTTTTTCTGCTTATTACTAGATTCCTTAACCCACTACATACCAACTACAACTTGTACAAGGGATATAGACAAATGTTTTCTGGAAAAGATTCAATGCGGAGTCCTGATGACTACGCACAAGACATTTCAGACGTTTCGGCAGAACTTCAGTGAAGATCGTTGCATCATGAGAAGAGGATAATGATGCTCAAGAATCTTGCTACACTCGTTCAATGAGTTATATGTTGTATTCTTTTTCAATGTATCACTCTCCATTGTCACCGAGCATCCACCTTGGTCGATATAGGACACATCTACGGTCCCAATACCTGCTAGTTCAGCTACACCAAGTATCTTTGCCACACGATGTATGTCGATCATGCTGTCACTTAGGTGAATATGTAATCCTATCATGGACGGATTCACCAATTCTTCTTTGAGAAGCGTCATTATCTCCATAAGTGTCTCATCTGTGAGAGTACCAGCTGTGTCTGAAAGAGAAATCTGTGTGATGCCCCTCTGGAATGCATATCTGGTTACTGCTTTCGAAATCTCCTGAGGACTCGTGATAATGCCGCTTACCGGACAGTAGTCGACGCACGACAGATATACCTTGAAGTTATTGAATGGTAGATTAGATGCTGCGTCGACAATAATGTCGTATGTTTCATCGAGTGTTCTACGAACGTTTTTCCTCTGGAATGCCTCAGAAACAGAAGCTGGTACAGATACTGAATCACATCCAATTGACACCGCGCGTTTGAATCTAACTGCAGTCGGTGCAACTAGCAGATATGGTGTGAAATTATACGCATCTGGTCCTGTAATCATGTCAAGTGCATGCTTGAATACCTTCTCGCTATCGGCTAGCTGAGGCAGAACGTCCTTAGAAACAAGGGAGCCTACCTCGATAGATTGCGGACGGTATATCTTTGCTATGGTATCAAGCATCGATAGTTTCTGTGCTGTTGGCACTACATCAGGAGATGCCTGTAGCCCGTCTCTCAACGAGACATCAAATAATCTAAACGGTCTTGTGGCTTGGTTCAGTACTCTCTTCATCATGGTAGTAAAAATAAAAAGACAGGCTTAAGTCTTTTTGGTTTTGTTTTTATCTGGTATAGTTAGTTCCCAAATGATGATACAATTGTCAGTTTCTTCTTCTTCCTTTTCAACGGCGGTCCTTCACAGCATTCACAACCAATCGCATGTTTTTTCACCCAACCAGCCCCGGGGATTGACTTTGGATTTAGAGGTTGTCGTCTCATGGAAGCACAGTTGAGACTCGGATACTTGGCGTACAATCTGAATATCGCTTGTTCTTTCATCTTTGCCTCAATCATGATATCAATGTCCACACCATACTTCTCTGGTATTTCCAGCAGGTATTCTGGAATAATCTCTATGAAGTCGCTATGGTGGCCGACTCTTCCGGATCCTTGCTCGGACACATGGAACTTTGGTTTTATGTTTCTCTTCATCCATGTTTCAAGTATCAGCGGAATGTAGTCAGCTGCTGGCTTGAATGTTTCTGATGGGTGAAGTTTGCAGTAGCACTGATAATGGTGTGTATCGAAGACCACCGGGACTCCTACCTGCTGCGACACCCATAGACAGTCTTCTATCGAGAAGCACTTTTCGCAGTTCTCAAGCACGAGTCGTTTACGGACGTTCTCTGGCAGCATCATATATTGTTTGCACCATCTCTCTTTTGTTGCCTCTTTATCGCCATATATCCCTCCTCCATGGACGACCATGACAGAATCTTTTCCTGCGTCAATGATGTCCAATACTTCTGCGTGATAGCTAAGATCACATATAGTCTGCTCGAAGCTAGCTTTGCTTGGACTACCGACAACATTGTATTGGCCTGGATGGAATGTCAATCTGTGACCATACTCCTTTGCTTTAGTTCCTATTTCCTTCAAGAGATCAATTGCGAAGTCATATGTATAGTCAACTACCTTAGGGTTTGATTTGTGTGGGAACATCTCACTGCTTAGCCGGAGAACCCTTATTCCGTTTTTTTCATTCCATTCGATCATGGTAATTATATCACGCAGATTCTGCAATATTTTCTCCTTGAGAGCATCGATACCCTGTTCCTGAATGGAACGTATAATCATCTTACGCGATGCAAAGACAGGCGGTTTCTGGGCCCGCAATATGGTGTTTATACAACATAAACCTAGCTGAACTGAACGTTTTACTGACATGTTTGGTTACTTATTGAAAGAAAGAAAAACGAAAGAAAGAATTGCAATTTTTCTGACAAATGTTTATGTTTGACTTACCTTGTTGAGACATTCCCTACCGCGATGCTCCACTCCATGTAGATCTCCTGGGCTAGCCTTTTTGTTCCTCTCATCCAGCGGTGAGATTCCTCGATATACTTGCTCTGGGAACGAGTACAAGGGCGAGTAAGCTCTTCATCTGCCCACTGGCCCAGGTAGCGACAATAGTTCACAAGGCCCTCAGTGTACCAGTAGCGCTGGGAATCCGGATTTTCCTGTAGTTCGTCAGAGTCTGCCCAAATATTAGAGGTCTCTGCGACGTAGTTTAGTTGGTGGTATGCATATTCCCAACTTGCGTCTTCAATGTCGGCAAAACGCTCTTCGATCTGTTTCACCCACTTTGCAGATGACAAAGACCATCCCACTGCTGGGATGTAGTCCTCTCCGTCAAATGTGAGTGGTTCAACAGAGACGGGTTGCTTTTTCTGATATCCGTTATATGTTGTGGTTGTTCCGCTTCGTAACTGCATTCCTGTGCTCATGGTTGTAATGCCGACGTCTACCAAGAATCTATTGTTTCAATTTTCTAGAAAAAAGAGTCGGTGACTCGGTTTTGTTTTGTTTTTTGTTTTTTGTTTTTTGTTTTTGGTTTTCTGTTTACACGTATTGACTTACCTGATAACTAATCTATATCTCTGAGTTGAAGAGGCGTTCCATGTTTGCGACTTCAGGCTTGTTGTCATCATGGCGAAGCAGCCTCCGAATGAGATCGTCGTCCCTGAATCGAATGGAATATTCGAACTGAAGCTTGTTTCTGCCAACCCGCCCCATAGCCTGAATAGCCTTTTCCTGCGTCATACTGTCAAGGTCCTTACCGATGTACCCATGGCAGAACTGGTAGTTGGTTCCGTAGATGTAGTCTGTCGAGGCTATTATGAGGTATAGCTTTTGCTGCTGAGCTAATTGCTTCATTATCTCTGTGTAAGAGTCGCTGTTATGTGACGCGAATACACCTATACCCATCATGAGTAAGAGCTTCCAGTAATCATGGATGTCATGAACCAACATGATCTTTTCCACCATTTCCTCTGGCACACTAGGCATGAACTCCCTGCCTGTCTTTTCGGATATGAATCGCTTGAGATGTTCAACTCGGTTAGGAATGTACATGCTTGGAAGCGACACGACCTTGATAGAGTTCTCCAGCGTGGCAATCTTTTTGCGGAGTTCTTTCACTTCTGGAGAACCACGCGAGTCATTAGATGCCTTCTTGTCTTGTCCCTCCTCGCCAGCTGTCAAGTCTTCAAGCCGCTTTTTATGTTCATCTAATCGTGATGTAACAGCTGCGTTGTACGCCATAACTTCGCTTACTACGTTTAGCTCGCTGACAGGAATATTGGCTGTCTGTAAGCAGAACTTCCCTATTTTCTCAACATCTTCTGCTAGGTAGATTGTAGGGCCATCTGTGAGAGTGTGTGCATCGTGCGTTGCTATTTTGACCCCAGCATTTGGACCCAAACGAGGTTCACGCCCTTTCTGCAACTCAGTAGTGATCTCTGGCCACATCTCGTCATCTAGATTGGAGAGCAAGTTGAGGTAGTTCGTCTTTAACTTCAGCATGTCCACCGCATCCATGTCTGGAAAGGCTACATCGATCGCATATCTTTCGTCGGCGATCGAGTCCGGGAACATCTCGTTAACAACTTCTATGAACCTGATAGCCTCTCCCAAATCGATGTATCTCAAGAGTGTCTTGTGATGCAGGCAATACTCAGCACACTGCGCAGCTCTCATGTAATTGTCCTTATAGAGAGTGTGAGGTGCGGCTACACAGCCTTCTCGGTCTAGCATAGGGATAGTTTTCTTACAGTCATGACTAACAATAGATGTTATTTCTGCACCTATAAACTTCGATCTGAAGTCCATGATGGTCGGTGTCATTTCTTCGCGCTGAGGCAACGTAGCAGAAGACAGGACCATCTTTGGAATCTTGTTGAGGTTCCAATTCCTTTGGATGTCTTCGTGACAATCATGCTCCTGATAGTCAAGAGTGATAGTAGGTTCGTCCCAGTAGGTCACCATATTATTCGCACTATTGAATGCAAGCATATAATTCATTGCCGGAATGTATGACTTCACATCGCAGATCATGAGCTCGACTTTGACTCCATTGGTGTTGTCTACCCTGAATATGCCTCCGGTTCGTCGGTTCTTCACATAGTCTGCAGCTGCAGCATAGTGTAACCTAATGTCCTCAGCGTCTCCACATCCAAACCCAAACGCAACCTTTCTGCCTGCGCTGATAGCTGCTTTAGCGAGCGCTAGGCCTACATGGCGCGCAGCGCAGACGAATATTACGCGGTTCCCTTGCAAGAGACCAAGCGGTGACATCGTTTTGCCTGTGCCTGTAGGAGCGATGTATAATACAAGTTGAGGTGTTGTGGCGTTTTTGATAGTTGTAAATAGTTGTTTTTGATGGTCGTATAGTTCTTCGTCGGCGTACTTCAGGATATATGGGTTTTTCTCGATAAGCTCCTGACCATTGTATACAAGCCCACGGTTGTTGAGTTCTTGTCTAAGGTCATTTACTACCGTCTTGAGCTTGGAGCTAAACAACCGGTTGATTCCTGACACTGAGTAGCCAACCAACGTATTGAGTGTGTAGCATCCAATAGGCCATGCATGATTGTTCTTTTCGCGTGCTTTCAACGTGTCTTTGAGAACGCCGAGAAGGATAAACTCGAATAGGCTTCCCTTCATTTTCTCAAGCTGACTGTCTGTGTTACTGAACCTGATAAGATCCCTCTTTCTTATCGTCTTTTCATCTGCCTTCTCGTTCAGACCGGGGATCGGATTTTTCTTGGAGTAAAGGAGGACCTTGTTGAGATCCGCCTGCAGGTACTTGACGAACACATAATGATCTACCTCGTCTCTGTCATCTACCTTGAGATGCTGAAGTATGGTCAACGTCTGATTTCTCTTCATGGTAACGTCGCTATAGGCATCCTGTATAAGCCTGATAATACGCATTTCATCATCGGGGAGAGGCTTTTCGATGCTCTCCCATTCATCTTTTGTGAGTTTTCTCTGTTGCAAGTCCATTTTGCTCTTGGTTTGTATGTTGAGTACTTTTCAAAGTAATTTCTATTTCATTTTTGTAGAAAAACCATACACATCATTGTTCAATCTGGAAAATTGAACTCGTTAAGAAACTAGATATATTGATCATCTAATACAATAATGACAGACCCTATTCTATGCACTATCCAAGGGAATATAGGAGCCGGCAAATCCTGTTTGGTGCGTCAACTGAAGCTTTCGCTTGAAGCAGTAGGGAAGAAGGTATGCTTCCTGCAAGAACCTGTCGACTCAATTTGGAGTACGATTAAAGACGAGAGTGGCGAGCCAATACTATCGCTTTACTACAAAGACCAAGAGAAATACGCATTCTCGTTTCAGATGATGGCCTACATATCACGTCTGTCAATACTCAAAAAGGCGTTGTCTCAAGATTATGATATCATAATCGCTGAGCGTAGTCTTTCAACAGACCGTCATGTATTTGCACAGATGCTGAGGGATGAAAACAAGATCAAACACGTAGAACACGAAATATACTTGCGGTGGTTTGATGAGTTCCAGAACGATTTCCCCGATGAGAAGGTAGTATATCTCAAGACTACACCAGAGACAGCCAGTGCACGTGTTACCAAGAGGGCACGGGAAGGCGAAAGTATTCCTCTTGAATACCTCGCAAATTGTCACCAATATCACGAGAACTGGTTGGCGAAGAAAGATGACGTACTCGTGCTTGATGGTAATGTCGATATCGATGTTGACCCATCATACTCTACAAAAAGGATTGCTGATGTCGCGGATTTCATATCGCGAGGTTGAAAAATAAATACCAGCAAAAATTGAAGCAATTTCAGTTCTTTTCTCTCTAGCATCACAACAAATACGATGTCTCTAGCTAAAAGACGCCAACTAAAGATTAAACCTTTGGTAGATGCTATGATGGGTAAGAAAAGTGCGCCGGTTCACCCGGTAGACAAAATTGTCCTGATGTTTGACGGTGGTTCACGCGGTAATCCAGGACCAAGTGGGGCGGGATACGCCATCTACAAGAACGGCGAAGAGACTATCGCGGGATACGAGCCACTCGGTATGGCGACGAATAACTACGCGGAATACGTCGCACTAAAGATCGGTCTAATGTCTGCGTTAAAACAAGGTTATATGGATATAACTGTTCAGGGTGACTCCCTCCTGGTTATAAACCAGTGTAGAGGTGACTGGGCAGTGAAATCCGATAGTATCAGAGCGGTAAACAAGGATGTTATGTCATTGATCGCACGTTTCGAAGTGGTGCGTTTGAACCACATCCCTCGGACCGAGAACAAGCGTGCCGACGAGCTAGCGAATCAGGCTATGGACGTCCAGGATTCAATATTCAAAGGAGAGGCTAATAAGTCAAAAGCAGTCTAGAAGACGCCCGATCCCCTTTGTACTTCAGTATGTCTATTTCTTTCGTGGTGGTTGGGAACTCATCACTACCATAGACTTCTTGTAGCAGTAACCATTCAAGCATTCCACCGGGATAAACAGCAACGTTGTTGAAACCTAGGCTAACCAGTTGGTTGTATTTCTTTACAATAGTATCATCGCATGCGTTCTTGCCGTACACGACTACTCTCGCCGATCTGTTTTTATTAAGGAGAGCCTCCAATCTTCGTGTCTCCTCGCTCGCCGTCAGCGACCCTCTAATAAGACAGCTTTGCAAATCGAAACTGAGTGTGTTTATTATGGTAACGTCCGTATGCGACATTATTTCCTTGACGTCTTCAAAATTGATCTTTATGACGGACTGTGCACTACCCATAGTTAGCATTTAACCATATTGTTTAAGCGCTAACTGAACTCAGTCGAACTTAACAACAATTTCGACGTCTTCTTTCAGAATACTCTTGGATGCGCAGACAGACAGCTCTTCTCGGCGCTTTCTTGTTTTAGGCTTGCTGGCAGCAGTCTTTCTACGTGATGTACTGTTCCTTTTGGCCATATCGTTTTCTATTGCCTCTTTGTTGTCAGCAATATAATCGATAACCCCGTTTTCAAGGGCCCACTTAAAGAAGTTGAGCTGCCCTATAGTAGTTTCTATGTGTGACCCGTTTTTGTATGGTACACTTATGCGGTCCCATCTGCAGAATGGATCGAACCGTTTTTTCGAGTACGCCCGCAACTTCAGCTTATAGTCGTTGTATACCTTGAATCGCGCTGAATCTACGTCATATACTGTGAACATTGCCTTTGCATAATTGGTAGCGAACCAATCAACGATACGTAAAGAAATGTCTGACTCTCCACTGATTATAGACAGCATTTTATCGAGATTATCGCCCATCTTATAGAATCTAAGCAAGTTGTTAAGTAACAAGGAGTTTTGTGTGGTTGTTACAGTAGCCATAATGTTATTTTTCAATGCTTAGCGTTTAAATGCTAACGTGCAATTAGTCTTTTTTTGCGTCATGCGACGACTTCGGTCGAAGGAATGCTTCCTGGACGTCCAAATCAATAGCGTAAGTGTTCTGGGCAAAAAAGGGATTTTGCCCTACCTGTCCCACTTGATCTCTATCGTTCAATTTCTCGTTCGCTGTTTCTCGTCTATTACTACTTTGTAGCGCGTCTGATTGCATAAGTGAAATGTCTGTCATCGTAAGCTGACCGCCCAGCCCCTGCGACTCACTAGCTCTGACGCCGTCATGTTCTTCTAGTGCGACGTTCACTGGATCTTCCTGTTGCTGTGAAGGTATAGTTTCTCTCTTTGGGCTTTTCTCTGGACGCTCACCGTATCTCCATATTACCTCTTCCATTAGTGCCATACAGTGCTAATTTGTTTCTCCAATTCCTACTCATTCCTTCTTAATTACGACCATTCGCTTTGTGAACTCAAACTTATCGAAATCTGTTACCCTTCGTTTCAAATTGCAAGAGAGACAAGATACAACAGTGTTTGAGTTGCTATGAGGCAGATCATTATCGATTCTATCTAAAGTCCATTGGAATGGATCTCTTACCTCACGATACATGATTCTTGTCTGTACGTCACAGTAATGGCATTTCATATGTGCTTCCCCTAGTTTCGTTATCACTTCGAAGAGAGAAATTAAACCATCTTTTGTATGAATATCTTTTTTGATGTCTTGTTGCTTATACCCATTTATTTTTCTCTCCAAGCAGATTACTGCATCCGCATAGTATGGCATATCACTTCTGGCCCGGCACAAGGCTTCGAGCAAGTTGAGCTCCTCCGCTTCGGATAGATCATCATCTATCGCATCAGATCTTATACGTCTGCTTTTCGATTTATTCAATGACTCAATGTTGTGCTTGCCTTGGATAATAACTTTCTTATTGCTCATATTGACAATAGAGAGAAACGATATACGTATTAAGCGTAGTTAATGTTTTGGAAACGAACATAAATAGAACCTGATGAAAAAGGGGTTAAACTCTTTTTGATTAAATAATATATCAGAATGAGCACAACAACACCGAAAACAGATGAAGACCATACGTGCCACGACTTACAGAACATCCGTTATAAGACTATGATGTTGTCAGGTAAGAGCAAGAAGATAGCTCCGAAGTGCGGCAGTGACTCGACTGATGAGATAGACAAAATGCTAGAGGCTGAAAGGAAAGCTACCAGGAACGTCACATGGTCTAGACTAGATAGATCTAGTCGTGTCGTAAAACTCAGGCAGTACGCTGATAAAGTTGGAAAAGAAAAAGACATGACCAGGAAAGAAATTATTTCTCTACAGGAATACTTGGTCACGTCTATGCAGCGCAAGAAACGGTTGATACGCTCGAAGGAGGTGCGATACAATAAAGAGACTCAAGAAATCGAGTCGATTCCTAGTCTACATTATGTAAATGAATCGCGCAAGTTCACCCTTAAGAGGGCAGAGAGACGACAATCAACACTTAGCTCTTTAGGCAGCGGATCCGACACAAGTAGAAAGCGCAAGCCTAAGAAAAAGAATGACAAAATTGAATCCGGTATAAAAATAATCCCAGAAGCTGTATAGATGCCGATTATTGACGTGACAGACCTTTTAAAGCCTTCTCCCATTATCGACTCGAATGATAGAATAGCACTATTAGAGGTAGCAAGTGATCTAATAATGCACCTAGTGGAATGTGATCCACTAGACACAAGTTCGCCTTCATATCATAGCGATGTCATAGATAATGTCCTCTCGCTACTCATGGCTCAGACTTCCGACGCGTTTCCAGTTGATGCATCGGAAGAACTGGAAGAAATAGTCGAAGACGCCGCGCGGATCACGTTCGCCCATTTCGCTCCTAGGCGCTCGTATAGCAACACTGATGTTAAGATACCTCCCAATATAGACGTTATTCGCAACAAGATAGCTTATCTTTCGTCAGTACCTCAGGCGGCACAGCGCACACCAGAATGGTACCAACAGCGTCATAATACTCTGACAGCTAGTAGTATTTGGATGGCACTAAGTAGCAGTCAAAGTACAAGGAACAGATTGATATTCGGCAAATGTTCCCCTCTCGACACTTCCAAATACGACCGGCATAACCTGGAGTCATCCCTTCATTGGGGACAGAAATATGAAGACGTATCTATCATGTGGTATGAACGGGAATACTCGACTAAAGTGTCAGAGTTCGGATGTATACCACATCATGAACACTCATTTATTGCAGCATCACCTGACGGGATTAACACCGATCCCACTTCCAAACGGTTCGGAAGAATGGTCGAGGTTAAAAACATCGTCAACAGAGATATTACTGGAATACCCAAGGAAGAATATTGGATACAGATGCAACTACAACTAGAGGTTTGTCAGCTTCGAGAGTGCGACTTCCTAGAGACCAGGTTTATTGAATATGAAAGTTTTGAAGCATTCTTTGAAGACGGCGATTTCTCCAGAAGTAGTGATGCAAAAGACAAAGGTGTAATGGCACTCTTCATCGATCCACACGGTACTCCTAGTTACGAGTACGCACCCATTGGTCTACACAGTGAAATCGAATACAATGAATGGAACGACAAGGTAATGAACAATACGCCAGGTAGAATGTGGTTGAAAAACATATTCTGGAAACTTGATGAAGTCAGCGTGGTTTTAGTTGTGAGAAACCGCAGGTGGTTCAATGCAGCACTACCTATATTCCAATCAACATGGGAAACTATACTTATGGAAAGGGAATCTGGATACCAGCACCGAGCCCCAAACAAACGTGCAAGAATAACCATGAACGCCCCAGTTACACTTAAAGGGTGTATGATTGATGTGCCATCACTGTAGATGCAAATAGAGTATACACATCTTTAATTATCTGACCACCTATTAAAGATGGATAATCCCTGCAATAATATTTCTTCAGCACAAGATGCTAATTATAACGACACACGACAGTATCTTGCAGTATTAGACAGCAACCACGATATGTCTCAAGGACGACAAGACGCTCACCTGCGAGATCATTCTAGAGCAGCCGCTGCGGCTTTAATGAGAAATAACTCCCTTGACGCCGGGATGATCGGTCCTAATCTTATTCATGATGACGTTCAAAGAGAGTTAAGGGATGCTGTAACACAATTTACAAATAACAAGTTTACCTCTATTGGTGGGGTAGCAGGGAGATCTTATGAGCGACATGTTCTTTCAGAATTATTCCAGGACCCTATGGCCACGAGTTTCCAGAAACTCTTGTATGACTCTGAGATGTGGAGTCTTAAGAATAAGCCGTCCCGCACTGCATCTCCACACATTCAACATACTGGGTACAAAGACCAAGCTGCGAAGGCTGCGGATCTGTCAAAGCCCGAACTTATCGATAATGAGGAGACTAGAGATATGATAAACAATTCTCCCATAGGAACACAACCTTTACTCCAGAGCAACAATTGCTCGTGGGGGTCTATAAGCATCACCTGGGAAGATGATATTAACGCAGTTAGAAAACCAAATGGCGATTATTACTACACAATGGACTTGTTCAACGGTTCTGGGTTAAAGCGAGTGGCACGATTCATGATGGAGTTCATGTATCCCGAGACACGTGTGGAACGAGGTGGACTGGTTATAGATGGTGGGTCTGCAGGGGCGCTGAGAATACTTGAAGCGTTGCCTCAAATACAATCGATTGTGTGTCCGGCTGTCGTGGGTGATTCGGCTGCTTTGTGTTGGCACAATATAGGGGGCAAAGGGAAAGAGAGAAACTTTTGTTGCTTCCCTACCTCTAACCAAAATAACATACCAAATGGGTCAGAACGGTTCATAGAAAAGAGTAATCTTTCGTCGGACGGTTTTGACGGGTTCAACACGCAATTCTATTACGAGCGTCCAAGTGGGACTATCTACGACAAGAATAACTATAATGTGTTTTCTTTTAATCTACGTGTATCCGGGAACAGAGTAGATGTCTTGGGTACTTTCCAGTTTACACGAAGTGGTCCTAGCATGGGCCCCACTGTTGGATATTTGGCGCAACTACTCAACGCGGCCAGAAGTAGTGCAAACAATGGATATGATGCAATGATCAGCGCTTTGCAATCAGTAGCCCCAACTGGTTCAGTTTTGAGACTAAATGGATTTCCATCCGATCTCATGAGTGCACTAAGGGATAATGCGATCCCAGTAGGTACTGGACTACAGTTGTTTGAAAGGATATGTTTTGATATTAAACGTTGTGGCGACTGGGAACAGGTGGAAAGTGTCTCAGCTGTGGAGAAACATGATCCTTCTGTTGGAACGGCAATGTTAGGCACAGGAGACATTCTTTGCATGGCACAAGCCAGACTCAAAGGAGAGTGCGGCGCATGGCATACAGAGACTGCTTCTGATCCGACTGGGTGGGAAATAATACTGTTTCGAAACCCAAAAAACGTCAGCGAGGATCAGGTTAAGTTCTTCAAAATGAGAGACATTGTTGGTGTCTTGATCGTGCCGCTGACTATAATAAATGGCAATTCTTTGGGTCTTGTCTTTGATGCACTGACATCGACCATAGTGAAATGCAATCTATCGATCGAGACACTGTGTGAGGGCGTTAGAACACCCGCGAAGTCAATATCAGCGACCAACTTGGCGAACGTTGTAAGACAATGTATAGATACACAGATGCTTTTGGCTCATCCTGACATGCCAGATGAAACCGATACTGTTGCCCTTTTAGAATTATGTAGGGAGTTCAAAGAAACCTTTGATCCTGCTCTTGCCCAACAAGGCAATCAAGAACAACTGGCTCGTGTAGTAGAACAATTTGCAGGCCTGCTTACAAATCCGGTGGATACGTTAGTCACGAATCTTTCGCCTTTTGTCGAGAAGGTTCGGACTGCCCTCTACTCCATAGGCCTGGGAACCGCAGAAGTAGAAGACGTCTGTGAACTAGGAAATCCTGTAGAAGACGCAACTATAGTTCGGATATTTGGCCAACCTCAGGAGACTCCTACAAACATTGATGGCACGATCAATGAAAACTGGATCATAGACAACATGTTTAATTACTTCGCAGGCTGGCATACGAATATCGTTGCCGCTAGAGACAGTATTAGAGAGATAATAAATGTAACTATGATGGCGATCAATATCGATGGCGTGGATGTTTCTTCTGCTCCAGCCGTCGCCAGTTTAGTCACTGCATTCAACGATACATTAGACCAGCTAAAGCCGTATATGTCTACATCTAGCGAATATATAAAAGCAATAACTAGAAGTACAGCGTCTTGTCCCGTTGACTTGATACGGGATATCAATCGAATGTACAAGCTGAAGTCGCTTAGTAATCTTGCTGTGCCTTCAAGAGTTGAGGGAGGTCGTCGCTCCGCTAGTCCAGAGGACCTAGTCCGAATTAGAGATGGGGTAGCAGAGACAAGAGATCTCATCCATGCGTGGTGGGGTGATGGCGAGCAGTTTGCCACTGTATTAGCTGAAAGATTGCTCGCTGATGATGAAGACTTAGGAGGAGGAGGCTCTAACAGAATGAAAGGAGGTAAACGAAGTTCACCCTCAACTGCTGAAGAGACATATGAAGATGCAGTGGCAAACTACTTCGATATGCTGATCCAAGAAGTTATAGGATATCTTAAACTTTGTGACGATGCATATGGGTTAGATACACCCGAAGCAGCTGCAACAAGGGCTGAGGGGTTTTACCAGGCGAAATACTCCTTTTGCAAAGGCATAATTCTCGACAGCGCTGATGGACAGCTCTTGTATGGGCCTAAACTCCCTCAGGATAAGGTGGATTTGTTGACACCATATCTAAACGGTGAGAATCCCATGAGTCCAATACGTGTCTTACAGACCATTTTCGGAGACTGCGATGCGGCCGCAATCATGGGCGGTGTTAATTACAATAACGACGGCGACGGCGACGGAGGCGTAATGGTGGATGATTCTGCGAACGACGATGGCCCGAACGACGATGGTCCGAATGATGATGGTCCGAATGATGATGGTCCGAATGATGAGCTTGGAAGCGGAGACACAAACGGGGTCTTCCCACGTCATGAAGTCGTATCACAATGGGTAGCAAATCCTATCGAAGATGAGAACATGAATATGTGTATAAAGCTCAGACACGCACTAAACGTTCTTTGGAGTGACAGTGGTATCGAAGTCGCCAGAGACGCTTATGAGGTGGCAATGCTACAAGATACGAATAATTCTGATCCTCAACTACCCCATCCTCCAGAAGACGCAGACATAGGTTGGTTTATAAGAGAAGGTGGATCATTCGTAGAGAGAGCTGTCTACAGTGTCGTTGATATGCAAGATGTTCCGACTGCATTCTCCTCATCGCAATGGCAGAGGGAGAATCGTCTGACAAAAACGATGGGTATCGCAGCCGGCAGTGGCCTATTTGGTCTCACATCAACGCTATGGACACCGGTTATGACATACCTAAGAGTGCGCATGACTGGCGACATCGAAGGTTCACGTAACATTCTCTCGGACATCGACGAGTTGATAAACGAATCAATTGGCTCTTACAACTACGAGTCTCATGTAGATAACATGATAACCACCACTATGGAGATCAATCAGCGTTACAAGTTCCTAACCCGAGCACGCGAGGAGGATGTGGATGATGGTGCAGGAGCGGCCAATCAGACACAAGGAACCAACCAAATGGAAGCACCAGCAGCCGACCAAATGGAAGCAGACGAGTTGTTAGCGGCTCAATTACAGCATGTGGAGGATATTGAAGCGGGCATGGACCCTGCACCTGAGATAAGACAGCCAGAAACCAAGAAGCGGAGGGTTAATCTTTTTCTTGTGCCATCACAACAGCAACAACAGCAAGATCAGCTATTTCAACACTGGCATCAACAACAACAACAAGACCCTTTCGATATTGATTATGGTGATGCGTTACAGAACATGTTCTACCCCAATGTCGCAATTCCACAAATGGTTACCGCTAACGGTGGCAAGAAAAAGAAGAATACTGTGGCGAGACGGACGAAGAAGAAAGCTAAGAAACGCAAGACTACGCGAAAGAAGAGCTGTACCGGTAAAAAAAGGAATGCTAGAAACCACAAGAAGAAACAGAAGAAGAAAACAACGAAAAAGAAGAACAAAAAGAAGAAGAAAACCCGCTACAACCGAAAGTGATCAAGTCTATTCGGCCAGTCCCGTTCATGTATCAAACAATTCTATACATGAACTTATGGTGATGAATTAGTCCCGTGCCACATAGAAGTTGACACGAGGCACGCTGGTAAAAGGCGGTGCATTTGGTGGAGGAGGAATAACAGGTTCTGTATCTTCGTATAATGCCCGACAGAACCCAGGCGGGCTACACGTCCCGTTTGTAGGCCTACGCCAGTATCTGATGTTGTTCGTACCACAATGATCGGCAGGAAAGTCGGGATAGTCTGGGTATATTGCTTCCGCAGTGGACTTGACATTATACCCAGGCTTCTTCTTTTCCTTGTATGAGTCTATCAGAAGTGGGCCACCAACTGAGCACGGGTAGCTACCTACTGAGAGGAATCCTTCTTTGCCTTTCGTCACACTAGTTATAAGCGCTGCTAGTGTGATTAGTAGTACCAGTCCGCCGATTGATTTAACAGCATCAAATTGGATCTTCATATATAGAGTAACGTGATATTTTTCTTCAGACCTTATGAATTGAGTTATGTCAGGGTTTAAACTATACTGTTTAGTACATATACTATGGCCAATACAGATCAGATGTTCGTTACGAAACGCAATGGGGAGCGTGTAGAAGTCGCTTTCGACAAGATTCTAAACCGTGCTAAGAACTTATGTGCAAATATTGAACCACCGATCAAGATCAACTATGCACAGTTAGTTATGAAGGTAATCGATCAGCTTTATTCTGATATACCAACCACGACAATAGATGAACTCTTGGCTGAACAATGTGCATCTCTTTCTACTAAAAAGTTAGAATACGGAGTCCTTGCATCGCGAATAGTCGTATCTAACCACCATAAAAACACGCCTGGTACTTTTTTAGACGCGATGGACGAACTATTTAACTTCAAGGACTCTACGGGCAAAAGTTCGCCTCTCATCAGCGAGCACCTGTGGGCTGCAGCGACGTTACATTCAGCTGCAATTGAGGATGCGATAGACTACGATAGGGATTTCTTGATCGACTATTTCGGGTTCAAGACTCTAGAACGCGCCTACATGATGAGAGTAGGTGGCAAAATTGTAGAGCGCCCACAACACATGTGGATGCGTACTGCACTCGGAATACATCTAGGGTCTCCTTCATTTTCAATCGCCGAGACCATCAGAACATACGAGCTTATGTCCATGAAGTACTTCACCCATGCCACACCTACTTTATTCAACGCCGGTACGCCTAGACCGCAATTAAGCTCATGTTATTTGGTTGCTATGGAAGACGACAGTATTGACGGTATTTTCAACACTCTAAAAGAGACTGCTCAGATCAGCAAATGGGCAGGAGGTATCGGACTTCATATTCATAACGTACGCGCCACAGGCACACACATCCGAGGCACAAACGGATCTTCGAACGGGATCGTTCCTATGCTCCGCGTCTACAATATGACGGCGAGATATGTCGATCAGGGAGGAGGAAAGCGGAATGGAAGCTTCGCTATATATCTAGAACCATACCACGCCGATATTTGTGACTTCCTTGACCTCAAGAAAAACCATGGTGACGAAGAGATGAGAGCTCGCGACCTATTCTATGGACTCTGGATTCCAGACAAGTTCATGAACGCAGTGAACGACGATAAGGAGTGGCACCTATTCTGTCCCGACCTTACAAAAGGTCTATCGGACGTTCATGGTAAGGAGTTCGATAAGCTCTACGACAAGTACGTCTCCGAAAACAAGCATGTGAAGTCCATGAGAGCTAGAGATTTATGGTTCAAGATCCTAGATAGTCAGATGGAAACAGGAACACCATATCTCTTATACAAGGACGCTGCTAACGCAAAATCCAACCAGCAAAATCTAGGTACGATAAAGTCTAGTAATCTTTGTACCGAGATAATCGAGTATAGCGACAAAGATCAGACAGCCGTGTGTAACCTAGCGAGTATCGGTCTGAGTACATTCGTCGTCGAAGCACAAGACGGTACAAAGTCGTTCGATTTCGAGAAGTTACACGAGGTCACTAAGGTCGTGACCATCAACCTGGATAAAGTAATCGACGTGAACTACTATCCTACCGAGAAAACTAGAACCAGCAATCTTCTGCATCGCCCGATAGGTATCGGGGTACAAGGGCTTAGCGACGCGTTTGCCATGCTAGACATCGCTTTTGATAGTAACGAGGCATCGGCACTAAACAAAGACATATTCGAGACTATATACCACGCTGCTCTTGAGCAATCCATGGAGATATCCAGAGCCCGACGAGCCGACATGGAGAAAATATCGGCACATGATCAAGTACAGCCTGTAATGGCATGCGAGTATAATCATCTTTGTACGAAGCGCGAATACTCTGATAACGGTATGGTCATCGACGAAGTCTACAGGTGTAGACCAATCGTAGCGGAGATACAATCGGCTCAATCCGGCGGTCATCCTGGCGCTTATTCAAGCTTTATGGACTCTCCGGCAGCAATGGGTAAATTGCAGTTCGATCTATGGGGTGTTTCTCCATCAGACAGATACGACTGGACATGTTTGAAACAACAGATCATGCGTGATGGCATCAGGAACTCGCTACTTGTTGCTCCAATGCCAACCGCTTCAACATCGCAGATTCTAGGTAACAATGAATGTTTCGAACCTTTCACAAGCAACATATATTCTCGTCGGACGATAGCAGGCGAGTTTGTGGTGGTTAACAAGCATCTTATGGCAGAGTTATCCGGTTTGGGCCTCTGGAGCGAAGCAGTAAAGGACAGTATTATTGCCAATAAAGGCAGTATCCAGCATATCGAAGGGTTAACCAATCATATCAAGAATAAATACAAAACCGTATGGGAAATACCTATGAAGCGTCTCATCGACATGGCAGCAGACAGAGGCGCTTTCATTTGCCAGTCCCAGAGTCTTAACTTATGGATGGAAGATCCAAACTACAAGTCTCTTACTTCTATGCATTTCTACTCTTGGAAACGCGGACTGAAGACAGGCATATACTATCTCCGCCGTAAGCCTAGACATCAACCACAACAGTTTACTATAGACCCTTCTAAGCCTGCACAGGAGGATGAGGACGAAGAACCATGTGAAATGTGCTCGGCCTAATACGATATTCGTCTTTCGTTTGTTAGTGAAAATCTCAAACAAACGAACTATTTCCCACTAGACAATGCGGGATTGATATTTAATGAAGGCATCTTATGACCCCATACAAGCATATAAAATAACGAAAACGAACCAACAAGCATACTCCATGTTGCAGCTTTGTCGTTAGACTGTTTCACCATGAACCTCAGTAGAATGAACATTGCAATACTTATTACAACACTGTGAAGGAGCATTTCCATTGGGGATTCCATCTTTCCATAACTAGAGAAAAAAGTGTTGTCTAATGACTTAGTAGCTTCCACAGTACAGCTCATAGATGCGTCGCACGCTAGCATTCTGCTTGACAATATCCGTTCTGTGAACATGTACCATATAACATCTGAAGCAAATTAGAACGTCAGCCATTGAATCATGTGTGCCTTTCGGATCAAACCCAAACATCTTATCATGAAGCTCTGATAAGGTCGGATACTTATAGTATGTATCTCCTTTCTGGCTTACCTTCTCAATGGCACACAGATCCTTTGTATTTTTCATTGTGCAGTACTCTTCCTTTCGGACTCCATCCCTCGTGAAATACTGCTTGCGTTTCCTTCGTATAGCTTCGACCATGCAAACACGCTTGTCGAACGATATATTGTGTGCCACTACAATGTCTGCTGATTGCAATGCAATGTCGAACTCATCAAGAGCAATGCTGATAGGAATACCTTTCAAAGAGGCCCGCCTTTTGGATATCCCATGAATCTGTGTGCTTTCCTCAGGAATATCGACCTCACAATCGATTATGTGGTCGACCATATCGCATTTTTGAGTCTCTGTATCGTAGACAAGCCAACTTATTTGGACAATATATGGCCACTTGTCTGTTTCGAGGATGGAGGTATTGCGACCTTGAGGGAGACCAGTTGTTTCTGTATCGAATACGATAATTTTCATTTCCTCTATATACTGATAATAAACTAACCACGAGAGTTTCGTTCAATTTTACACCGAAAGAAAATTGGCTTTAAGACGATGTCTAAGACCTACTCAGTATAGTAATGCATTTCTGGACAACATAGTGTTATCATTCCATCTTCCCCACCTTCGCCTTTCATGTATGTAAACATCGCAGTTAGTCTATCGCTACCAAACCTCTCGGAGTGGACAGATTCGCCAGACTCAATAGCTTTTCGATAGAACTCCTGGAGCCTCTCGGAATCAATCCGGGCTTCGGCCGCTCTGTGCAGACAACCAGTATCGAGACCATACTCGATTGTCTTCGTGTCAAATCCCACTTGAGATGCAACTGCGGTCATATATAGCGGTTTGTTTTTGTCGATAGGAACGTTGAACCAGATCGAGGAGAGGAACTGCCACAAATTGGGTCCCGACTTGACAAATGCCCTTCCAGAGATCTTCCAGTCGTAGTCTCCCTCTGTCTGAACTGCAAATCTATACCTAAAACGTGTCATTACTCTTTACTTTCACCTTAATTATGGTCGTAAGTTAATGAAAAATGTTCTTCAATTTTGCGAGAAAATAGCTTACTTTCTCTTTACTGTTCTATTTCGAGTATGATGCTTAAACATATTCTCTACAAAGACCGAATGTTTTTCTATGCCATTCGGTTATTCCATTGTCGCGTATTCCCTGCATATGTTGAGCCGTCCCGTATCCTTTGTTACTCAGCAGCCCATATTTACTATCAAGGTCTGGATTACTTTTACAGAGTCCGGCAACATACGCGTCACGTTCCACCTTCGCTAGGATGGACGCTGCCGCGATTGATGTGTACTTATCATCACCACGTTCGATGCAAACAGACCGGTCTGGAAGCAGCATCTCACCTACCATGCGCGTGTGTATCGTGAAATCGTTTCCATCAACCAAAAGCAAGTAATCATCATTTGACTTGAGTTTCTCTTGTACGCTATCGATCGCCTTATGCATCGCCCGATGGGTTGCGCGCCTTATATTGAGGGAGTCGATCTCCTGAGCAGTCGATGAGCCTACGGCCCATGCCACAGCGTTCGCTTTAATGTAGTCGGCCACCTCACATATCTTCTTGTGCGAATGGAACCGTTTGCTGTCTTTCATCAATTCATGCTTGTATGAACCGTCTCTAGGTAAAACGACGGCTGCAGCGTAGACCGGACCAAACATTGGTCCCCTGCCTGCTTCGTCTATTCCCACCTCTATATACTCTGAATCTTCGTAATAGTGTGAAAGGGGCATTATACTATTGTAAAGATGCATATGACCATTTAAGCCGTATCAATTTAACAGCAAACTTTTTTCGAGCGATAGAGTATAATGAAACTTCGAGCAATTCATCTTCTGATTATATTGATTGGTTCGCTTATCTTCTGTAGCGTATGTTCGGGTATCGTTGAAGGCATGACATCTAGCTCTTCTTCCACAGCCGACGTTAGCAAGACTTACGATAATTACGATGACTACTACAATGACAAGACCGGTAGCTCCAGCAACGTAGATGGTAGCTCTGATGCTACTCACAGCCAGTATACTGGGCCAGCGGGTGATACAGTAGACGTATACTCCGGAAATCAAGGATCAGCTGTTGTTGGACCTCGTGGTAATGTAGCAACAACGACAGGCTCTAGCTCGGCATCTACATACGGCAACAGTGCGACCGTATATACTGGTCCCGCAGGAAACAGTGCGGCTGTTGTCAATTCCAATGGTATAACTAGAGCGCAGATCCCTGCTGGCGATGAGGATATGTACATACTTAAATCTCAGATCGTTCCACCAGTGTGCCCGGTGTGTCCCGCGATAACCACATGCCCACGTGAAGAAGCCTGTCCCGCTTGTCCTCCGTGCGCAAGATGCCCTGAGCCAAGTTTTGAGTGCAAGAAGGTTCCAAACTACTCCGCTGGACAGAGTGAATACCTGCCTCGACCTGTTCTGTCAGACTTCAGTCAGTTCGGCATGTAATTAAGACCATATATAGTGTCATCTAACTATGTATTGTCATTTAGCGTCTCATTGTCATTTAGCGTCTCATTGTCATTTAGCGTTTCTTTGTCTTTCTACCCTTCTTCTTCTGTTTCTTCCCGATAGACTTTCTTCCCTTACGAGCTTTACCTTTACTTGCTGAGCGTCGGATCGTACGGCGTTTTGGTTTCTTCTTACCCTTGGTTGGGGCGCGTTTTTTGGACTTCTTCGATCCTTTCCTCTTTCTCCTGCCGCCTGCAGTCTCGTCCATTTCCTCCACAGAGGATAATACTTCTTCATCGCTCTCTTTCGCAGCGGTTTCTTTCGCAGCGGTTTCTTTCGCAGCGGTTTCTTTCGCAGCGGTTTCTTTCACAGCAGTTCCTACTACAGGCGCAGGTGTCATGACTACATCATCTTCACCACTACTAGCACCACTAGCTGACTCTTTGATTGGCAAGTTGTTTCCAGAGAGCAATAACTCCATTATTGGTACCAGCTTCTTGTCACTGAAGTATGCATTGAGATATGCCTCAGCACTTTGCTGATCAGTGACCTCAATTTCCATTAGTGCTTTATTTTCAGCAACGATGAAACCAATGCCGAGAACAGTGTCGTCCGCAGATTCCTTCGTTACAGGGAAGTTTCCGGCCCCTCTCAGGGTCATCAGAAGAGTTAGCAACTGGCTTGATAGAAGGATGAACGTACGATCTTTTCCTTTAATCGCATTGCTTTGCCAGCAGGCCGTGAAGAGGGATACGATGAAACCATTAAAATAGTCTATATTCGTACTGGCATCTACCCCGGATACGGATTTTAGCGACGACATAGATCTTGTTTCTCTTGCCATGGTAGCAAGCTGTAGAGGGGATGGTTTGGCTAGTCTCCTGACACTTGCGTCACATGCTGCCGAACGTAGAGCACTGTATAAAGATACAGGCCATTCGAATAATATCATATCTATGATTCCTTGCACACTAGAGACAGCGCCATATGGGTTTGAAAATGCGTCACCAACAGTGCCACCAGCGATCAGTCCTGTTAACCATGCAGTCATTTTAGCGATTTCTGCCTCATTATTCTTAGCTATCTCCGAGCATGTTGTCGTGATCCCAAATGTTCCACCAGCAAGTCGAGCAGCAACTTCAAGGGAGCCATCGCATGTCTTCTGGAGTACCTGCGAAGCCGTAAGAGCATTCATGATAGTGGAAGACAAACCACTGATAGACGTGTCTAGGTTAAATAGTTGCTGTGCGAGAGCCTGCTGTCCGATATATACACCGCCGATGCTCAGGCAAGCAAGTGAAAACGTAATTGCCCTGCGGATAGCACCCGGAGCTCCGCCTTTTTGTCTCCTTCGCTTGCCGCCACCCGCTGCCCCGGTATTAAACAAACTGTCTGTATGCACGACGATACTTTTCAGTATATCCGGAAGATGGTTTTTGAAGCTCGCAGTGAAGAGACTATCTAATGGTGTCAGGCCGCCACGAGCACCGCAGGAACGAACGATTGTATCCCATGCCGAGTCTCCGTACACATTCTTCACTATCTCTCGGTTCACGTAGTAAGATCCTAATAGCATCTGCGTCGCCTCTACTCGCAAGAAGTGTTCAGGCTTTGTCACAGACTGACTAAGCACATTGTATGAGTCACAAACAGCTTTAGTTGCTGTCTCTAATTCACTATTCATACAAGAAGCCATTGTTATAAACACTATGAAGATTTTTTCTTTCTTCGTTTGATACACTTTTCATCAATGGTTAATGTTGGACACTTCTCTTCCTGAGGAACTATCCTTATTACGCACTTAGCTTTCTTTCCATATAACGGTTCAGTGCACCCTTTTTCTCTCTTCGACTCTTTCTCGAAGTTGAATAGCTTGTCGTCTTCAGTACACCTTGCCCTAAAGTGTTCATATCTTTCCCGAACATCGCAATAGCTAAGTCCCGATTGTTTTCCTAACATCTTGTTTATTGTCTCATGCAATCGATAGACGTATCTAGAAAACCTATCTCGATTTGCGAAATGTCTGTCTTTGAGAGGAAACGCATTGTAGTTACGAGTGAGATTTGTTCTGCAATGCCCACATGGGAGGACGTACTGAAGACTCTCCATAAACCTCCTGTAGTGTCGCTTGTCTTCTTTTGTCGGCTTTACGGGATAGTTAAAGCTCATAGTGTGCAAGTAATGCCACATACTTGGCCCCCAAACGCTGGTTAACATACCGTCACCACTGCCATAGTCCTTCTTGCGATAAGTTTTGGAACGCGACTTCTTTTTCATATTATTCTTCCTTGTTCGGGACATGTTGATATAATATCAGAAAAAGATATACTCCGATATTATACTAAGGACATGGAATCAACTCTATCTACATTTCTCGACAGTACAAAAAAAGATTGTCTTCTTGTAGGAGGCGGTCTGATGATGATAGCAATTGCATATGCAATGCAGGTTGCCCATAATTCCATTGCATATTATTTGGTTGCCGCAGGAGGTCTCATGGTAGTCGGTTATGGAGGCTGTCATTTCACAGGTGAGCTAGTTAGTGCGACTCCCGAACTGAATCGTATCCCTGCGATGCGACGCAATGTAATTGCAGCCTATGCAATGTCAATTATGTTAGCCATCACAGTGATGTACGCTACATACAAACTTGCTTTCTGATCAAAGCAGCAATCTTCTGTTCAACAGGTACGGATGGATCCTTGTTAATGAACGTGAACTTCACAGCACGAATTGCTTTATAGTAGTCATTATCGCTTTTGAATGCGCTTCTTTCTAGATTGATCAAGTGACCTCCTCTTCCTCTAAACAGCATATGTTATCTAGTATTACAACGTGATAAGCCTTTAGGCTGGTTCGTTAGTCTTTTATCCAACATTATCGCAGCTAATACTATAATGTTAGAATCATTGAGAGAAAACGCCAAGAAGGTATTGACTAACCCTCGAACTCTTGTCATATTAGTCGTTGCAGCTGTATTCATAGTCGCCGCAATTTATACGTACAATCAATACGTCAAACCACGACTGGATGTTGCATACGCTCCAAACAAGGAGTTTGTGAGTAAAGACGATTCCCCTGCTTCTGTAGCAGATCTTTACTTCTTCTACACGACGTGGTGTCCTCATTGCAAAACTGCCGCACCGGTCATGGCGAAACTGAAGGAATACTTAGAAAGTCAGGGAGGAAAGGTGAATGGTGTTACGGTTAACATTATAAGCGTTGACTGTGAAGAAGACTCTGCTACCGCTGATAGGTTCAAGGTAGAGGGCTATCCTACAATTAAGCTCGTGCATGGCAGCAAGGTAATCGAATACGATGCAAAACCCGATCTAGACACTCTGCAGAAGTTTCTCTCTTCTTCTCTCTAAGAAGGTTTGAGCCATCTTACATCCTTTATCTGTTACCTCGTCCCTAGTCGTAGAGGAGGAGCATGCTTCCAGCCACACATTCATCCCGGTCAATTCTGATGCATCGCAGGCAACCTCATTTTCGATGCTCTCATCGATCAATGCAGATCGTTCTATCATCCTGTGGATTTTCAAGAGGAGTGTATGTAGGTAAGTAACACCCGTTATGTTTTCTTGAGTGATCGACGTATCACTACTACTCCAGATGTTAGGGAATCCTAGTATAGTATCCCTATCTTCTACGCCTTCTGCACAAATATCTAGCGGGTAATTATTCACTAGTCCACCGTCTGAATAACACCCGCCGTTATATATCACTGGTCTGAATGCTAACGGGGCTGCGGCCGACATGGCAGCTGCTGTATGAACGGGCAAGTCTGGAAATGTGGTATGCGACAAAACT